TAGTTGCTTATAAACAATCTTCATATACAGCACTGGTCTTTCTCTGAAGAGAACCTCCAAGAACAGACACCGTATTAAAAGAAACTTGACTTCCATTATCAACTGTTTCCAGCCCTTTATCACCAAATGAACAAATAGTCATTCCAAGCTCACTAAGTCTTTGACCATCAAATTCAAAATCGTATACTACCATCTCATCTCACCTCGATTCATATTTTTAATATTTTTTACTTTATAAGAAACTTAATCAACCACCATCTACCTTTATAGACTTCTTGATTAAGTATTTTTTTCATGTTTTTTAATTCATCAATCAAAGAAATATATTCTTTTTTTCTCTGTTTCATATCGTTAACGTCATCCATCAATTCCTTTCTTAATGAATCAACAGATTTTATAACTTTGTCTTTTTCTACAATTTTAGATTCCAATTTTTCAATTTCTAACTTTAAATCTTCAATTTGTTTTGATTGTTTAGAAATCATTTTTTGTTGAAATTCAAGTCTTTTTTCATATCTTTTTTCATTCATATTTTTGCACCTCACAAACTTACAAAGTGCAAAATTTGCACTTTAAAAAATAGGGAAGAGGTGCAAGCAAAAACTTGCACCATCCCAATTTATCTTATTGATTTATTTTTTGCTAAAGAACTTTTTCCAGCTAATCTATCAATTGACATTGAAAGAATAAGTTTTTCAAAGTTTTTATCCTTTTGCATAGAAGATAACATTTCTTCGTAATTCTTAATTCCGTCCATTTTGAATATAACATTTCCAATCTGCTGATTGTAATTGTTATTAATGTTTGAACCGCTAGGAATATCCGCACCACCTAAGTTCAAATTATTTCTTATAAAATCAGCAGGGGAATTAGCCATATCCCAAATGTTTCTAGTAGCTTTAGCGTTTAGAACACTATCACCCTTAGCAACTGGAGTAAGAATAGCTCCATCAGAAGGGCGAACAATAAATTCTCTACCCTTTTCCTGAGTCCAAGCAGCTTCATCAGCTGATAATTTTCTCTTACCAGTAGCATAGCCACTAATCTGATTTAATTTCAGCCAACCTAAGTCGCCTTTACCAAGTGTTTTACCAGTACTAATATGATATGGATGTGACCCCTTTGCGTTTATTTTTGTAATATAAACATATTTACCCTGATTTTTAGAACCAGTAGGAGACTTACCATATGAATCATAATAATACTTACCGCTAACAAATTTAACTTTGTCACCAACTTTAGCCTTTCCGTCCCCACCAGTCGCATTATCTTTCTTGTTTTCGTCCTTAGGCTTAGGAGTAGGCTTAGGTGCAGGAGTAGGAGCAGGCTGATTAGCAGATGTTTGAGTTTTCTTTTCCTCAACTTTCTTTTTAGCATCCTTATCTACATCATCTACCATAGCAGCAACGTCAGATTTTATCTTTCCTAATTCTACATTAGTTGTTGTCTGTTTATTCTGGAAGTCAGTTCCATATGTTGTTAATACAGACTTAATATTTCCCTCGCCAGTAGTCCAAATATTACCCATTGTAGTAGAAAGAGTAGTTCCAACACTTGTTGCTTCACTATTTAAGATTTTTTGAACACCACCGCCCTCACTAACAGCGTTAGAAATGGCTGTAGCAATAGCACCTTCAGAACCCAAAGCAGTATCAATAGTGCCATCAACGCCCATAGTAGCATTAATACCAGCAACAACTTGTTCAAGAAGATAATCGACATTGTCTAATCTTTGATTTAAAATATTTTCATATTCTAAATATAAAGTATCAAGGAGAGCAGAAGTATCACTAATATATTTATCCCATTCTGTTTCCTGCAATTCGGTTTTAGCATCTTCAAGAGAAACTTTTAATTCTTGAATCTTTGCTTTTGCTTCTTCAGAATCATCGCCAGAATATGCAGACATCTGCTTTTCAAGAGAAGCAATTTCTTCGGTCTGCTCTTTGACCTTCTTCTGATATTCGTATAAATCCTTTTCGCTTTCAAGCTCTTCATTCTTCTTATCAATAAGTTCCTGAAGCGCATCAAGTTCAAGATTTATACCCTCTTCTGTAAGGTCTTTAATAGCTTGCTTTTCATCTTCAGCAGCAAGTATACAATCTCTTTGAGCTTCAAGAAGTTCTTGTCTTCGATTAATAACCTCTTGGTCTTTTGAATCATATTCGCCAGAAGCTATTTTTGCATCAATATCAGCAATCTCAGCACCATAGTCATCAGCCTGATACATGTAGTTGTTGTACTTTTGAGCATGCATTGCCATTGTAGCAGCGCCCTGCTCAGTCAACTTACCTTTATCATCAAACAGCTTATCATTACTCATCAGCTCAATTAAGAATTCTGCTTCATCAGAAACCGCACTAATTCTTTCTTGAATCATATCAAAGACTTCCCAGTCTACTTCACGAATTGAATTTCCATATTCAATAATTGCAGTATTAGATTCTTCGATGGCTTCGGTAACGCCATCAATCTCAGCAGACATTTCAGTCCATTGTTCAGAATCCAAAATTTCTTCATGAGTCATACCGTTATCACGCATTGCGTCATAGTACTCTTGTCTTTTGGCAATTAACTCAGACTGTTCGTCTTCAAGCGCAGAAATAGTAGCTTTTTCATTTGCAATTAACGCATTATAATATTCGCTACTTACAATATGACCTTTAGCTTCCGCCTGAGAAATATATTCATCAAGCATTTTTTCTGTATGTTCATATCCCTGAACAACAGCGTCATATTGGCTTTGAACGTTTTCAAATCTCTGTGCATAAAGTTCGGCTTCTTGTTCGCGAAGTTCTTCAATTGCGTCTTTACAATCTTGGGCTTTTTCATACCAATCCTGATACTCTTTTATCTTATTAGCAAGGTCTTCATCGGTAATATTGTTAATATCAATACTTCCATCCTGAACCATTTTTTTATACTTGCTATCAAGACCGACAGAATTAGCCTCATCCATGTATCTTTCGTAAGCCATCTGCTGAATTTCCATCGCATCGTTTACAACGCCAATTTCATCGGAAAGAGCCTTGTTTCTTTTAGACCAAGTTATATATGTAGCATTTGCTTTTTGGTCAAGACTATCAATAGCTTTTTCTACACGTTCAAGTGCTATTTCAATCCAGTCAAATGTTTCTTCAAAATCCTTAGCAGTATCTTTTGTATCTGTATTATTATTACTTCTATTTGTTGTATTTGTTCTATTGCTACTTGTATTATTAGAGGTGTTATTATTTGTATTGGAATTATTCTTATATTTTTTAACCCAATCTGATTCAGATACAGTCGAATTTACAAACGCTCTACCAGTAGAAGCGTAACTTCCATTTGCGAAAGCTCTTCCGCGACCACCACCAGAAGTTACCCTTCCATTTTTGAAAAGTTCTTCTGTTTGTTTGTGATTGAATACTATGTCGCCTTTTTTATATTTAATAAATTCAGCGCCAGAATCACCAATAGTATAATATCTACCATTACGAACTAATGTTTCTGTACCAAGTTCTCCAACCAGTGCAGTTCCAGAGTCTTTAATGCTCCAGTCACCTTGCTTAAATGCACGACCAGTAGTACCGCCAGCAAGAGCAGTTCCGTTTACATTCGCAGTACCATTAGCAAGTTTAACAACTTTAACCTGAACATTGTTTCCACTAGTCCAAGTTACAGTACCAGTTGCTCTCCATCCAGAAAGTTTAAGACTTGCAGAATCATCATCCCACTTAACCTTACCATTTGCTTCATGTTTTTCTGCCTTAAACTGATTAACTAATGTTTCATCATTATCCCATATAACTTTACCATTAGCAGTCTTTTCAGTAGTCTGATAATTGTTTACTAATGATTCGTCAATCTTAGTAATTTTAACAGTAGCCTCTGGAGTAAAATTAGTTAATAATTGAGAATTTAAAGTCCCAATAGCTGTTTCATCAAGCTTGCATCCAACATCAACTTCTGGTTGTCCAACTGCTTCAACTGCCGCATTAACTTTTTCAGTAAGGTCGGCAGCATCGCTACCCTCACCAAGTATAAGTTGGGCGGCAATATCAACGTCAACTCCCTCAGCACTAAGACCATCTAATGCTGATTTAAGCTCCGTTTTTGCATTTTCAATACCATCGCCAGTATTAATAGCTATTTCAAGATTTTTGAATTTTTCTCTAAAATTTTGAACAGCACTAATCGCAGCACCAATTTCAGCCTGTGATTCATCTAATTGAGAAGTATCTATGTTAAGACATATATTTGAATCTTCAAGTTGCTGCTTTTGGAATATAAGAGTTGAAAGTACAACCCTCATCTCCTCAGCGCCCTCCGCTTCAAGATTAACATTTCCGTCTTTATCTGGGTCTATAAGGTCATTATAAATCTTCTGAGCCTCTTTCATTTCAGATGTTGCAGATTCAATATTCGAAGTTTCAAAATTAAACTCTACATCTTCAAGCCCATCAATATCCAAGTCATTAAAAGCCTGCTGTGCTGATTCTGCAAGAGCGATTAATGTTTCATAATCAGAAAAATCTATTTCAATATCATCAAAGATTCCACCCCAGTCAACTTCATAACCAGCAGATGAAGCTGCTTCAAGCATGAGTTGAATAGCATCAATACCCATACCCCATTTTTCTTGAATTGCTTTTAGGTTATCCTCGCTAAAATCGTACAATCCAGTATCTTCATCATAAATTCCTTCGAATTCACTTTTAACGCTTTCGAAGAATCTATCAATACCAGTTCTTGTAATTTTACCCTCGTCATTAACTGTAAAGAAATCATGAACGGTATATCCAGTTTCGCCAACTGTTTCGCCAAGTCTTTCCCAAGCTGCCGCATACTCATCTATACTTTTACCAGATAAATCTTCGCCAGATAAGAGGTCGATATAAGCTTTTGTTGATTTGCTCATGATACCTCTATCAAGTTCAGCTTTTACATCTTTTCTTCCAGAAGCAACAGCTTCATAACCCTCATGGTCTTCTGGTTCATTTTGAGCATCAATCCATTTTTTATATGCTCCAGTAACGCCCTCTAATTGAGCTTGGTATTCGGCAAGTTCCTGAATCTGTGACACATATCCGTCACGCTCAGACATAAGTTTAGCTCTTTCAGCTGCATTTGAACAGTTGTCAATCTCGGCTGTGAGTCTATTATATTCGTCAACAAGAGTATCTAAATGTTTTTGAACATCTGCTTGTTTTAAATTCTGATATTCTTCTTCTAACCTAGCAAGTTCATCTCTATTTACTTTGATACCACTAGCAGTTCTCTCAAATAAAGTAGATATATCGTAACCCTCAAGGTCTTCATATCTTGATTTCAAACTGTCTATTGATGTCTCAGTAAGACCAATAGCAGAAGCAGATTCTGATAATGCGGTATTTAAAGCTTCTAACGCAGTTGTATCAACGCTAATATCTGTTTCGAAAGCCATTGCATCTTTAATATCTGCAAGGTTTCTAATATAATCTCTAAGAGCCTGAGCGTCAAAACCACTTAAATCAAAATCATCTGCTACCAAGTCAACCATTACAGAATATTCACTTGCTGTTAAATCGCTCAAAAATTCTTCTGGATTTGCAACTTCTATTTCATTAAGTCGTTTTACAATATCGTCATAGTTTCCTATGACTTCTTCTGTGTTTAAACTGAACTTAATTTGACTTACAACTTCTTCATCTAAATCAAGACCAGAAATTAAATTTTCTGCATCTTTAATTCCATTAACATATTCTCCATATGAAATTTCGCCATTGTTAAATTCTGTTTCCAAACTAAATTTCGCAGATAATTTTGCGTTATCAACATCGCTAATAGAATTAAGTTGATTAAGAATTGTATCAGTCCATTGCCCAATTGTCTGACCTTTATCTAAAAGCTCCGCAAAGAAATCAAAGTCTAAACTATTAACTGTTTGTGTGGCAATAGCCTTCATTTCTTCGCTAATATTATCGTAGTTCACTCCACTTAGAGAACTTCTAACATCAAATGCTTCACTTAATTTTGCTAATGCTACTGATTTTTGTGGGTCGATGGTATCTTGTAAATCACCATAAAAATTATCTATTATTCCTTTTATTTTCGCTGGTTCATTTTCAATCGCTTCTGCCAATGCTTCCGCTGTATTATTCCCTAAAAATCCAACGTCAATATCGGCATCTTTTAATGCCGTTTGAATTTCTTGCAACGTCTGTTCGTCATAATTTGATATTACGTCAGCAACTTCTTCTCTATCAGTATTTAATAATTCTCTAAGAGCACTTGCAGTGCCAATGGTCATATCATTTCCAACAGTCCAGTCGGCAATATAATCAACAGCTTTATAGACTCCAAATGAAGGATTTAATGCATTGGCAAGCCACTGCTGCCAGCTAGACATATTTGTCATTCCTTTTCTAAATGAACCCCATAAATCATTGCCTTTAGCTTCTTTAGCAGAGTTATTAAAATCTTTTCCTATGTCACCAGCACTAGTTAAAACTTCCTGATTTTGAAGATGTATCAGATTTTCATATGCTTCTATTAAATCATCTACATTTCCTTTGCAAGAAATCATTGCATTTCCTTGTTCATCATATCCAGATACAAGACTAGGAATTTGCTCTGCAATTTTATTTAAAATATCTTGATATTCAGAATATTCGTCCGCAGTTAAAGATATATTTCTACCAAGGTCATCAACGCCTTTAGATAACTTTTCATATCTAGAAGCCATTGATTTTTCATCAGAAGTATCATAATCGCCTTTAAGTTTCTTAAGCTGTTCGTGTTGTTCTTTAAACTTTTCTGTAACTTCTGTAACTTGTTCAGCAAGTTCTTTCTTGGTTGTAATAGCCTTATCTAACGCTTTAATAACTCCAGTTATTAAAAGGCTAATTCCCATTGTAAGAGCAATATTTAAAGCAGTTGTAGCAGCAGTTAATCCAATAGTTGCTAGTCTAGAAGATTTTGTTGATGCAGTTAAACCGTCAACTGCAACCTTACCGCCCTTTGCATTTGCAACCAAATTCTGTGCATGCCTACTAGATGTTAGCATTGTACGATTCCATGCTGTCTGAGAACCAACACACTTATCTATTTGGTCATTATATGCCTTTATGTTGGATATATCTTTTTCTGTTAAGGTTTTGCTCATGGAATTTTTAACAGCAGATATTCCGCCAAAAAATCCTCCGCCATTTGCCTTACCAGAAGAAAAAGATTGCTGTAATTCTGCAATGCTTCTATTTGCAACACCAATCTTATTTATAATACCAGTAAGGTCTGTGTTTATTGTTTTAAAAAATCCACTGTTATTAAACAATGTTTTGAATACAGCACCACCCATAAAAAGAGTTGGTATTGTGCCAAATTTATCAACAAGAAAGTCTAAACCGTCAACTAAAGATGTAACAGTATTTAACAACCCTTTTAAGAAATCTGACTGCAAAAAGCTTTGAGATAAGCTTTGCCATGCGGCTTTAATCTTTAATAATCTGGCTTCAATAGATTCGCTCCATTTTGCATGTTCTTTCATAGCAGAGCCAGAAGAATTTATGGATACATCAAGAGCTTCTCTTGCTATATCAAAGTTTTGCATTAATGATGCAAATACATTACCCTGATGCTTACCAGCCATAAGTTCAATAATTGAAGCTTGCTGAATATCAGTTAAATCTTCCCATTTTTTAGAAAGCTCATCCATGATATCAAATGTAGACTTGAACGTATCGTCATTTATCATGATATCTACGCCAGAGAGAGCCATAATTTCCTTACGCATTTTAGCAGTAGATTCAGCCATTCCCTCTGTTGATTCGCCAGCTTCCTCAAGCTCAGTTGTTGCACCACGAATTCTCATTGAAATTGTTTTAAATGCGTTACCAACTTTATCTGGGTTCTGTACTACAGTATTTGCAGCTGTAATTAACGCAATTGATTCGTCAATTGTGTTGTTTGCAGCATCAAGAGAAGAAGACGACCTCTTCATCGCTTCACCAATACCACCAGAACTAATTGCAAATTTATTACCAATCTCATTAAATTTATCAATGATTTCATTTGCAAATTCTGTATTGCTCATTTCGCTTGACTGGTCTTTAAATGCAGCCATTGTAGAAATTAAGCTCTGAGTAGCATCTTCAACACCCTCAATTTCATCACCAACTACTGCATAAATATTTGCAACTTCAGCAAGACCCTGAGCGTCTGCAAAGTTATATCCAAGTCTTGCAAAATCTGCTGTTGATTTAACAAGACCGTCAATTGTTGTACCAATTTCTTTTGCTCTTGAAGCAGCATTTGTTAAAAACTTATCATATGATGAAGCAGTTTCGTCAGTAACTTTTTTGAGCTCTGTCATTGCAGCATCAATAGATTTAACTTGCTCAAACATGCTTCTTAAGGCTCTAGCTGTATACATAAATACGGTATATACAGAGAAGTATGAAGAATATTTTCTAAACTGGTCTTTTAACGCGGTACTAAGCGTCTTTGTTTGAAGACCTGAGTTTTTGATTTCTGTTGCAAGGTTGTTAATTTTTTTATTAACCAAATCAACACCAGCGGTATTTCCAACACTGTCGAGTTCGCGTCTGAGTTCTTTTACTCTGTTGCCATATGTTTTTGCAGCCTGAGAACCTTTTTCGAATAAACCATTTAATTTTTGTACCGCAGCCTCTTTTGAAGCAGCCAGCATTTCTGGTCTATTCGCTTCATTCATTTGAATTTGCAAATCTTTTATGCCATATTTTACAGTTTGTAATAATTGTTGAAATCTCTCATAATCGCTACAAACAGATTCTACATCATCACTAGCGTCCATATTTTTCAGTAGCGCCTGCAACTGTCTAATATCGTCAGACACTTGTCTATTTGCAATGCCAAGTCTGTTAAAATTCTGTATTACACCATTAAGTTCAGTGCCTAATTTACCATTAGAAATATTCGCTTTAATGCCTTTTGAAAACTCAGCCCTTGCGTCAGCATATTTTGCTTTTAATCTATCGATATCTTCAGATGTTTTTGCAATTTGTGTATACAATGAACCCCACTGAGCAGCGGTTAAAGGAGTGTTCATTGTTGTTACAAGATGCTGATATGTAGACTGTAAAGTTCTTAATTCTCCCTCAAGCAGTGCAATCTGATTTGAGTTTCCGCCTTGCAATTTCAAATTTGTAATATTTTTCTCTAAAGAGTCTATCTCTTTAAGAATTGACGAAAGCTCTCTAAATGATTGTGTTTGACCTTGAGCAATAGTTTTGTCGGCCATTTTTGCTTGAACAATATCTATTTGTCTTCCAGCTCTTATCATAGCTGTTTCAAGCTGACTCCACTGCTCTCCAGTAAACTGTATTCCACGAGCGCTAAGAGAATTTATTAAATTGTTATATTCGATATCAAGTCTATCTATTTGGTCTGTAAGAGTTCTTATTTCATTCGATGCTTGAGCAGAACCAGTCAATTTATTTAACTGCACTCTTTTTGAGTTGATTTCATTTATGATAGACATTAAATATCTAAATGCTTCAGCTGTTTCATTAGCTTGTGCGGCAGCACCACGACCACCACCACTATTGCCTCCACCACCAAAATCAATTCTTATATTAGAAAGTTGCGTAATCTGTTGTCTAATATTATCAATTTGGCTTTGAACTCTCTGTACGCTACCTTGCTCAAGTTCAATATTAATAGGAATCTTTTTATTTGAACCTACTGATTGGTCAATAGCACTTTTTATTTGTTTCGTTACACTATTATTGCCACTTCCCTTTGCCGCAAAAAACTGTAAATTTAATTTCATTTTTTGCTTTGATTCTCTAGTAAATGTTTGAATCTGATTATTAATATCAGCTTTGTCTAATTGAACTTTTACTTTAGCAGCATTAGTATCGTTTTTATTTAAACTATTATTTATATCTATAGATGCTCTAATCTTAGAAGTTGGATGTATTGCCTCTATCTGAGCATTAATATCGTCTGTTTGTAACTTAATACCAACTCTAATTTTAGTATTAGTTTTATAATTTTTAATCTGCTGTGGAATACCAGTCTGACCACCAGAATGACTAGCAAAATCAGCTTTAATTCCAACTTTTATTTTTGAAGTTGTTTTAAAATCCCTAATTTGACCATTAATATCTTCACGGTCTAATTTTACCTTCATCATTACTGGGGACTGAGTATTTTGTATACCAGCCACACCAGATTTATCAGTTGCACTAGCATTGCCAAAATCCAATAAAACTTTTATTTTGGCAGTAGGCTGTATTGCGCTTATTTGAGCATTAACATCAGCCTCTTGTATATCAATATTTACTCTAAGTAAACTTGTTGGCTTTGCGGTAGATATAGCCTGATTAATACTTGTTGGAGATAATTTTGCGCCAACTTCAATCTTCTCAGTAGATTTTGGTAATTTTCTTACCTCATCATTTACATCTATGGAATCTAATTTAACACCAACTTTTATTTTAGATGTTGGTTTAAATGCGTCTATTGTAGCATTGATATTTTTTGGGTCTAATTCACCATAAATTGGAATTGTTTTCTTGGTTATCTTAGCATCAAAATTTGCAGTTGGTATTAGTTCCGCTTTAACTGGAACTACTTTTCCAGTTTGCGCTTTTATAGCCTCATTAAGAGCCTTTGGATTTTGTAATGTTACATCAATAGGAATAGGAACTTTCTGAAGTTCAGATGTAAAACCTTTGCCTTTGCTATATGATGGCATTAACTGTGCTGGAATTGAAACAGGAACTTTTTCATATTCTGCTATTTTTGCTTTTAACCTAGCGTCAAAGTCCGAATTTGGTTTTATAGTTAAATCAATTGGAATTCCTGTTTTGCTAGAAGCACTATTACTTTGATTGTATTTAGATAATGCACTAGAAATAGCAGCATCAGTTATTTTAACTTGTAACAAAATATCTCTATTTCTATCGCCTTTAAGCTCAGTATTAAATTCACTTATTGCATTGTTAATTCCAGTTTTATTTATCTGAACATTGGCTTTTATTGGCGTTCTAGCCTCATACCCCTTTAAAAGCTCCTCGACTTTATCAAAATTAACATTGCTAAAATCTGGGTCTACTCTGATTGGAATTGCAGAATTTCCAGATGAAAAAGTGGAAATTGCTTTATTAATAGCATTATCATCTAATTTAGCCTTAACTGTAATTATCTCTGACACAGTTCCAGCCTGAGCTTGTACAGCCTTATTAAGCGCTCCTTGATATAATTCTGCACTAAGCTTAATTGGCTTGCTATTATTATAATTGCTTATAGCTGTCTCAACATTCTCCATGCTCAATTTAGATTTGAGATGAATCATTTTACGTGGGTCATAAGCTTTAATTTTAGCAGTTATACCGTCTGTGTTAAGAGTAGATTTAACAACAATTGGCTTTGGATTATATGAATTCAATTTTGTAGTGATATCACTAGGGTCAAAATCTGCTTTTAATTTAATTGTTTTATTATTATAACTTTTAATTTTAGTGTCAACTTCATTGGTATTCAACTTGACACCCAGCTCGATTGTATAATCAGCCATATATATTCACACTCCTTTCAGGTGCATATAAAACGCACCTTAAAAGGTGCAATAATTTTCTAATTTAAAAAGTAGGCTAGATAAAACTGGCAATAAAACTCCAATTTTAAACCCTAGCCTACTAAAATATTACTTTATTTTTCTTTTAAGAAATCTTTTAAGTTGTTAAGACATGCAAATTGCGTATCTCTTAATTCATTATCATTATAAATAGAAATCATTGTATGACCGCTTCCCTCAGCCCAACCAGTTAAATATACAATTAAATCGTCATCAATCTCCAATCTTTTCAAAAGACTAATTTGATAGTGACGATACATATGTGGATATGATGGTTGGTCAACAATGTCGCCCCAAGTGCCAATCCAATCTCTTAGTCTATCTGCATTGGCTGGATTTCCATCTTTTGTTATAAAAATAAAATCATGTTCTTGATTATTATCTTTAAGAATTTTTTCTCTTTCTTTTAGCCATTTATGGTAATATGGTAAAAACATATCTTTTAATATATATTTTTTTAACATCTTTCCCATAACTCCAGAACCTTTTGTTCTAATTTTTTCCGTAGTTTCTAAAAATAATCCCTCAAAAACAGTATTGTTTTCATCGATAAGGGACGTAGTAAACTGAGCTAATTCAGAAACTCTAGCACCACAAGAAATAGCCAGTGCCAATAAACATTGCTCCTGTATACGTTTCTCTTCTTCTAATACAATAAATATTTTATCAATATCATCTTCTTTTAAAACTGTTTTTTCTCTAACCGCCTCTTTTGATGGTTTTTCAATTTTCTTTACAATGTTTCGGAAATTTTCATATCCATCAACTTCATCATAATAATTCTCAATCCAATCTGAGAAACTTGATAAAGAAGAGTGGCATTGGTGAAATCTATTTGGAGACCAACGCAACTCACTTAGCGCATAATCAAAGAAATCTAACATTTCTAATTTTCTGATTTTTGCAAATGGCTTATTAGAATTTTCCAATAAATTCCATACAAAAAATATATTTAAATTACTTCTATATACAGTAACAGATTTAGGAGAACGCTTAGTGGCAAAATTTTTTAAAAATCTTTCCATTAACTTAACGTTCTCTGGGTTAATTTGTGATATTAACTCGTCAGAAGTGATAACTTTTCTAAACGTTTTTCTTCCCTTTGCCATAAATCATCCTCCTTTCTTATTAGATTAAAGACCTTGACTTTTTAATTCTTGTTTTAACAAATCTTTTATTCCAGCTTTCCCACCAAGCTTTTTCATAGTGGTAGTCCAAATAGGAGTACCACTAATATGACCACCATGTGATTTTTTACTAGTCATCGCAGTGTCAAGAACCTCTTCTCCACTATGACTAGCCCAACCATACATTCCATGCTCTGGAGTATGTTGTAATTCCATCATGCCTTGTTGATAACTTGGCGTATTAAAATATACTTTTGCACTCACAGAATCTCCGTTTACTTTTGCACCAGTGGAATCCAATGATGTGTATAATGCATATGTTCTTATATACTCATCTGGAGAAAACTCTGTGTAGAAATGGTGAACCATGTCAAAAAAATCACCATAAATTTTTAATTCCGCACTATTCACAGCGTCAACACATTTTGACATTATAGCTTTTGTTAGCTGGGCATTGTTTTTAATAATCATATATATCACCTACGAATTTTTATTCGCTTTTTGTTTTATCTTCTTTTTTCTTTGTTGACTTTTTAGATTCTGATACTTCTACTTTTTCTTCTTTTGACGCTTTTGCTTTTTCAATTTCAACAATATTACTTTTGTGAATGTCGCTATTCATATAAGCGCTAACAATGTTGTCTACTGTAAAATCATCAGTCATACTTGCAAACTTCTGAACCATAGGCATCATACTGTCTAAATCAACACCATTAAATTTTTTTTCTAATGTTGAAAGTAATTTTGCCAATGAATTGTTAACTGAATTTAAACAAATTCCAGTAAGATACTGAACATTTAAATCAATTGCATTTGTAAGTTCTTCGATTACTCCGTCTTCCATATTTGCCTTTACAATATCAACAACATTAGACTCATTTAAGAAATGTTCAATAAGAAGAATATGATTAATATCATTACCATCTTCGTCTTTCATTTCGATAAATGATGTATCTATATTTGTAAAAAATGCAATAATATTAAAATCAAAAACCAAATCTCTAATTACAACATCATAACTTTTATCATCTACAATTGTGTCAACTACATTTCTGACAAAAGACAATTTTTCCATTGCTGATAAAGAAGTTTTAAAATTAAAATCATAAGAATCATCTTTATAAGTAAAAACACCATTTTTATTTAACATATTCATCACCTTTATTACCCTCTCATAATTTGTTAATTTAAGTTAAGATTTAGAAAATTATCTAAATCCCAATTCCATCTTGTTCTTTTTTTGTTACCATTTATTCTAATAGCACCGTATAAAACGGCATCCATTATATTAAATGATTTTTTGCTAATTGATTTTTTCATTTTATTAAAATCTTTAATATCTAAAAAATATAAAAGTTGCTCGCCATTATCCAATCTATAATTTAAAAGAAAACCAGCAATTACGTTTGGATATTCAGAAGCCTTTGTTAGTCCATCTATTTGATGCCATTTAATCAAAACTTCTCTGTCGTCATCCTTGCTCATTTGAAACCCCATATATTTTTGAGCCGTTGATTTTAACTCCCAACAATACAAAGTTCTTCTTTTGGAATCAAAGCATTCAAAATCATACGGATTCTTCTTAGAAAACTTTGTATCGCTTCTTTGAGTAAAAGAGTGTGGGGGGTCTGGCAATCTTAATAATTTTGCATAATCTGGAACGCTATTTTTTATATCTTCTTCAAAGATTTTTCCTTCATTTTTACTCATCTTTATTGCTTTCCTTTTTATTATCAAGCCATAACTTTATTAAATTTTCATGTTGGTCACGATAAAAAACAAACACAAGCTTGCCATTACTATCCGTAAAAACATCTACAATAGTAGCATTATGGTCAATATAAAAACTTGATTGATATAAATTTCTAAAGAACACAACATCTTCAAGCTCATAAGTTATACCAGTTACATCACTTATTTCTCTCATAATTTTTACCTTTTCTTTCATTCATTTTCTACGTATTTCCATATTTTTACTAAATATTGTACACAGTAAAAAAAAGGAAATACTGTTACAGATTGTGAACAAATATTTCCTTTCTATTAATCTACACAATATTATTCACACTCAACAATTTCGCTTTCGCTTTCGCAATCGCTATCTATTTTTTCATCCACTTTAACTTCATCTACTTTATTTTTTTTACGAGAATAAACCTTTTCAATAACTGGTTTTTCTTCTCTTAAAATATCTTTTATAATATTTTTGATGTGTGGTCTGAAACTTTCTAAATCGCTTAAATCTATATTTTTAAATTTTTCTTTGGCTTCGTCTTTGGAATATACACCAGTCGAAAATCCACGTACTACCTGAAATACTTTATAATGCTCTGAAGTATCAGTAAATCTTTTAAACGGATGAAGCTCAATGGAATCTTTACATGACATACACATGTAGTAATCTTTTCCGCATATACTGCATGTTGCATTATTTTTTTCTGCCATCTGTACCACCTCCATATAAATAATAGAGTAGGGGATAAACCCCTACTCATATAAATTTATTAGTTAAAAGTTAGATTATTCAGATACGATAATTCTGAATAATTCGTCTTCGCCTTCTTCTGCACAGTAGTCACGGTTAACAACGAATTCAAATGGATGTTTACCAGTAGAAGTCAGAGAAAGTTCTACAGATTCTGGATTTAATTTTGCCTTTGGACAAATGATTTTACCAGAATATACTTTATTTTCGTTACATACATCTCTGAAGTATGCATAGATAATAACTTTAACAGCTTCTGGGAATTCGCTAGCTTTGTTTACAATCTGAACAGCGTTTTCGTTTTCGAAATCGTATTCAACGTAAACTTTACCTTTTGTTACACTTGTAGGAAGTGTAATTGTTCCGTCATCAGCAACAACAGCCATCTTTTCAGAAGCAGCAGCTCCAACTTCGAAAGCTTCACCAACTTCGTTGTTTTCGATGATGTAAATCCATTTAATACTTTCCACGATAGGTTCATGTTTAAGTTTTACACTTGTAGCACCATCTTCGATTTTAATTGTTTCATAAGCACAGTCAAGAACTTTTGTTGTTCCATCTGCAACCTGTTTCTTTGTACCATACTGAGCAGCAGCAAGGTCAAGAGAAATTAAAGAGTTGCTTGCAGAAAATGTTGCTTTCTTAGCACGATACAGTGTTGTGATAAGAGCACCGATAGAGTCAACAATTTCTTCACCTTCAGCAGTTGTGTTAAGACTAGAATCTTCAAGAGATGTAAGTCTTAAAAGCATTTTATCTGATTCAAGGTCGTGAGCAGTTAAGCTACGAACTTTATCAAGAATTAATTCGTTCTTATTGAATGCCATAATAATTTCCTCCATAAAATAATTATATTTTAAATATCTCCAGCCCAATCAAGTCTATCTTTATCAACATCTTTAAGGCTGGCAAATCCAGAATAAGCACCTTGTAATAACAATTCTGCGTCTTGGATTTTATTAATTCTTTTTATACTATCAAAGAACATATTTATCTTTGTATTCCAAATAGAATCGCTCCCTAGTTGACCAGTTTTTACAGCCAAAGCAGAAATAAGAGGTTTTAATAAACTCTTATATGGCTTTTGAGAATCACGCAATGCATCATCTCTAGCATCTTCAATTAAATCCATCTTGGTTCTTTCATTTGCTGGAATCTGATTATTCCTTTTTAAACCGTGGATTTTTCTAACAGCGTCAACTATTCTTGCATATACATATCTGTCAATTGTAATATCATGTTCTTTGTCGTATAAAATAGTTTCATGATTTTTATCTGATTCATATTCTTCGAAATCAGCAAAATCTATATCTTTTATAATGAGAGAAAGTGGATTGACCAATAAGTCATCCAAATCTTCATCATTCATTTTTTCTATATATTCTTCATACTGTTCTGGATTATTTTTTAATTCATAATATATTTTTTTTCTACTAGACAAACTATGATAAATCATTTTTTTAAATAATTCAAAATCATCAATAGTAGTATAATCAATATCAAAATAATCCCATAATTGCCATTTAAAATCAGCTCCTACGCCAGTTAGGGTGTGTACTGTTTGAAAATATTTTCTTTCGCCAAATTCAATGATTTGGTCAATCGTAGGCTGCGTAACAATTATTTTATCAGTAATGTGAATATCTGCACCCCTGTATATCTTCAAATCATCTATCTCAAACATTTCATATTACCCCACTTATATTCACACTAATCGTCATCGTCTTCGCATAAAGACCAATTCAAATCCAAGCATTTAAAAGTTAGCTTTCTGTATAAGTAATCTGACTGAGAAGCTCCCTCAATATTACTTGCTAATCTAACATCTCCAATGCCAAAACCGCTTTTACCATTAATTTTATTATCAATTAACTCTGATAAATAATCATTTCGATTTTGCGTAACCTTTGGCACATTATCTACGACCATGTGTTTTTCATGAGATATTATCCATATTTCTATCATTGGTTTTACGTGAATAATAGAATTACCACGATAATCACTATAGAAATTTTCTGGTATATGAACTTGTACTGTTATAAATGTTCCTACTTTGTTTAAAGTATGTGGGTTTTGGTTATAATTAAAAATATGAGTACCAATTAATTTTTCTGGTTCATTAGGTTTTATATCTTTGCTGTCAATGGCAGCTACAATTTCTTTGTCTTTGATAAATTCTTTAATAATTTTATTTTTTGCTTTTCTTACAATAGAGCTATTAGCCATTATAATAATGATTCAATTTCAATAACTAAAGTAGAAGAAATAATTCCGCTATTATCATCTTCAGAAGAACAAACTAATTTAAAATCTTCATCAATGTATAAGTCGTCATCTATCCCAATACTTAAACAGTTATCATTGAACTCCTTAAGCTGTAATTTTTCTCTAAAGGCATCGTTATCATCAAAATCACTAACTATAGTCCAGCTAGGTACTACGCCTTTAATTTCTTTACCTTTATCATCATAGAATTTACCAATAAACACTTTAGAATCTCCGCCAGATTTAATAATATTTGTATCATATTCAATGACCGCTCTAGAAATACGACAAGATTGTTCATTTACAGGGCATTTTTCAACAGTAGTTCCAGCATGAGTACTACCAGCGCTCATATCAATATAATCACAAATACCCAATTTTGGATTGTCCGTTTCTGGATTACTTGGATGTGCAAAAACGGTAAGCTTAACCAATCCTTTTTTACCATAATTATGACTTGTTGTATCATTTTGAGTTACAATATAAGTCGATGGATTGTTAGTAGCCTTATCAAGATAAAATCTTTGTGGACTACATAATTCAATTGTATTCTCATCACTTGGCAATGTAATCATATGCTGTGATGAATCAACTGTAAAATGTGAATTAGATTGCTCACCAGAGTTATACTGAGTAGCATTTATATCATAACAAGGGTATTCTAAGATTTTACCATTCTTATTCTGCCATTTTAATATCCAATTACACAAAGTAAACTTTCCTTTGAAATGAATATCATCAATATTAAACGCCTCTGTACAAATTAAATACTGGTCTTCTTTTGCATTATAAATAATATCCCCAACAACAACTGGTGTATCATAAGGTGTTTGAAACTTAACGGTAACACCATTTGCAGCTGAAAACGCTCTGCCATACAAGCGTATTTCAATAGGAGATTCATTCTCATATTCTTTCAATCCAAGTCTCCAAAAATAAACGCCTAACGTATATGATGGGTCATCTGCAAATGTTTCTTTTAATAATTCTCTGGTACTAATAATACCTTCTTTTCTAATAGACCCACCACTATAGCTCATTTTCTTATTGAACTTATCTAAACACCGCAATCAACCCACCACCTTTCATATTTTTTTATTTTTAAAATGTTGATTTTTTATATCCAGCTCCAAGTTTAATTCCAGACCCTTTTACACTCATCCACGAATAGCGAGACAATAGTGTTTCATTCTCGGTTACATAAGTTTTATGCATAGCCATTAACTTATCAAGAAAGTTCGCAGGCGAATACGCCTTAAAATCACTTGATGGTAACTGAACCTTTAAAAGAGACGGAGTTCTTATATACTCAGAATCTATATATTCTATAAGCATATAATTACTAAGAATTTCAATTTCTATATCAGATAATTCAACATTGAATCTCTGTATAATATCATCTCTGTCTTTTAAATCTTTTCGACAAACATGGAATCTTGAAATAGCTGGAGCAAGGAAGTCATATAACAAATCTTTTACTTCTTCCACAGTCATGAGAGGTATTTCATAACTACGAAATTTCGATAAAAGATTTTCATAAAGTCTTTCATATGAAGTAGTCATATTCTACCTACCTCTCACACCATATTTTAAAGAAAATCAATTAATTCAATTTTTAAATGGTTTTCTAATGCTCTAATAACAGAAACATTTGAAAGTTCACCGCTAATAACCATATTTTTAACTTTTCCACAAATAGAAATTTTTAATCCATTTGGTGTATCTGAAATTGCTTCGCAAATTTCTTTAATGTTGTCTTTAGTATAATTAGAAGCATCCATCAAATATTCGTACTTTTCAAAAGTTTTAGTTAAACCAAACTTATTAATAACTCTTTCATCTTCTGGCTTTAGCCACATATGTTTAAAATACCCTTTGTTATTTCTCCACATATTTTTAAGTGTTTCAAAAGTCATTGGTTCAACATGACCAACCTCATCCCATTCGTACATATCAAGAGTCTTATTATCCTTATAACTAACATTAGGAATAAGAGATACAACGTTAATTTCATCAGAATCTTTTAACGGTTCTTTATTAATTGATTTTTTTGTACTTTTATTTTTATTTTCATTCACTTTTTCTGTTGCTTCAGAATCTACTTCTGGAACATTATTAACTGTTTCCATTGTTTCATCTGTAACAGTTTTAGTACTAGCTTTTGCCATAACTAAAAACCACCTTTCTTTTAAAAACTATATAACTTTATTTCTTACGCAAACTGGAAGCGTCCGAATACTTCTGGTAACATCATACCAATACCGAAGCATGTCTGAACCTGAAGTTCCATTGTCATATCATTGTTTACTCTATGGTCGCGAACTTCCTGAGTACGTGTATCACCAACAAATTCAAGCTTAATAGGTTTAACATCTCCACCCATGATGAAAAGTGTATTTTCGTCAAGAGCAAGTTCGAATGTGCCCTGTTTAAGAACCTGTGGGATAACCATTAATTTATGTCCTTCCCATTCAGCAATGTGACCCATGTTGTTCTTTGCTTCACGCATTGATTCAGCAAAGTATCTATCTGGAACGATACCAGCAAGTTTTCTTAATGCAGCTCTTGTACCACAAATTGTAAGGTTAGAGTATCCGCCAGCAGCCTGAAGTAAGTCACAAAGACCACCAACAGCTTCTTCTGAGTTACCCTTAACGTCAAATTCTTCTGGAACAACATCCATTACGTTCTGGAACTGCATGTAGCATCTTTCTTTAATATATTTGTTGAAAGATTTGTAAATAACATCTGTTAATCTTTCAAGAGAAGACAGGTTAAGTAAGAATCTTTCAAATTCATCATAACAGTGAATGTATACCCATTCCTTTGGAAGTGTGAATTCTGCACCTGCATCAAGTGCTTCACGATTTGTATCCCAGTGATTTCCAGCAAAAGAAACTACAGATAAGTATGACTTACCTTCAGAATACCAAGCTGTTCTATCACCAAATGCACGATTCTTAAATTCTACGAAGTTATCCATGAATGGGATATCCTGAAAATCATTAGAAATTGTAAGGTTTACGATTTCTTCAACGATTTCAAATAAAACAGTGTTATTACGTCTGTATGCCTGATACAGAGTTAAACCTTTTAAAATATCTTTATTAATTGTCTCTCTTGCGTAGTCTTCAAGGTCTTTCTTTGTTAATTTTTCACCATTTTCACCTTCTGCGTGAAGAGAGAAGTCACCTCTAGCTAAATCATTAGTGAGGTCAAAAATTCTCATTTCGTCTGTACTAAAATTCATTCTAGGCATTATATTTTTCCTCCTTTTCTAATAATTAAGCTAAAGATTCTACTTTTACTGTGTACATCATACGAGCATAACCATATTCACGTACTTTTGTAACAAGAGTAGAACCAATCTGACGTTTTCTCATAATTTTACCAACCATTACTGCACCTTCAACTGGAGCATCTGCAACTGCTAATTTACCATCTGCATTAACAGAAACATATTTACCAACTACTGGTTCACCAGCGAATCCTTCTGGAGAAAGTGCAAATTCATCACCTTCTTTAAGTGTGAAAGCTCTGAAAGGAACTTTAGCTGGATTAAAGAATTTATCTTTTCTCTGATTAAGTCTGTTTGTAGTATCTTCTGTCCATTCTGGCATGTGAACAAGAACTGGAGCTTTACCTTCCATTGTACCAGCTTTAAATGTGTGAATAACTCCTTCATCAGAAGGGTTTTCAAGGTATCCAATTGTACCATTATCAATATCAATATCAGCTACTGCGTCCCAGATACGTTCTGCATAATGAACAGCTCTAAGATTAGTAGTTTCACAAACTGCATGTACTGCCATGTCGTTTTCCTCCTAAATATTCATTTTATTTTTATTATCGTCTTACTGGAATATATCCATATTTTGTTGCAACGAAACCGTCTTTACCAGAATCGTCAATAATTCCAGCAGTCATCATTCCGTCTTCTTTAGTTTTACTAAAGTTTGTCTGTGCAAGAGTTTTTCTTGCAAACATAATTGCTAATTCGCTTTCAATTTCTTTAACTGTCATTTCGTCTTTCTTTTCTTTTAAAGCTTCGAACTCAACATCATCAGTTAAAATAGTTTCATATTTTGCAAATTCAGCAACTTTCTGAGCATCTAACTCTGCTTCAACACGAGCCTGTTCAGCTTTAACATAGTCATCGTATTTTGGCTTCATTTCTTCAAATTCTGCATTAACCTGATTGTATTTTTCTTCAATCTCATTTTTAGCAGCTTCAAATTCAGAAACCTTTGTTTCAAATTCAGAAACTTTTGCTTCAAATTCAGAAGCTTTTTCTTCTGCTTCAGAAACTTTTGTATTTGCATCTTCTACTTTAGCAAATGCAACATCTTCAATTTCAGAAATGTGATTTCCAAAATCAAATCCACCTTCTGGTGCTACAGTTCCCTCAACATAATCTTCATAACGAAGTTTCTTTCTTTTTCCACTGGCAAAGTCAATTTCTGCCTTATCACCATTCATGGTAAATGCCATACCAAAATAATTGTATCCAGATTTTCTATCAACTACAATTACTTCGTTTTCCTGAATATCTACTGCATAGTAGCGAGGTCTTGAATCTCCCCATCTATCTACAATAGCTTCATATTCTTTTACCATCGTGGAAATATCTTCAAACTGCTGCAATACAGTCTGAGTAAAATCTGTATTTGGCATATTTTTAATACCTCCTTGATTAGTTTTTTCATTCACCATCTTGGTGAAAGTAGTAAATTTATAGTCAAGTTCACTCTGAATACTCTTAACAAAATCACTCATAGCGAACTGAACCTCAATAGTAGAGTTAATCATTGCTGGGTCGTAATCATCACCCAAAATACAAGCGGCTCTAAATGAAAAATCTGTAAAATGGAAAAGACCATTTTCATCTTCATATCCGTCAATACAAGAACCATCATCGTATAACTCCATTGACTGACTCTTAATTAAATCACGGTTCATTATTTCAGAACTGTCTTCAAACATATTCCAAACCAAACCGTCAACAACTAAAAATGTACGAGTTTCCCCATCATCGCACAAGCGCTCCTCATAATGAGCATTATTATCTTCTGAAGATGTAATTACGCCATATGCATTTCCTACATATTTTCTTCTAACACCTTTGTCATCTTTTGTAATGACATATCTGTGATTAGAACAATCCTTTTCTCCAGTTTTATTTTGTTCTAAAAAGGCAACAATTGGTATATATCCAAGAGTAGGGATAGCCTTGTCTACAACATCCTTTTCAAAAACACTGCCATTAAAGTTTTCTCCAAGGTGCATTAACCAAATCTTTACTTTTGTAAATCTACAATCTGCACTTTCAATTTCCTCAGTTTTTTCAAATGTGACAGGAAAGGATAATGCAGATTTTTTAATTTTTGATTCTGCCATAACAATCCTCCTTATCTGTCTTTATTTGAATCTAAATCTTTGGTTTTTTCTCCACTTTCATCTAGTTTCTTACCTTTGCTTTCATTAGTAGGTCTTCCAGATTTATCTTCTGTTGCATTTTCTGCATTACTATTAAATGAAGACTGAAGTGGTATAAAATTATTTTGAAAATCAAAAACGTCTTTATGTAATACAAATGACCCCAACATACGAGATGGAGTCATATCTAAAGAAGCCATCCATTTATCTATAACAGTAGCCCCTAAAGAAATCGCGTCTTTATATCTATTAGAAATATTATCACGATTAAAAATGGTAACATCTAAAAGATAAAAGTAGAATTTGAAAGCTGGTTTATTATACTTTCTAATCTTTATAAAGCGATTAGTCCAACGTTCAAATTGTCTATATAAGCCATAGATAAACCCAGAATCATTTTCTACTGAATACCCAAGAGCAGTAGCACTAGAAGAACCATTATAAAGTTCTTTTGTAATACCACTTGAATTATAAAGTTCATCTATTGCATCAGAAACATTGTTTCTTGTATTTGTTGAATCTTTAAAACTAATAGGCGTAGCGCTAGAGCCCAGAGTATGAAGAAGACCAATATCATCCGTCATACTTTCTCTATTGATATCTGCAAAAATACCAAGAGTATCTGGAGTAAGAAGCGGCTTATCAACTGTAGTTTCATCAATAGGAACTTCAACCGCAATAGCCTTATAGTTATCAGTTCTTGCCGACTGTAATTTTAATTTTTTATAAATATCTAAATCTAAAACATCTTTGATTAACCCAATTAATAACGGATAAGGGAATGTCCACTGACTATTCATTTTTAAACAAATTTGTTTATCTGCTGGCGGCTCATACCATTGAGATACAGCCTTATTAGCCTTAACCGCTTCAATATAATCAAGATATGCCTGCTTTACATATGTTGGATATGCGTCTAAATTCTGAGCTTTTATCTGACTTAAATCAATTCTAAAATTAAATAAGCCATCTTGAATTTTGTATAATTCGCAAATTTTATAATCTATTTGTTGAAAGAAGAAATCATTTTGATTTTCAAACACTAGTCCACAATAAATATCTTGATAAGGTATAACCTTCATTATTTTAGAATATTCATGCTTTAAATTCATATTTTCTAATTTAGCTGACAAAGTTGAATAATCTTTTTTTACTTTTTTAACATTAGCGTTTTCTTTTACATCATATAAATCTATTCCCCAACAAAATAAAGCCATATTAGAATATAGATTGTTCATTCTAAAGTAATGCGGTGAGACTCTCATGAGTTCTGATGATGCTTTAAGAAGAATTTTCCAACCCTTTTTTGGATATTTCAATGCAAGTTCTACATCTTTTAAACTAACATCTCCAATACAACCATTATCAATAATGCTAGTGTGCACACAAAGGTCATGTGTCATTAATCTGTGAAACACAGCTAAATCAAGTTTTCCAGACTGCATTGACTTTTCAAATTTATCTTTGTCGTCCTTATAATTTGCTTCATTATAAACAATAATATCTTTTGTTTTACTCAAAGTGATATCTCACCTCCTTTAGAATTAGTATGTTATCGGTCTATGATTTAATTTTCTTAATTTTGACGCATAATCATAAGCATCAAAACCAATCTTTTGATTTTTTAACATTTCTCGTTCAAGTTGACACTGAACCCAATAATTATATGCGAGAGAAGAGTATCTATCCTTTCGCATACCAGCTTTTTCTGTTATCTTAACATTTGTGCCTCTAATCTCATATTCAAGATTTATAAGCTCATATATAAGCAAAGTTGTCTGTATATATGGTAACTTATATTGCAATTGTTCATAAGCTGGCATTTTGCTATAACCTTTAATCTTATCTTTTAAAAATTCTTCCGCTTCAAATTCTGAAATAAGTAAATTAATTTTACCATTCTGGAATCCACTACGAAGAAGCGTACATATTTCGGTATTAAATGAAGCACTTGCCTTGATTGACCATATTACCTTTGGAGCATTATACACCTTGCATCTTTCAGCCATAGCCTTATCATTACAGCAGGAAAGAGCTGGATATAACTCGCCAGTAGTGGGGTCAACTATGTCTTGAATCAACATGTCAAAAACAGAAAGTCCAACACCATTTGTATCGACAACTAAATCAGTACATTTATACATATCATATAATCTACGCACTACCAAAGCTAATTCATCAGTAGTTAATCCTTCATGATTTTCCATATATATAACATTAGATGTATAATTATTATTATTAGTTGGAATAGCACTATTAATTATAATAGCACTTGCGTCATTGTTCTGTTTTTTAGAAGCCATCAAAGCAATATCCACAGATAAAATTCTACGTTCATTTGTAACAAGTTCTGGTATTTTTAAATTTCTGCTGCTTCCAGCCAAAGAAGTTGGATAAACAGCATTCTTTAGCATTCTTCTTCCAGACACATCATCAAATGTGAAGAAAGCACCCTCTGTATCTCCAAACCATAAACAATCCATTTCCATAGAGAATTTTAATGGGTCAAAGTCAGCTTCAGACATTTCATCCTCAATCTGCTCTCTAAACAAAAGACCCTCTTTAATAGATATCTGATATGGAAGACCACATATGAAATATTTCTTTGTATCATCTAATAAGTTTACTACATACGCCTTAGCCTTATCAAAAGACCAGTGTGATTTGTACCATGCAGAACTCATATACAATTCTTTATTTCGTTCTTTTAAGTGTTTGTATTTTGGATTATGTAAATAGTTTGGTTCTCTAGGAGCTGTTAAGAATCGTCTTAATACTGTATTGATAGTATCCAAATCAACCATACGGAACTCATCAACCAACAGAATATTACATCTAGCACCACGACCAGAGTCAGATGCTGTAACAACTTTTATCCATGAACCATTAGCAAATTCAATAACTGCTTTATTTATACCTACAGAAGCGTATGTAATTTCACGCTTTAAGTTTTCAGACCCCCACTCATGGGTCTTCATGAAGTCTTCTGTTATTTTTAAAAGAACTTCGTTTGCCTGAGAACGTGTTGCAGATGCTACACATATTTTTGTTTTAGGAAATAAAATACATCTAACAACACAAAATAAAGCTGTAAGGTAGGTTTTACCCTGCCCACGAGCAGCAATATACATAAAATAATGATTGTGCATCATTGCATACAATAATATCTTTTGAAATAATCTTAGATTTATATTTAAATAATCTTTTACAAATCTATGCGGATTATAACGATAAAAAGATGCTCAAGCTACCAATATGCAACACCATTCATTATTCTTTCTGATTTTTCATTTGCAAGTTGTCTTTCAGATTTTTTTTGTTGCATATTCATAAAACCACCCCCTAATCATCATCTAAATTAGAAGCTGGATTTCCAAATATAGCATCAAATAAAACTTCACTATTTTCCTCGTCACTATATTCTGGCTTTTCAACTGTATACTTTTTCATAAATTCTGTATATAAATTTGATAAACCATTTTTTAAGCCCATCATTTTTGCTAAATGACCCTTAAAGAATATATCGATGTAATTACCTATTTTATCTACATCTTTCAATTCTTCATCAATTTCTGGAAGAGGACGAGTATTCTCCCATTTATCAATAAGCGTACCAAAAGTTTGATTATCAGCCATAGCGTCACCTTTGTTCTGCTTTGGTTGCAATTTACCAGAATCCATTAGCTTCTGGAATGCAGCTGTAATATCTTTTGTTTCTTCGCCTTTTCGTAATGCTTTTAAGTTTTGTAATCTGTTAAAACATATATCCTTAAATACTTCTTCTTGAGCTTTTGTTTGACATTCATGTCTGGCAGTCCAATCTTCATATTCTCTTTTCAAGAATATATAATCCTCTGGCGTAAATCCAGCACCAAAAAACATAATTGTTTTTTCATCCACTTCAAAATCATCATTATTAGATTCGACTGGAGCACTTATAGTTGGAACATTCAACAACTCTTCTTTTCTTAAAGTATCTTCATATGTTTCATTATTACGATTATATTGAGTAAGCTGTATCATTCTCATATATTGAGTCATTGGAGATTTTGTTACATCGCTTTCTTTATAATTCCTAAGAGCGGAATTAAATACATCTTCTTTATAATAGATGTCAAAAGCCATACATAATCTTTTAACAGCTTTTTTCTCTGGAAACGAATATCCGTCTTCCATATATTTATTATAATATTGTTGATATAATCTCTCCATACATTGTTTGCAAAATGGTAGTTTACCAGTTTTGCTATAAAATATACTATTAGAGCTATAATAATTTGTATTTACATATGACTTACCACATAAAATACATTCATATTTTTCTTTTATTGTCTTTTCTTTAGCCATTGGCAACACCACCTTTACTAATGGAATGTTGACACTGTTTCATTTTATCAATATAACCTTAATTGTTTAAAAAAATCTTGTAAGTTTCTGTATGACCGTATTTCTCATCATATCCTAAAATATAACAAGATGGTTTTGCGCCTTTTAATAATTTGTCACTATAAGGACAACTTCCAACAAAACTAGGACATACAATAACCTCACAATCTGTATCAGACATTTCTCCTACAACACCAGTTTTAGCAGCATGATAATGTGCTAAAAACATAGTAGTATAAAATTTCTTTCTATGATAAGTTAAATCTTTTAAAGAAGTATCAATGTTTTTAATAGTATGACCATGCATAGCTATTGTATTAAAATTAAAAATTGGAATTTCAATATATTCATATCCAAAATTAGTATGCACATGAATTCTATCATTATCAACAAGCACATCTTTAATATAATTACAAATTATGTATTCTACATCCTCAGAAGCAATTTCACTTGCTTTTGTTCCAAGTGGTCTAATCTGAGAATGATTTGATGTAGGACAATGGTAATAATCAATATAACAATATTGAGACAATGAATTTAAGAAAGATGCAATTGCTTTAGATACGAATACAGTTGCTTTAACAACTGATGATTCATTAATCTGTAAATCACTTAATCTTAAAATACCTTGAATATCATCACCAAGACACAACACCTTTAAATAACTTAACTTATTTTTATCAATAAATGCAACAACATCATTATATAATTTATTAAATCTTTTATTAATTTCTTCAAAAGAATATTCATTTGTTTCTGTTATAAAATTAGCACCAGCATGTATATCTGCAATCGTTAAAATATATTGATTATCGCCATATGAATAATCAAATCCAATAAATTCTGGAACTTCAATTTTTTCTAATTCGTTTGCAATATTTTCATAAAATAATTCAAATCTACTTTGCTGTCTAACTTGTCTAGTATATTCTGTTTTTGTAGCATACAATTTTTGACGTTGTTTTTCTAATTCTCTACATTGTTTTTCTAATTTATCAGAATATTCTTTTGATTCCATTTTCGAAAAACAATTTTCATAAAATTTTTTAGCAGCTTGATAACGCTTTCTAAACGAACTTTCATCTCGCCATTTTTCTTCATCAATCCCAAGCTGCTTATTTACAATATCATTAACAGAAGCCCAGCTTTCTACCCTTTTAGAATCAATAAGCTGACCAACTTTCCAAAGATATTGCTCTTCACTTTCATGTTCTAACTTTTTTAATTCATTCATACTTTTCACCTTTTATTTCATTCATTTTTTATTATCATTGCGGAGAGGTGGATTTGAACCACCGACCTCTAGCTTATGAGGCTAGCGAGCTACCAGACTGCTCTATCCCGCATAAAATGGAGCATAAGGGGGTCGAACCCTTGACCTCCTGCGTGCAAGGCAGGCGCTCTCCCAACTGAGCTAACACCCCATGAACTCTTCTTGTTGGACTTGAACCAACGACACTTCGGTTAACAGCCGAATGCTCTACCTACTGAGCTAAAGAAGAATATTATAAATCAAGCTGATGGTGAGATTCGAACTCACGTACCTTTCGGAGTAGATTACAAATCTACCGCAATTAACCACTATGCGACACCAGCATAAAAAAACGCTGTGCCTGAGACTTGAACTCAGATATCCTTTCGGAATGGCGGTTTTCAAGACCGCTGCTGTACCAATTGAGCCAACACAGCAAATTTGCAAGATATTCATGTCTTGCTCATGGCTTCTCACTATTTCTAATGCGTAGTGTACCGCAATACCTCTTTCACCTTGACGTGTCAAATGCATGACTACTGAGTACGCCCCAGCTTTTCCGTTATTCTGCTCATATTTTCATTCTCCGCAGCAGAGAACGCTACCATAGGTTTTACGTCTCTATGGCGACAAAAACGATAAGGGTGGGCTACGACCCCACGGTACTTTTAAACAAAGTACGCCAGATTAGCAATCTGGTGCATTAAACCAGCTCTGCCACCTTATCAAAACAAATCACCCTGAGGGGAATCGAACCCCTGACGCATCCGTGAAAGGGATGTAACTTAAACCACTTGTCCACAGGGCGATAACGACTCTAGCGAGAATCGAACTCGCCTTTCTAGCGTGACAGGCTAGTGTACTAACCGATATACTATAGAGCCAAAAAAGCAGAGCACCCACAATTAAGTAAATACTCCGCCAAAGAAAGGTTATAAAAAATGAATGAAAAGAAGTACCACATATTACCAAAGATAATAAGTGGCTATATATAAACAGTGTTTCCACTGATATATAGCAGTTAAGCTATTAATATAACGTTATTTGTTATTTAATTTTTCACAATAAGTACGAGTAATATTAAATTTAGGTTTAATCTTACCTTTAACAAGTGCCATTTCACCAGTTAAATTATTTTTTTTAATTTTTTCAGAAGTATAATTTCCACTTAAACTAATACCCTCAAACAATTTAATATTAACATTTTGTTTTTCATTAACTAAAGAAAGAGATTCAAATAAAGAAGTCTCTACTATATCGTAGATATCCTTAACAACTTTTTTTGTATGCGAATCTTTAATTGCTTTCATTATCTTTTTCTTTGAAATAACGCCATACTCATCAGAAATGCTATCTATTATTTTAATTAAATCACTTGTCGAAATAAAATCATCTTCACATTTATTTGATATGATATTAATTAAATTTTCTTTTGTTATCGTTAATTTATCACTCAATATATCTACCTCCAATTTAATTTGTGTTTAAAATAAGGAGGACGACAAAATATCTTAAAGGTTGACTGTAGTTTCTAATTAGTACTTTCTGTCCAGCAACCTTTAAGAATAATTGCTTGTTATAGGGTGTTTCCCCTTTTGCTACTATTTTACACTCCTTATTTTAAGGCTATTTATAAATTTTATATATTATATATAACCTTATTTTTTGGTTGTTTACAAATAATTTTAATCGCTACTGATTTTTTTATTTTTTAAATATGCACGTTTATTCTGCTTTGCTTTAAGCATTTTCTTATATTCGTAATCACAAGTTTCACATCTACAAGTTTTTAAATGCTTCTTATCGTTTTCAACTTCTATCCATTCTCCACAATCAACACATTTAATTGCTTTTGTTTTTGGTTTGCAATTATTATTTATTAAATTATCAACTATATATTTACCATAGCAAAACCAAAGCACACTCTTATGGCTACTAGGTTTAATATGATATAATAATTTAACTAAAATATCTGTTACTTCCAAATCAGAATATCCAAACTGAGAAAGCTCATATCTAATTTCATTTGCAATCTTCTTAAAGAACAAATCTTGTTTTAATTGTGTATTATTTAATAATTCACCCCTTATCATATCTGCACATTCCATATTAACTTTAAAATGATATTTATTATTTAATTCAAAATATTTAACAATCATTGGGTCAGACAACTCATCATTAACTGTTCCATTTTTATTAAATGCAATTTTACATTCCACATCTGGATTACTTACTAATTTTTTATAATCAATATTACCAAGTTTATTACCATCATATCCTTTTAAGTTTCTACAATTAATTCTTGGATTTTTGATTTTAGTTTCAAGTTTATTTACAAAGCTTTCATTTGCATCTTCAACCTGAGAATCACCCTTATCCTTTGCATATACGAAAAAGTGTGGCACATTATCTTTTGTAAAATTAATAATCTCTTCATGAACAGAATCTGGTCTTTCTGGTTTATATAATGTTTTTGCATAGTCAATAACAAAGTTGTTCTCCATGCACAATAACTTAACTAAATTTATTGCTCTTTGTTTCTCTTCTTCTGTTCCACTAATAAAAACATCACTATTCCAAATTTTAGAAATATTATTACTATAAATCCCAATATTGCCACCAACAAAAGCTGCATTTAATCCATTATAAATGGTCTGATTATTTAATTGAATAGGAGAAGCTTTTTTCATATTGTAATATAGTGGCACAATGCCTTTCATATTTCTTTCTGCTACATCAACTATACTTTTATCAGCTACTACTAAACTCTTATCTCCATCAACGTCAAACTGAAGAATCTTACTAATTAAATCATGACAGCTTGTATAAATAGCATCTGTTCCAAACCATTCACGAATTTGCTGTTGACGTTCTTTATATTTATTACAAGCAATATTTGTTCTAATTGCATGTTCTTTATATAAATGAGGACTTCTTAAACAATCCAGCTTATCGTCTTTTTTAAACAGCCAGCAAAAAACTTCTCCATCGTCTAATAATCCTTTTGGATTTTCAATTCCCATAAACCAATGTTCACAAGCCGCATACAAGTCTGGGAGTATAAATGTATATTTTCCTTTTATTGCTAAACTACCAGACCTATATCTTTTTACCAAGCTATCTTTTATTTCTCTTAAAGTGATTTTCATATATTCATCATTTAATAATGACGGATACAAATTAATAGCTTGTTGCAAATATGTCATATTATCATTATATGGAGTAATGCCAAATGCTCTTTTAATACCATTAAGAGTTTTTAAATCGTCTAAGTTATTTTTAGACTTCTCAATAATATTGTCTATTTCTTCATCTGTAATATCAGTAAGTGTTTGAAGCATTTGATAATTAATTGTTGCATCCTTAATCTTATCTTCTTCCATATTGGTATATCCAGCAGAGCAACCATACTTCTTATAATATCCCTTGTACTGTTCCCAAGAATCATAATACTTACACATCTTAAACTGAGACTTTGTAAATATAATCTGAATATCTTCTGCTATTACATCATGTTCAACACCATATATGTCTTTAATTATTGGAGAACAATTATTTTCTTTAATAAATTTCAAATAATCAAAAGAACCAAGCAATCCTTTTACCCAAGGAAGACGAACCATTCTGTTCTTGCCCATACATGGCAACATCATACCAGCACCATCTGTATGTTCAATTGGTACATAATCAGATATACGTTTAATAGAATAATCAACATCATCTACCAAATCATAAGTTCCAAATACGTCAGTTGCAAAATCATTTACCACAATCGTCTTATCAATATCAAACTCTTTCCAAACATCTGTAGCTGAGTTTGTTAAAGCCATATACGCTAAATGCTTATTTGGATTATTACCACCTTTTTCATTAATAGAATCAATTGTAAGTCCACACATAATTGTCTTCTCATATTTTTTCCAAACAGATTCTTTTACGAATACTGTTTTCTTTGTTCTAATCTGACCAGCAGAAGATGTAAAGTAAATATATTTTTCTCCCTTATATGTAAATCCATGATAAATTAAGTCCTTAATAATATCAAAGTAATATACCTGCACAACCATAAAATCTTCTGTTAATTCATCCTGCTTTGCTCCAATCATTCTTGTAAAAGCAGAATCAAATACAGATATAATTTTATTATTATTAAATGGTTCATTTGCAAATTTAAGAATATCTCCTTTTGAACCAGATGGATTTAAATTTCTTAATTCTCTAATATGATGTTTTCCATTTGTAGATATGTTTGCTTCAATTTTATTTGATAATAAATCTAATAATCTATCTTTTGATTCTTTTATTTTCTTATTCTTTAGTTTCACTAATTCTCTCACTCTACAATAATCCATTCCAAGAGTAAGCAAAGTATGTTTATCTTCTCCCCAAGAACTATAATCATAATCTTTATTTGCAATTAGTTCTAAATCATTTTTATCAATTCCATATTTAGAAAACTCATTTATAATTTCATTTTCTTTTTTCTTTAATTCATTTCTTTCAATTCTAAGCTTATGATTAAACCAATGAAGGTAAGCTTCTTTATTACTATAGAAGTTTCCAGTATCAACACTTAGAATCTGAACCTGAACATCCAAGCTCATTACAACACCATCCTTAATCCCAATATTCTTCTTCTTCTAATAATTCAAATAAATCTTCGCAATAATCTGCAAAATTATCTCCATCATATATGTCTCTTACATATGACCCCCAAGTTCTATTATCAGTAGATTGATACATATCCTTCTCTATTTTATCGTCTAAAAAACGAATATCACTTATTGTTAATTTATTGTTCATTATAATTTATCCTTTCTATTTTCTTATTGTTTTATTAATTTCGAAATCCCTAATGAATTTCTTGATTTTTTTAGCTTTTAATTCAATTTCATTTCTACTATATTCATCGCCAGTCATAAGTAAATATTTATCTTCTCTTTTATAAGCGTTTGCAAATATAGTAGGAGGAGTTCTATACTCATCGTCTTCTGTTCTAATTCTATATGCTCTATCTGTAACAATTAAATGTAGGTCACATTCAAGTATATTAATTATCTTCGATAGAGTTTTAGAAGATATTCCTATCTCATCAGCCATATCTATAAGATTGCCATTATAAGCATCTGGCAATTTCATTCGTCTTTTCTCTATCATTTCTGAGCTTCTTTCTTCTGGCTTTAACATATTTGGTCTACGTATAATCTTATATCTTAAATATGCAAATACCAAAAGAATAATAAAATTATTTACAGTGCTATCTTTTAGATTTTCTTTTTGATAATTCATAATAGATTCAATTTCATCTAAATAAACCACTGCATAACCATTTCCACATTGCTTGCCATAATATTGTTTGTCAAATTTGCATTTCATATAAGAACTTTTACTTCTTTCTGAAATATATGTTAAATATCCATATTCAGCAAAGCTATCTAATACAGATAAGAATTTGTCATTTGTACCATTTGTTCTTCTATCTGGCTTACCGCCACACCACTCAACAACATCTGGAATAGTTAGATTCACAACATTGTTTAATCCACGATGTATTCTCAAATATGAAAATATCCCAACTCTTCTTGTATCCAGATTTGTATTTGCGATAACAGACCAAGGTATATATATGTGCTCTGACTGATGTTCTTCTAATGGAACTCTTTTATATTCATACTTTCCATCAATAAGTTCATAAGTCGTGTTATCTGTTGGCATTAATAATTATCACCTCCTGCATTTGTATTTTACGACCACCGTACAAAATGTACGGTGCTCAAACCATAATCACCATTTAGCACCGTACAAAATGTATGTAACTTTTCCGTTCATACATATAAGAATAACATTACATATAAGTATACTACTGAGCTATCGCTCAGGATGTTAACTTTCGTTTTATGTATTTTGTTTTTGTGCTAATATTTTTATAACCTTATTAGTTGTATTTTAAAACAATTTGTTTTTATTTGTTGATGTCATTATACACCATTTTCTGTAAATTGTCAAGTAGTTTTTAGAGAAATTTTCAATATGGGGAGGGAGGTATATATAATAGCACATATTATTGGTTTCCTGAATTATTGTGAAATAGGGGGGTATAGGGTATAGGTAGAGTTTTGTGGTAGTAGTAGATATTGTTGGTCTTGGATGGGGATTTGATGTGTTTGGTTGGGAGATATGGTTGTTGTTGGATTGTTGAGTTGTTGGAAGAGAGGGGCGGATATTTGCTTTGGGTATTTGGGGTGTTTTGTTTAGTTGGGATAGGGGGACGTGTTGGAAATGTGAAATGGGGGGGTGGAGAGTGGATTGTGTGTTGGGTTGTATCGGACGGTGGGTTGGGTGTATAGGATTAGGTGTACTACATTCTCCCCCACGCGGCTCGCCCCTCCGACTTTTAATTGTAAACCACCCCCACCCCACGCAAAAACTTGCAAGTTTCCAGAAAAATAAAGAATTTAAAAACTTTCTATTGACGTAGAGAAATTTTTATGATGTATTAGCCTCAGAAAACAACAAAACACTTTTTCAAATCAAGGAGGAACAAAACTATGACAACTATCAACACAATGAACACAGACGCAAACGCAACACGTAGACACGGACGCATCGAGGCAACTTGCTCTTGCTGTAGACACGACTTTCCAATTGAAATTATGACACGTACAATTTCCCGCAAGCGCGGAGGACGTGCAAGCCTCATGTGCCCAACATGCGCGGCTAGAAACTTATGGTATCATACTGCAAATGAAAAAATCATGGGTACTGCCAAAAAGAATGGCGTGCTCTGTGGTATCGAATTCGAAACCAGCTTTTCAGATGACAAGCTCAGAAATGCCATGTTTGAATATGGGTTTATCCCAACACACGACAGCTCCCTCAGAAGCGATGGCTATGGTGCAAGATACGGCCGCGATAGAAACACTTGTGAATATGTGTCCGCGATTATGCAAGGCTTGAACAGACCAAGCAAGTTTGCACAGACATGCGAAGACCTCATGAATGAGGGTATTTTAAAAGTGAATAGCTCATGTGGTACACACTTCCATGTATCTATCAATAGCATGAAAGATGCTAATGGCAAAAACACAGGCAAAGGTTCATACATGGACATGGTAAGACGTTTCTACAATAGCCTTTTCATTCCATTATGCGAGGAAATGAAAGCCGATAGAGAAACAACTGAAAGAGTTTTCGGTAGATACTTCAACGGATATGCCGACACAATCGACTGGAATAGCAAGCAGGAAGAACACGATGATAGATACTACTTTGTAAATTGCCTTGCAAATAACAATATCGAATTCCGAATCAACAAATTCGTGAGTGCAAAGCAGTATCAGAACCTCATGAAAATGGAGGTAGAAATGGTGCAGTGTATCGTAAGAAACTTCTGTGAACACTTCAATGACACGGAAATTGATACAAGAAGATACTACAGAAAAAGCTCTGACGGAAGCCCAAAATTGGACGTAAATGGAAACCGAATTCCATCCAAAACAGAGTATCGCAAGCACAAAGCAGATGTGGCTGCGAAAAAGCTGGTAGGTATCTACAAAAAATACCAGTAAGGTTATAAGGAAAGGGCGAAAGCCCTTTCCCCAAAAACCACAAAGTAAAGTTTTTAAAAATTGCAAAAAATTGAAAGTGAGGATATTAAAATGGCAAGAATTAGATTTCAGAGTATTGACGCATATTTCGAATTTATCGAGGAAATGAATTTTCCAGAAGAGGTAGCAAAAAGAAGAAGAGAAGAGAGGGAGAGAGAAGAGAAGAGTAGAATTCAGGACTTTTACGTAAAGTCCTGTGACAAGGAAGCGAGAACATACAAAAAACGCTATGAAAAGAAAGAGTTTAACTACAGACACGATTCATGGGGAAGTGCAGAGGTTGCACAGTGTAGTATGACAAGCATTTACGAAGCATACGAAGAGTATAGAAGATACGAATGGTAAAGAATGGGGCTAACAAATTAGCCCCAGCAAATAAGAAAAGTAAAGTTTTTAAAAATTGCAAAAAGTTGGAGGTCAAGATTATGTTAAAATTAAAATACGATTTATTATCAAGAGGTTTTGTAGCAAGCGAAAAGAATGATATGATTATGGAGTACGCATTCGGTAGCATCTCAAACTACACAAAATGCAGAATCTGTTTGAATATCCCACATACAAGTGAAATGAGCAAAGAGTTGTTTTATTTGGTGCACTTAGAGAGCTTTGTAGAGACTGGTGACCCAGCGATTGACTATCATGATATCACAGATAGATATATTGCAGAATCTGAAATCCCAGCATACCTTAAGAAGCATGGTATCTTATCAAAAGAAGAGAGAGAAGCAAGAAGACAAGAGTTTCAGAAGCGACTTGAAGAAGCGAAAAGAAGAAGAGCTATGAGATAGCTCTTCTTTTTATTTGCTAACAAACCAAAAAAATCTAATTTTTAAAAACTTTACATTTATATACTTTACGTTTAACGGAAAGTTTTTAAACTAATCTTTGCGTTTAACGGAAAATTTTTAAAACGTCAGGATGCAATTATTTTTTCTATCGTATACGTATATATACAACGTACTATATAACGTGCTACAACGTACTATATAACGTGCGATAAACGGAAGATTTGACGTTATATCGTAGGCTTGCATGGAAAATCTTTGGGCTTGCGTAAACACGCTTTAAACACGCTTTAAAAACGCTTTAAACACGCTTTAAATATATCATTATATATTTATATCTATATAATACATATCATAGCTTAAAACGGAAAATAAACACATTATAAGCAATAATATAATAAGCAGAATAAACCAATGGAATCTAACGGAATAAATCAATGGAATCTAACGGAATAAATTAACTTAATCTTTGCACCTAACGGAAAATTTAAACAAACACTTTTGGCGAATAGGAAAATTAGTCGCCTGCTGCCACTTGCCAAAAAAATGCAATTTTTAAAAACTTTACATTTTTATTATTGACTGCTGCCAATATGGATAAAACCTGTCGTCAGTCTGGATAAAATTTATTCAAGCCAAAAAAATCGAATTTTTAAAAACTTTAAAATAATATTTATATTATACATAATTACAACTGGAAAATATGTAAAACAAAAAAATATATTTTTTAAAAACTTATTTGTCAATCACACGGAAGATATATGAATAAATGTTTTTAAACATTAGGAATAATTGTGATAAAGTTTTTAAACATTTGGAATAACTATTTTTCTATCGCTCGGAATATTCCAAAAAAATTCAATTTTTAAAAACTTTACATTTTAAACTTTCCAATTTCTAAACTTTCGGTGGCTCGGAAAATTTGAATAAATTTAAACAAATTTAAATAAAATACTTGACATAATACTTTTTATCATGTATAATAAAGACAGTTAAAACAATACAACACACATACGGAGGATTTTATTATGAAGAAATGGCACATTTATTTTAAAAAAGAAAACGGAGAATCATTTGATGAATATATTGAAGCAATGTTCTTTGAAGATGCTGTAAACATTGCAGATGCAAGAGAAGATGCAGAAATAGACGTGGAAAAAACAGTAACTGCATTTTTCAAGGAAAATTAAGAAGGTCACAAGACCTTCTTTTTTTATTTAATTTGTCACGCCAAAAAAATGGAATTTTTAAAAACTTTAAAATACTGAAACGGTCACGCCAAAAAAATGGAATTTTTGAAAACTTTACTTTAATGTAAAAACCACCTGTGAAAATAAAATTGAAAAGATTTAATGAAACTACTTGACAACGTATGTATCATTTGATATACTATAAATAGCTCAAGAGGGCAATACAACAACATATTACTTAAGGAGGGTCAATATTATGACTAGAATATCACTTCACATTTTACACAGTAAACCTAATACACAGTACTCAAATAAAGATGAGTATATCTCAACAGTATACTTTAGCGATGAGAAGAGACCATTTTACGAAACAATGGCACTTTACTCAGACGGAACTGAAATTGAATACATGAGAGCAACAACATTGTATGATGCTCGTATGAATCATTACAGTATGATTCGCAAAAGACAAGAAGCTAACAGCTTTAGTGGTCTATTAGAATCCGTATTTTAAAACATATGGAACACGTTGGAAACAACGTGTTCTTTTTTTATTGCTATTTTTTATATTTCTTTTCATGCCAAAAAAATCGAATTTTTAAAAACTTTACATTTTTAAAATCTAAAAAAATCAAATCCAAAAAAGTTGAATATTTAAAAACTTTAAATGTGTAAAAACGGTCAATCCAAAAAAAATCAAATATTTAAAAACTTTAACATGTATACGCGTTTTTCCAAAATTTCTCATTTTTTAAAAACTAATAGTGTCCTGCTGCCTGCTGCCAAAAAAATTAAATATTTAAAAACTTTACTATTTAATCGCTGTACACTCCAGTTAATTCCAGTCAGAAAAAATAAAAAATATTTAAAAAACTACTTGACATTATATTAAACATGTGGTAACATAATATTAACAACAAACGAAGCATATATTTAAAGGAGAAAACATTATGAAAACATTATTAAGCAAAGAAGATAAAAGAAAGATTAAACTTATTAAAAAATATGCAAAGATTCGTTTCAGAAGATTTTGGAATGAATGGGGTATTTCAAAAGAAGAAGCACTCGACTTCGTTGGAGCACTTTCAATCTTTGTAATGTTATTTGCATTATACATTATAGGATGCATGTTTTAAGGAGCTGAAAAGCTCCTTTTTTATTTCTCTTAAAATCTTTCTTTTATTTTTTTATATGCCAAAAAAATCGAATTTTTAAAAACTTTAACTTTATGCCACATCCTGTTTTCATAATCCAAAAAAATTAAATATTTAAAAACTTTACGTTTATGCGTCTGGCGTGTCAAAAAAATGAATTTTTAAAAACTTTAACAGCAGAAAAAAATAACAAATTTATCCAAAACTACTTGACAATATATCTTTTATGTGATAATATATAATCAACAAGAAACAACGCACGGAGGTACAAACATGAACGTATTAGTTAAAATGAAGGGAATTGAAAAAGATTATTTATTCTTAACATTAGAGGAAAATGGTAAAAAAGAATATTATTTAAATAATTGCGAGGTAGACAAAGATAGTGGAAACAAAACGTATTTAGAAACTATCAAAAAAACAGACAGAGTCAGAGAAGTAGTTAAAATTACAGAAGACAACAAAAAGGATGTAATGGAATACTTCTTAAGGGGTTATGATAAATATGTACAGTATATTGACGATTATAGCCAGTACAGACAACAGCAAAGACATAATGATATGGTTTATACATATATTAAACTCATTGATAAATGTGTAAAGACAAAAAACGAAGATGAAATCAAAGAGCTTTATGATAAATATGTGTGGTAGTCGCCACACATATTTTTTTGCCTGTCTAATCCAAAAAAATCCAATTTTTAAAAACTTTAAACCGTTGTTTTATCTGGCATCCTGCTGCCAACTTTTTTAAATATTTAAAAACTTTATTTAACTAAAACGGTTGAGTCAAAAAAATCGATTTTTAAAAACTTTAAAATAATAACAACGACAACAACCGTGTGTCACCAGCTAAAAAATAATTTAAACAAATTTCATTTTACTACTTGACAAATAGTTATATATGCATTATAATAAAGACAGATAAAACAAATAACACATTTCAAAAGGAGAGAACATCATGAGAACTTACGAACTTAAACCAAACAACAGACAGAAATCATTCTACGGAAAAGCAACAGTAATTGAAAAAGACAATGGCGACATTGAATTAAAGAGTTACAACACAATCGTTGCTAGAGTGCATGAGGGACGATTTGAACGACTTTGGGATGATTACAGTGCAACTACAATGAAACACATTAACGCTTTTATTGATATGTTAGGAATTAACGGAGGAGGTAAGGCTTGGTGGTGTAGCTTAGAAGTAGCACACTAACAAACAAGGTTATATAGGAAGAGTTGAGAAATCAACTCTTCTTTTTTTGTTTAGTTTAAAACCAGATTTGCATAATCCAAAAAAATCCAATTTTTAAAAACTTTAACTTATTATTTTATCTGGTATCCTGCTGCCAAAAATTTTCAATTTTTAAAAACTTTAGAGTGCCATTCCTGTCTGGCAACCTGCTGCCAAAAAAATTGATTTTTTAAAAACTTTAAATGTATACGCGTTTTTCCAAAATTTCTCAATATTTAAAAACTATAACACCAGAGTCACAGGTGGACGACTGGAGAAATATTTTAAACAAATTTAATAAAACTACTTGACAATATAAATAATTAGCGTTATAATGTATATATAATAACAAAGCAAAAAGAAAAGGAGAGCTTAACATGAGAGCAATAGTATTAGAAAACGGAATCTTAAAAGAAAAAGAAATTGAAAACAGTTTAGAAACTATGCAAGAAATAGTTGGTGGATGGATTGAAAGAGCATATATGTGCGAAAGATTCATACAAGAAAGAATTGACCCAATTATAAATGAAGAGGGTAAGTTAATTGGACTTGAACCTCAAGTTGCAGTACTAGACAGAGATGGAAACAGAGTATTAGATTTAATCATGGGTAATTGCGTATTTGTAAGTCATGATGATGAGGGAAACACAATTGGATTGACCGACAGACAAATAAACATAGTCCGTGAGGAACTCGGAAGGGAAGTATTTATACCAAACATGATGTTATTAGTAAAGGCGGTGCTAGTATAAAACAAGAGCGGTGGAGAAATCTACCGCTCTTTTTCATTGTCCGACATCCTGCTGCCATAATCCAAAAAAATGTAATTTTTAAAAACTTTAGAATCCTGCTGCCAGCTGGACAGTTTTTATCAATTTTTAAAAACTTGTCCAGCCTGCTGCCACCTCGCCAAAAAAATGCAATTTTTAAAAACTTTACATTTTTTTAGCTCAGGAAAAGTTTGTTAAAAAATATAAAATACTACTTGACAAATAGAAGAATATGCGTTATAATTAACTTAAATAAAACAAGTAAGGAGCGATTACTATGAAAGACAAAGAAAGATTTATGATATACGTTAAAATAGCTGAAAGAGCAGAGGAGCTTGGAATCTATCACGGAGAACGGTTAACACTTATAATGGATATTGAAAGTGCAGATAAGTATTTTAACATGCGATTAGAAGATTGGTTGAACGCAGATAACTTTAACTTTGCACACGACCTTGTAGGAATTGTTAACCACGTTGACAGAAGCAGTTATCCAGCTGTGGAGTTTAATAGATTTTTACCACGATTTGCTGGAAAGTAAAAATAATTAAAAAATATACTTGACAAATTAACTAATTTATAGTATAATTATATTAGATAAAAAACAACGGAATACGTTCTCTTTTCTTTTAGTAGTGTTGTTGTTGTTGTTGATGTGTTGAAAATATATATCCGTTGTTTTTTGAGGGCTGAAAAATCAGCCCTCTTTTTTTTATGTTTAGTCATAATCTTTTCAAATCCAAAAAAATCGAATTTTTAAAAACTTTACTATTTTATCAAACCCAGAATCCTGCTGCCAATTTTTTTCAATTTTTAAAAACTTTATCCTGCTGCCGTCTGGTGACAAAAAAATCGAATTTTTAAAAACTTTACCTTTTTAATTTTTCTGGCAACCTGCTGCCAATTTTTTTCAATTTTTAAAAACTTTAAAGTTATATATAATTGTCATCCTGCTGCCAGAAAAATTAAATATTTAAAAACTTTATTAAGCTATGATAAAAAATTATTTTAAATTATTTTAAATTAGTAGTTGACAAGTAGTTGCTTATGTGGTATACTAAAGACAGTTGGAAAACAAATAATAAAACTTAATAAAGAAAAGGAGATTCATTATGAACAACAACGCAGTTATTATTAACAACATTAGTGAAGCAAAAGAAGGAATGGAAATTATGTTCTTTGTAGGTTTCCATGATTCATTAGACGGTTTTGGAATTGCTAGAATCAAGAGTATATCAGATAATGATATAACAATTTCCGTTCGTGGAGATTTCGATGAGTGGAGTGATGATTGGGTAAAAAGCCATGAGGAGTTCAATGGAGATTTAGATTATTTAAAATTTGCATTAAACAATTTAAAAACTGCATAATAAAATGATGGGCGATGACGTAAGTTATCGCCCTTATTTTATTCTCTTAAAAGTTGTCTTTTATTTTTTAAAATCCAAAAAAATTCAATTTTTAAAAACTTTAAAAGCCTGCTGCCTGCTGCCAATTTTTTTAAATATTTAAAAACTATATTTTAACAACTACAACAACCGTGTGTCGTCACCGTCACCAGTCAAAAAATAATTTAAAGTATTTTAAATAAACTACTTGACAAATAGCAAGCTATGGTGTATCATTATATTAACAAATAAAACAACTCAATAAGTAAAGGAGAACTTAATATGTACGCAGTAGGATTTATTAACTTAGGAAGTTTAGGAATGCAGAATCCAATGGGAAACAATGGTTTACAAAAACTCAGAAATAAGACCATGAGAGGCTGGAAGAGTGAGTTAAGCACAATGAGTAAATGTGTAGATGAAATCTTAATAGTAAATGATTTTACACAAGAAATGTGTGAAATGAATCAAGCAAAATTATATGACTATTGTTGTAAACACAAAATAGTAAGAATGCCAAAGAGCTAGAGAAATCTAGCTCATTTTTTTATTCTCTTAAAATGTTTATTTTATTTTTTCAATCCAAAAAAATTAAATTTTTAAAAACTTTAATTGACTGCTGCCACTTGCCAGCGATAAACAGCTGGCAAGCCAAAAAAGTTGAATTTTTAAAAACTTTAATCGCCTGCTGCCTGCTGCCAAAAATTTTCAATTTTTAAAAACTTTAAACCGTTGTTCTACTCAGGCTGGCGACAGGTACGGCAAAAAAGTTTAAATAATTTTATAAAACTACTTGACAAGTTATTAAATGTGGTGTATACTTAGTATATAAACAACAGAATATATGGAGGGCTTAGTTATGATGAACTACAACACAATGACTAACGATGAAATCAGAAGCGAGATGAGAAGACTTGGCGACATGTTAGAACTAATGAATCCTTGCGATAATGATTGGGATGCTACATATAAGAAGTACTTCTTTTTAAGCTCAATCATGGATGAGAGATACCGAGAAGAGAATCAAGAACAGTTTGATGCGTTCTATGAAAAGAACATTAAGGGCAAGAGCTGGAATGAGATTGATGATGAAACTTGGGGATTCTACTCAGACTGGCACAAGGACATGTTCGGTTATAGACCACGTTCAAAAGAGAGAGACTGGTAAACAGTCTCTTTTTTTTGTGCTTTTATATTTTATTTTTATCTAGCCAAAAAAATTGAATTTTTAAAAACTTTACAATTTTATTTAATACAGCTAAATCCAAAAAAGTTGAATTTTTAAAAACTTTGGTTTTAATTTTTATAAAAAATATTTAAAAAAATAAATCAAACTACTTGACAAATAGCAACTAACATGATACAATATATTTAACAAGTGAACAGAGTATATTTTTAAATAGGAGATTTGAGCTATGACATGGAGTGAATATTTTGATTTAGAAGTATCTAGAGGGGCAAAACCAGAGTTGGCACAGAACTCTATTGGTCGTATGATGGACTTATACGAATCATGGGACTGGGATGCAGAAGTCCCTTTTGAGGTTAAATAAAATTAGGAGGAGCAGTCCTCCTTTTTTTATTGGATTTTTTATCCAAAAAAATTAAATTTTTAAAAACTTTAAACCGTTATTCCAGCATAGCCAAAAAAATGCAATTTTTAAAAACTTTACTTTGTTAATGCCAGACTGCTGCCTGCTGCCAATTTTTTTAAATATTTAAAAACTTTACTAATTAAAAAATCTAATTTTTAAAAACTTTATATATACTTATAGAAAAAATCAATCAATTTAATTTAAAAAAATATAAAATTCTACTTGACAAATAGCTTGTTATCCTTTACAATAGTATTAACCTAATAAAACAACTTAATAAAGAAAAGAGGTAAAAACTATGAAAAAAATTACTTGGAATGAAATGATTGAAGCAATGTGGAAATTCAACGAAGAACACGGCTACAAAACAAAAGGCAATGAAAAGCGATTAACTGGAGTTGTAGTATTTACAGAGAATAGTTTTACAGCACCATATACAGAGCTAGAACGCAGTTATGAATTTACCAGTGACCAAAAAGCATTCTTACCAAACCAGTCAAGCAATTCTATTTTTGCAGATTGTTTAGATGGAACAGATTTAGGGGTGAGACTTGATTGGTATATGCATGGAGTAGACGGTTGGAAAGTTGATTATTGTTATCTATTGAATGAATAAAAATGAGGGCTGAGAAATCAGCCCTTATTTTTTATTTTCTGGAGCGTGCCAAAAAAGTTAAATTTTTAAAAACTTTAAACCGTTGTATCTGGTACAGCTCCAGCGTCCAAAAAAGTTGAATTTTTAAAAACTTTAAACCATTCTCCCAGACGGCAACCAGCAATCCAAAAAAATCCAATTTTTAAAAACTTTACTTTAATATACGGTTGCGACCTGCTGGGACAAAAAAGTCCAATTTTTAAAAACTTTAGTTTGTTGTATCTGGCAGGCGACCAGCATCCAATTTTTTCGAATTTTTAAAAACTTTAGCTTTATGTTTCCAGAATATAGACTGTGCCAAATTTTTCTAATTTTTAAAAACTTTACTTATATGTTTGCTGGTTCTGGTAGTCCAAAAAAATCCAATTTTTAAAAACTTTACTTATATGTACGTTAAAAAATTTTCTATAAAACTACTTGACAAATTATTAAAAATATGTTATAATAGACAAAAAAACCTATTTTTAAAAAACTTTAACCAACTAAATTGTTTGAATTGTTTAAATTGTTTAAACTATTTTAATTATTTTGAATTGTTTTAATTATATAAAATAATTGCACAATACCTACAATAATAATGATTACTATTATAACATGATAATAATTACTATTATAATAATTATTAAATTATAACAGATTAAATTATGACCGATTAAATTATGACCTATTAAATTATGACCTATAATTATATGATAATTATTATTAAATAATTATAATTAAATTTAAAATAGTAGTTGACAAGTGGTTTTTTATAGTGTATAATTAGCTTAACAAATAAAACAAAGCATCTTAGAAAAGAGAGGTATTTATTATGATGACAATTAGTGTATCAAAAGGAAATGTAAAAATGGGCGAAATTAAAAGTGTATCTTTACCACCAATCGTAACATGTGCGAGCGGTTGCACTTGTGCTAAAAAGTGCTACGCAAAAAGAATGTGTAGATACAAAAACGTGCGAGATTCTTATAATAGAAATCTTGAACTCTACATGAATAACCCAGTTGAATATTGGAATCAGGTATCTGACGCAATGTGTACAAGCCGATTCTTCAGAATGCACGTAGCTGGCGACATTCCTTGTTATGAATATCTTGTAGATATGGTAGACGTAGCAAAAATGAATCCACATTGTGACATCTTAGTATTTACAAAAAGATACCATTTTGTTAATACATATATCAATAATGGTGGAAGCATTCCAACTAACTTACATCTTATCTTTTCAGAATGGGAAGGTATGACAATGGAAAACCCACATAATATTCCAGTTGCACACGTTATCTTTAAAGGTTGCGAACCTAAAGAAAACTGGAACATCTGTACTGGAAACTGTTTAGAATGTGCAAAGAAGAATGTGAACTGTTGGAGCTTAAAGAATGGCGAACACGTAGCATTCCACGAACACTAAACAAATAAGGTTATAAGACTAGGCGAAAAGCCTAGTCTTTTTTTGTGCTGTAACATCCACAGGTACAAACCAAAAAAGTTGAATTTTTAAAAACTTTACTTTGTCATATCTGGCAATCCAAAAAAGTTGAATTTTTAAAAACTTTATCTTGTTGATTTATCTTGATTTATCAATCCAAAAATATTGAATTTTTAAAAACTTTATTTATATAGGACTGTCATCCAAAAAATCCTAATTTTTAAAAACTTTACTTGTATGCTCCAGAACGCACAGAAAAATGGAATATTTAAAAACTTTACATCTATGCCAGTTGGAAGATTTTATGCAATGTGAATGTGATATAACATAAAAATATCAAATTCACAAACTAGAACATACGTTCATAAACTACACGGAAGATACACGGAAGATACACGGAAGATACACGGAAAAAATAATTTAAAAAGTTTTAAATAAATACTTGACAAGTAGATATATAGGTGGTATAATAAAGACAGTTAAAAGAACAGTATAAACAAAGCACCAATGCTAGGAGGAAAATTTTATGATGACTACTATTGAACTAATGAAAAAGATTGAAGAACTCAAAGAACTTGAAGCAATCGTAAAAGAAGCCGAGGAAGAAATCGAAGCTATCAAAGATGAAATCAAAGCAGAAATGCAGAGCAAAGAAGAAATGAAATGTGGAAGATACTGTATTAAATACAAAAATGTATCTAGTAACAGATTTGACACTACAACATTTAAAACGGCTTGTCCTGACATTTACAAATTGTATGTTAAACAGACAGTAAGCAGAAGATTTACTATTACTGGATAACATATAAGGTTATAGGATTATAACCCCATACAACTGAATACTGGAACTCAAAAGGGAGTGGAGAAAATCCACTCTCTTTTTTGTGCCTTGACTGGAGGCGACTGGAAAATCAGAAAAATGGAATTTTTAAAAACTTTACTGGAGTGATTTGACTGGACAGAAAAATGGAATTTTTAAAAACTTTAGTTTGGTGTGGCGACTGGAGAAGCGACTGGAAAAGCGACTGGAAACAGAAAAATCTATTTTTTAAAAACTTTAACTTTGTGCTTTGACTGAACTTTGGGCGACTGGAAGATTTGGGAATTGAACTGGAGAAACTGGAGGAACTGGCAGATTGTGGATAACTTTGCAGATTGTGGATAATGTGGAAAACTATGTGGAAAATGTGGATAACTTTTACTTGCGACACGAGTTGAGAAACTTTTTTGTATCTAGTGGAGCGATATAAAAGAAAAACATCCCCCACTCTACACCCAAAAACACCCCAAAATCGACCCTCTTCTCCCACTACACCCTCACTACACCCCCACTACACCCCCACCACTCTCCCACTTACCACTAAAAATCCCTACTTTTAAAGCATTCTATCCCCACTCCACAACCCACATTCAACCACATTCATCCCCCACTTTGACCCCAAAAATCCCTAATTTTTAAAAACTTTCTCCCACTTTAAACACCAAAATCAGAAAAAATCAGTATTTAAAAACCACCTTAAAACCACCTTAAAACCACCAAAAATCAAACAACGAATAAACAAAATAAAATGCAACGGAAAATATCGAAAACCACCACGGAAAAAATAAAAATAATACAAAAAATCGACAACGGAAAATCAATAAAAAAATAAAAAAACTTTCACTTTACTACTTGACAAGCTACTAAACATGATGTATAATGTAATCAGAAAACAACAAAGAAAGGAGAAAAAATATGGATATTGAAAACAAAATCAAACGTATGGAAGATAGAATCAACTATCTAATCAGAAGTGCAGAAAGATATTTTAACAAATGTGGATGGGATAAAACATATGATGTTAGAATTGCACGGATTGAATCGAGTATAGATATGCTCGCAATCTTGACGGAAAAAGAATACTCATATAATGAAAACGGATTATACGAAGTATAGGAGGACGAAAAATGGTATATATCGTACATTATACTTGTCCACATTGCAAGAACGCAAAATGTGGTGATAACCCAATGAAAAGAGCAAACGAACTCATTGTTGCAGACAGTAGGACAGAAGCAAAAAATATTTTTAATCGCTACAAACAATGCAGATACATGAAGATTTGCGAAATTAAAGAAACAACATTATAGACGGAGGATTTTAATTATGACAGTAAGAGATATTTTAAATATGTTTATTGATGGAGATGACCAGTATTTTGAATTATGGGATGTAGACAAAGAAGAAGTTGTATATAGTGGATATTTATTTGATTTAAGTGATGAACTGGAATATGCAACAGTAACAAGTATTGATAACGTATATGGAGATATGAAAGGAATTACACTTAACATTGATATGGAAATCTAAGGAGGACGGAAAAATGAGTAATCCAACTACAAAATATACAAAAAGAGTACACTTTATTGGAAGTGGATATGAAAGTATTAAATATCTTATAGTGGATGGAGAAATGCCAAACTGTGAAGCATTTGAATTTGCAGAAGAATGGTATAAATCAACTGGACAAACATTTGAGTATATGGATATGGAAATAAGCCTATAAGGAGGACGGAAAAAATGAAGAAAGTAATTATTATAGCCATATGTATCTTATCGCTAATGTTCGCAGAATATCGTTTTATAATGGCTCATATCAAACCATACATAGTAGAACGTGGAACAGTATATCTTGAAATCTTTGGACATATAGATGAATACTACGCAGAATCTTGGGACTTAGGAAACTAAGTCCTATATTTTTTGCAATCAAAAATCTTTAATTTTTAAAAACTTTAAATGCTAACGCAGACGGAAAAAATTTAAAAAATATATCATTAACTACTTGACAAACTATCATTATGATGATACAATATACTCAAAGATACAACAATATAAGCCAAAGGAGAATGTGTGCTATGAAACTAAAACTAACAGAAAAGCAAATACACAATAGACTAGACAAATACTATAAGAAGTACTATGGGGAAGAATATACAGATGAATGGTATATAAATCCTAACCAGTATACATGGAAATTTGAACGTGATGGAAAAACTATCACTCTTATTTATGATGAAAAAACTGGAAAGGTATACGAACCATAAAAGCACAGAGAGTTAAATGTGTGACGTAGTCACTAGTATTCTTATATGTATGGTATTCTTATATGTTTGAACGGAAAAATTACATACATTTTGTACGGTGGTCAACGCAGTTTTTGACACTAGCACCGTACATTTTGTACGGTGGTCATGCTGATTAAGTGGAAAATTTTTTAAGTAAATATATAAAAAATGCTTGACAAGTAGCAAATCACATGATATACTATAATCAACAACAAGAACAATATATACATGAAAGGAGAACTAATATGGCTACAAAACACTACACATACGAAAGAAACAAACGAGAACAGCTCATTAATGATTTAGGAGAAAGCCACATCATTGATGGTTTTGTAGTGGATAATAAACACAAGAATGGTCTTGAAGTACATAGTATTACAGACAATGGAGTTATTATCATTCACAACTTAAATTCTGGAGAATTGGTTACAAAGTTAATTGCTAGACCACATCAGATAGAACGATATTATGAAGCTACTGGAAGAGAAAAGCCAGTTGAATATGATAATGTTATAAGGTCAGCAAAATGGCATCATATTTTAGGTTTTAACAATTATTAAAAGGAGAATATAACAATGACAAGAAAAGAATTAGAGAGAGCAAAAAAGAGTTTACCAAAATGGGAGAATGGAAAACCTCCAGTATATACATATGAACAGAAAGTACTAAGAGATAAAGTATATTGTATTGATATGATTAATTCAATCTTGATTTACAATGGAACAAAAGATGTGCTTGACAACTATTATTTAAAAGACCACATCAGAGAACTTGGATTAAAAACTGTTGCAGAACTTGTAATCGAACAAGTGGAAGATTTTAGCAAGGCTACAATTTATAGAAACGTGCATACAGATAATGAGGGATTATCTTATCACTCTATTGTATGGGCAGATGAAAGGAATGAAATGTAATGAGAGTTTGGGTATGTGTATATCGTGATACAATAAAGCAACATGATGATGATTGGAATTTAACAGATGTATTAGTTGAAAGGGATTTCTTTGAACAGTATTTTAACGAACTTAAAACGGATGATTGGGATGATTTTGAAGAGTTTTTAAAAGAATACTGTGCTGATGATACACAAGATTTTTATAACTATGCAATGAAACATAACGCGATACTGGATAAAGTAAACTGGTAATTCATGGGTTGAGAATTTTTTCTCAACCTTTTTTATTTTGTGCTAATCAAACAATAGAAGTTTTTAAAAATTAACTTTTTTTGTTCATGATGGACAATTTTATTCAATTTTTAAAAACTTTAATTCGCTGCTGAAAGAAAAATAATTATAGGAAAATAATAAATAGTAGTTGACAAGTAGTTGTGGTGGTGGTATAATAAAGACAAATAAAGAAAGGGAGTGCTTATCATGGCAAAAGAAATTAATAGAGTATCATTTGAAATTGAACATTGTAATGGAGATACATACTTTGGTTTTATGTTATCTATTAAAGATGACGGAAGTGTAGAAGTTATTAAAACAACAGATTGTAGCTTGGCAGACGTAGATGGAGATTATATCTTTGGAACTGACAATTCATTATATAGAGTGCAAGCTGATGAACCAATATCAGAATACACATATGATGAAATTAAAAATTGTTTGGAATAATTTTACAAAAACTATTGACAAGTAGTTATTATAGTAGTATAATGAAATCAAGATAAAGGAAACAACACATGGAGGTAACAATTATGACACGAGAAAAATTTTTAAAGGGAATGATGACAACTGTAACAGTATTCACAATCTTCTGTTGGATGTTGCTGATTGCATTTTTAATCATGGCAATCTGTGGAAACCCAATTCCAGTAGTTGATACAATTGTATTATTTGTATTAGAAGTATTTATTAGCATATCAATCTACAAATATTACACAGAATACAGATACGATTTATAAGGAGGATATTTCAATGACTGCAAAAGAATTAGATACAATGGTAAATGCAATGCGAAGCAAATATCATAAAGTAAATACTAGAGTAGATGTTACAAATGAAATAGCACATCTGTATAAAGGTCTGGAAGCAATTGGAAGATATGAAATTGCAAACAAAATACTAGATTTATGTATGGAAATAGATAGTATTGATACAGATGAAATTGTAAGAATTGGAACTTTTAATAAGAGATAAATATATAGGAGGACTAATTATGAGATTATATTGGGATTATGTATGGTTTGGAAAAAATGAATATTATAAAGTGCTTTGCTTAGAAACAAAGAATAATGATTGGGCATTGTTTAAATTAAGAGTGGGAGAAAATGAATTTGTTGAATATATTAAAAATTGGATTGAACCAAAAGATTTTTTAGAATATGTAAACAATTAAAAAGTTTCATTGAAATATGAAAAACTACTTGACAAACGATTAAACCTAATGTATAATATAATTAAAGATAAGGAACAAATAAAGTTATAAAAAAGGAGAACTAGATATGAGTAGAGTTGATAACATTAAAAATTTTGCAAACAAAAGAGAAGCTGAATTAACACGAGAAAAAGAACGGTCTTTAAATAAGATTGAGGAATATAAGGCTCACATCAAAACATTAAAGCCTAGAATTGATGAATTACTTGAAGTAGGAAATGCGTGTTTAGAACATGGTATTCCTTTAACTGGTAGCAGATGGGGTGGTCATGAGGGATATGATACACATCAGTTTATTTCAAACAGTTGGTCACACTTAGTTGGATTTATAAGCGAGGGAAAGAATAAACCATTTTCTAGAGTTGGGAAAATTGGTGGTGGTGCTTGTGATTGGAATTTAATAACGGATGGTGTAAACATTGATGTTACTGGAAGTGTTGAGAGTGTGCTGAGATATTTTATAGAAGATTTTGATGAATTTGAAACTGAATTTTATAAATATGTAGATAGTATTACAAATAAATAATAGTTTGGAGGTATTAAACATGACATTACATACAAATTTAGAAAAAGTAAAAGTTGGAGATAGAGAAAATTTACTTTGTGTATTAAGAAATATCGCAGACTTTGATATGGATTTTAATGGAGATAATGGAGAAGATTATACTTGGGAAGAAGCATTGGAAAATGGTTTTGAAAGCAACTTAGAATATGTTCTTAATATCATAGAAGATATTGAAAATGATGAAGAGTGTGTAAAAGCATTTTTTGAAGAGTGGATGGAAAACGATGGATATTATACAGAATACGAAGTGAATTGTCTAACAGATACGAAAGGCAGAGTAACTGCAATTGGTTTCGCAGCGATATGTGGATGTTAAAAATGTAATTTTAAGTGGAGGATTTGATATGAGATATGAAAAATTATATATTGATTTTGTTGATAGAGATTTTTTAGATTTTACAAATGATGAATATGAGGGAAATATTGTTTTATGTGCAACAGATGAATTAATTAGATTAACTAATAACATTAGAAAAGAACAAGGGAATGAAGATTTAGTTGGTGTTGATTATGATAACAATGTTTACTATAATTTTTATCTTATGTTCAATACAAAGGAAAAGGAAGTTAGTATTCAAGCCGTATGTAATTACGGAGAAAAAGATGATGAAGTTTGGTATGAGTTGCCTATGACAACAGAGGAAGAAAGAAATGTAATGTTCATGCTAATTGAATGTTTGGCAAAAGAATTATACAACAATTAAAAGGATAATTTTATATGGAGGTAATGATATGAAACTTAATGAAAAAGGCAAAGAATTGTATAAAGTTTGGGAACAGAATTATCATAAAGAAAATGATAATCTTGGAGGAGATTCTGCAAACGGAGATTTTATTGAGGGATGGTCTATCGTTGACAACTTTGATTATATCAAAAATATTACAGATGAATGTGGTTTGTTAATCTTTGGATATGATGATAATGCAATTAATATGGTTGATGAATGGCTTGAAGATGGGGATTGCAAAATTGGGAATCTTGGCTTCACATATACCGATGTTAGAAATGAATTATCAAAATATTTTGAGTAAATAAAATGACGATTTTAGGTGGTGGAGATATGAAAAAAACTACATATACAACAACAAGATTTGATGTAAATGATGATTTTTATGTAGAAGTTAGTCCAAACGGAGAATTAATTGAATTTGTATTATGTATGAATAATTATGGTATGAAGTCATATATGTTTGGAATGTATGAAAAGAATTGTCCAAAAGAAACTTGGGAAGAATTGATTGAAAATAATATTGAAGATTATATTGATAGTTTTTATAGTTATATATACGATGTATATGAAAGTGGATTTTTAGAAGAACATGGATTTTTTAACAAAGAATAAGCACATAAAAGAGTGATTTTAAAAGGGGAAGATTAGTATGAAGAGATTAAATACAGAAGAAGTAAAACAGTTTGCTGATGCTTTAGCATTTACAGAAAGCGAAGCAAAAGATATTACAAATTTATTTTATAATCTTAAAATGGAAAATCCAATCAATCATTGGAGAGTATTAATGCCTTTGAATGATGTGGATGAATATATCAGAGAATGGGAAAATCATTGGCATAGAGAAAATAACTTTACAGAATGTTTTGAATATGAAAAAGAAAATGAATACTTTGAATACGATACAGAAGTTGCAGAACAGATTTTTGTAAGTGAAGAAATTTTTAAAGAGTATGTTATGGGAGATAAAGAAACACAGTTTGTTTATCAGTTACCTAATAATAATATGGTTGTGGTAGTTTGTTAGGCAAATAAAATAATGATTTTAAATAGAGGTGTACATATATGGCATTATTATATGATGATTATATTGCGTTAAGAGACGGCAAAATGACAGAAGAAAAAGCAAGAGAACTTGGATTTGATAACTATAGGGAGGGTATGCAACTTACTTTAGTAGGTAGCTTACATAATTTTAAATGTGGTGGAGCATTGCCAGAGGAGTGTACTTGGGGAGACAATGAAACATCAGATAATAGATAAGGAGTTGTAGATATGGCAATGGAAGATATTTTATTAAACAATATAGCAACATATAAAGACAGATATGAATACTATAATTGTAAAGGCAATGAAGAAAGAAGTGATGAATATCTATCATTGCTACTATTAGAAGTAAAAAATCTATTGATTTTTAAAAAAGTATTTGACAAGTAGTATATAATGTAGTATAATATAAATAGATAAAAGATAAGGAGATAATTATATGAAGAAGATTACATTTATATATGCAGACAAGTTGTCAAATTGGGAATGGAGAATGCAACATTGTATCGTGAGTAGTGTAGAAGAATGCATTAAGTTTTATGGTCTTGATAATAAAGATTGTATGTATGAAATACTGGAAGTAGAAGATGTATAAGGAGGTTTATTATGAACGGATTTTATAATGCAAGTACAGAAGATAAATTCAATAAAGTAGTTGAATTACTATTCAATCATGGATATGAATGGGTTGGAATGAATAAGAAGCCTACTTTTGCAGAATGTAAGAAACTTGTTCATGGCAACAGTAAATTAATTATTGATGCATTCTATAATAGTATTACAAATAAAAAAGAAATTCAGTTTGGAACAAAAGCTATTTATAATACATATCCACAGTACAAAGGCAAAATAAAGCTAATTGAAGTATAAATAATACTTGACAAGTAGTATATATAGTAGTATAATATAAGTAGATAAAAGATAAGGTTATAAAGGAGGTGACTATATGTGTGAATATAGCAAGAGAGATGTAAAACGGATTCTTAAAAAGAATGGTTGGAAGTTACATCATTGCAAAGGAAGTCATGAGATTTATAGAAATGACAAGAATGAACATTTATCTATTGTTCCTAGCAGATGTAATAGACTAATCATGGAGAGATTAATGAAACAGTATAATATGGTTGTTTAGGAGGCATTATGTTTGAGTTTAACAAAGAGTACTATTTTAAAGAAAAGATGATTAAAGATGAATATTGTGTAGGGGATAAAGTTTATTATCTGAATCACAAAAACGAATACGAAGTTGGAAGAATTAAATCAATTGAAAAAGATGATTTAAATAATGAAAACTTGTATATGATAACTGGATGTTTATATTTAAGAAGTAAAGAACATATTTATGGTCTTTATTATACCACATAGCGAATTACTACTTGACAAATAAATAAATATAGTATATAATATAATAAAGGAGGTTGATATTTATGTTATATGTAGCTTATGGAAGTAATATGAATTTAAAACAAATGGCTTTTAGATGTCCAAAATCTAAGGTTATAGGAACTGGTAAGTTGTTAGGATGGAAATTAGTATTTAATTGTCATGCTGATATTATTAGTGGTGATGACTATGACGAAGTACCAGTTGTTGTATGGGATATTGATGATGACGATTGGGCTAGACTTGATATGTACGAAGGGTATCCAAACTATTACGTAAAAGAGTTTGTGAATGTTTTAATGGATGATGGAGCAAAAGAAAAAGCAATTGTATATGTAATGGCAGACAATAGAAAAGGAATCTGTCCACCAGAAGATAGTTATTTTGATGGAATTATCAAAGGTTGTATTAGCAATAGGATTGATGCAGGATATTTATATGATGCGTTAGAGTATTCATATGCAAATAAAACAATGTATAATCAGTATACAACTAGGGAGATGGTTTAGTGAATAGAAATAAAGAGTATTATATTAATTACGTTTGTCCATATTGTATGCACACATTAGACAATTGTATTTGCAAACTGTTTCCACCACATAATCTAATCCATATTGATAAAAATATTCAAGAGCATGTAAGAATCTTAAATGATAAAGGTTATAGAACAATGTATTGTTGTGAATGTCATGAATCTGGCTCTAACACATATATTGCATTTATAATGGATTATTTTAAAGATATTAAACCACCAAAACACTTTGTATATAAAAAGAATAGAACAATTGTAAACCATTCTTATTCAAGCAAACTAACAAGAGAAGAGTTTGAAGAATTAAAGAAAAAGAATCTTGAATCATTATTAGAATGGTGTAATCAATTACCAAATCTACGCACGGAGAATTAATCTCCGTGCTTTTTCTTTGTGTATATATATAAAGTTTTTAAAAATTAGATTTTTTTGGATTTGTTGTACAATTTTTTTGAATTTTTAAAAACTTTACATATATGATTCGAAAAAATAATTTAAAAAATATTATAAAAATAGCTTGACAAGTAGTCATTATAGTAGTATAATGAATATAGATAAAAGATAACGATAACATATTTAAAGGAAAGGATTGAATGTTATGGCAAAAGAAAAATTTAATATCTATGAAGAAATCACAAACCGAATTATTGAACAGTTAGAAGATGGCAACATCCCTTGGCATAAGCCTTGGAGTGGCATCACAAATGGTGCATATAATAGAGTAAGCAAAAAGCCTTATTCATTACTTAATCAGATGTTGTTAAAACATGATGGAGAATATGCTACATATAAACAATGGAGTGAATTAGGTGGAACTGTTAGAAAAGGTGAAAAGTCTGAGATTGTAGTATTTTGGAAGATTTTAGAAGTAGAAGAAAAGGATAATAATACTAATAGAGTAGAAAAGAAATGTATCCCATTACTTAAATATATCAATGTATTTCATGTATCTCAGGTCGATGGAGTAGAGCCAAAGGAAATTAAAGCAATGGAACATGAGCCTATTAAAGAAGCAGAAGATATTAAAAACAACTATATGAATAGAGAAAACATTTGTATTAATGAAACTGTATCTGATAGAGCATTTTATAGTCCAGTAAGAGATTATATTCAAGTACCATGTAAAGAACAGTATAAGGATGTATTAGAGTTTTATAGCACGTTATTCCATGAAATGATTCACAGTACTGGTCACAAAGATAGACTTAAAAGATTAGATTGTGCTTCTCAGTTTGCTAGTTTTGGTTCAGAAGATTATTCAAAAGAAGAGTTAATTGCAGAGATTGGTTCAGCATTCTTAATGAATCATATTGGAATTGAAAGCAATAAAACATTCAAGAACTCTACTGCATACATTCAGAGTTGGTTAAAGGTATTAAGAAACGATAATAAGTTTATTGTAAGTGCAAGTGGAAAAGCAGAAAAGGCTATGAAGTATATCTTAGGAGAAGTATAATATATAAGGTTATAAGGAGAATAAATATGAAAGCATATAAATTATTAAGAACAAAGAAAGATGGCAAATTATATCCGTTATTTATTAATAAAACAGTTGAAACACCTATTGGAGAATGGATGGTTGCAGAGTGCCATCCAACGAAAGGATTTGCCATTAGACAAGGTTGGCATTGTTGCTTTAAACCAATAGCACCACACTTAAAATTAGAGCTTAAAACTGGAGAAAAACGCGTATGGGTTGAATGTGAAGTAGAAGATTTTGAAAGCTACGATAGACCAGAATCACAAGGTGGAGCATGGGTTCTTGCACAGAGAATGAAGATTAATAAAGTATTAACATTAGAGGAAGTAAATAATATTAATAAAGTTGAGGCTTAGGCTTCAACTTTTTTATTTACAAAGAAACAAAAGTTATTTCTAAAGAAACAAAAAAGTTTATTTTTTAAAAACTTTAAATAGATATATTTCGCAGCAGAAAAATTTAATTTTTAAAAACTTTAAATAGATGTTAATAAAAAAGTTTCGTTAAATATATAAAATTATCTTGACAAGTAGATTTATACATGATATAATAAGTTATAGATAAAAATAAGACAACAAGAAAAGAGGTAATAATTATGGCAAGAAGAAGCAGAGAAGAGATTTATAAGAACACAAGTACATTCACTTATTACAATGCAAATCCAAAGAATAGAATTACTGGTGATTGTACATTCAGAGCAATTAGTACTGCACTTGGACAAACTTGGGAGCAGACAGTAATGGAGATGGCACAGTTAAGTTGTGAAACTGGATATGCAATCAATGATACAAAAGGCATTGAAAGATATATGAAGTTAAAGGGTTGGACAAAAATGAAACAACCTAGAAAATCAGACAATACAAAGTATACTGGCAAAGAGTTTTGCAAGATGTTTAAAGGTGTATGTGTAGCAAATATTGGTGGACACCATGTAGTATGTATTAAGAATGGTAAAGTGCATGATATTTGGGATAGTACAGATGGATGTATTGGAAACTACTGGATAAAAGAAAGTTAATAAAAAAATAAAAAATATGTTGACAAATAGTTTATTAGCTGATATAATATAATCAAAGGAAAGGATAATATAAAAGGAGGTATAAACAATGACAATTAAAGAAATGAAAGCAAATCATGATTATAGTTTTGAATGCAATATGTCAGATTGGTATAAAAACTATGAAAATATTGATGAATGGGGTTGTGCATTTGCATGGTATGGTGACATTGGTGTAGAATATAACTTCGCTGTTGAAACCTATAACAATGAAAAATACACAGCTTGTGCAATCTACAAAATGGAATTTAATAATGAAACAGAGAATATGGAAACAGATTATGATACATTTGTTGAATATGATATTGATTTCAATGATGTAGATTGGATTGACAAACTGGAAAATGCAATGTGCGAAGCATTAATCAAATTCTTCGATTTATAAAATTAAATAAAACTAATCAGAATGGAAGTGTTAACAATGGCTGGATATATCAAGCTAGAAGTAGAGAAGTTGGAAACACAACAAATTAATTTAAAGATTAACGCAGAAATTTTTGAGGGTTTTCAAAGAAAATGTAAAATTAGAAACCTACAAATGTGTACTGTTATCGAGGCTTTTGTAAGACAATATGCAAATGATGGATATCATTTGAATGAAGAAGATATTATCAAATGGAAGAATGATAACGGAGATGTATCCACACTAAACACTCCAGTTAATAAAGAGGTTTATAATCAATTTAAAAACAAGGTAAAAGAAAATAAGCTATTCGTTAAACATGTTATATCTGCTTTTATTGAGGATTATGCAAGTAATGACTATGTTTTAGAGCTTAAAAAAGTAGAAGAATATGGAGGTGGTAATTAACATGTTTGACCCACTATTTATTATTTCTTTAATTGGCACTTGTGTACATGCATTTAAAGAAACATATGAGGAAGAAATTCCTGCTGAAAATTGGGCTAATAAACAATTATATCATGAGGATATTATGAAAGGTGTTTCAGAAGAACAACGTATAAGAAATGCTAAAGATGGAAAATATAAACTTAAAAAAGGACAATCGGGTAAAATTAAAAACAATGGTATTCCTTTAGTGAAAGGTAGATATAGCTTATAACACAATTGGGATGGGAGAGTGGCAACAATGAATAAGTATCAACAAAATGATAATGTTATAACTCTTTCTATTGTAAATGGGAAATTAGCTAAAAAACCAAAGGTTAGATATAATAAGGATGGTACAATTGATAAGCGTCATTGTAACAGAGTTAGTGGTATAAGCTCAACAGTTTATCCATTTGATGTAGACGAAGTAAGAAGTATAATCGATGTACTAAATTATCGTATCAAAAACGCAACAAGTAAAAACAAAAAACAAATTGCACATAGGAATAAAATGTTGTTCTTGATTGGAATAAATGTTGGACTAAGAGCAAGTGATTTAATACAATTACGTTGGTCATATTTTTACAAGAATGATATGACATTTAAAGAATCTTATGTGCTACAACCTAAAAAGACTAGAAGAACTGGTAAATTTGTAAAGATATTTTTTAATCAGACTGTTAAAAAGGCTATTGAAAATTATACAAGCAAATACCCAATTGAAGATTTAAACGATTATATGTTTAAGTCAAGAAAAGGAAGCAAGCCAATTACAGAAGCTGGATTGTGGAAAATTATTGTTGATGTATCAGAAGAAGCTGGTATTGATAAGAATGTAGGCTCACATTCACTTCGTAAAACATGGGCAAGAAATATCTATGATAACGCAGAAGATAAAAGCGATGCATTAGTAATGTTACAAGAATGTTTAAGACATTCTGATTCGCTTACAACACTTCGATATATAGCTATTATGGATGAAAAGAAAAAAGATATGTATAAAAGCATTGAATTAGGATTGGATTATATTTAAACGAAAGAGAGGATTATATTATGGCAATTGACAAAATTTTAAAGATTGAAGGTTCTAGCATTACATGGACATGCAAACAGATTGTAAAAATGATGGATAAGAAAACAATTAGTTTTAAGAACGTAGTACAGAGAAGTTTTGTTTGGGAAAAACATAGAATGAGTGAATTAATTTGGAGCATTATCATGGGATATCCTATTCCACCAGTATATGCAGAACGTGGTGAAAGTGATAGTGATAAGGTTAAAATTTATGATGTAATGGATGGTCAGCAGAGAAATACTTCTATTTATAAGTATATGAAAGATGAATTTGAATTAACAAAATTAAAACCTATTCCATACTTAGACGAAGACGGAAATGAATGTACTATTGATATTTCTGGCAAGAAGTTTTCTGAATTGGAAGAAGAATTACAGGATGCAATTAAAGATGCAACTATTACAGTTAAGTATTATGACAATCTTGACCAGACTCAGAAAGCAGAAATGTTCAGAAGATTAAATAATGGAAAACCATTATCAACTAAATCAAGAACACTTGCATCTGCTAAGAACATTGGTGAATTACTTGATATTGGCTCACATAAGTTATTTGAAGATATGCTGACGGAAAAATCAAGAGCAAATAAGAATCATGCAGTAATTGTAACAAAAGTATTAACAATGTTAAACAATGATGTAGATAATGTTTCATTTGCAAGTAAAGACTTTAATCCACAGATTGAAGCAATGGAAGTAACAGAAGATGATAAAGTTGAATTAAACAAAGTATTTAACTATATTGTAAATGTACATGAAGAATTAGCAAGCAACCATGAAAAGGACGTTGCTAGAAAATTATATACAGAAACACATTTAGTTTCACTTGTACCATTCGTAAAGCAGTCTATTGATAATGATATTACAGAAGCTATGTTTGGAGAATTTTTAACATCATTCTTCAAAACAGAAAACGATTCAGATGTGTATGCTAGATATATGGAAGCTACATCTAATGGAGTGGCTAGAAATGGCTCTATCGTTGCTAGACACAATGCTTTAAATGAAAGCTATGAAGAATTTTTTAAAGAAAATTCAGAAAACGTATTGACAAACGAATAAGGATGTAGTATAATACAATCAGAAACGGAGGATGGAAGATAATTCCATTCCTCCAATACATAAGAAATAAGGTTATAAGTAGAATAGGAGTAATTATTATGGCAAAGACAAGAGAAACACCATGTTTATATTATATTTGTGCAGGACAATGTGAAAAGGGTAGAGATGCAGAACACACCAAATATTGTCAGAGATGCGACAAATATAGACCTAGAGCAAAAGTAAGACACTTAAACAAGAAGAAGCAGAAGTTGGATAAGATTCGTAAAAGTGAAAGATACGAGTAACGGAGGTGCTTATGAGAAGTTTAAAGAAAACAGAAGAGGTTGTTGAAAAGATTCTCGATATGAGAAAAGATACAAGAGAGAACGATGATATCCTTTATCTGTGTGTATGTGAATATTTTCATAGAGGAGCATCATCAATGACGTTAAAAGCGTTTCTTAAATCTAGAAATAAAATGAACTGTCCTAACTTTGCATCTGTAACTAGAGCAAGAAGAAAAGTTTTTGAAAGAAGACCAGAGCTTAAGCCACCAAAAGTAACAGAACTTAGAGAGGATATGGAAGAAGTTTATATTGATTATGCGATAAACGGATAATAAAATGTGAATTTTAAGTGGTTGAGAGGTGGAAAATATGAAATTTGGATTTAAAAAAATAATAAACAACATCGAACTAACAGACGAAGAAGCATTAACATTGTATAATGCAAGAAAAATTTTGTTTGAAGCAGAAAGAAATATTGTAGAATCTTTATGTGAATATGATGAAGATTTATTAGAAGTGATTAGAAGTGGATTGTCTGGATTGGATATTTGCAATGCTAGATTAGATGTAAATATCATTGTTGAAACATCTGAATGGGAATAAAAGGAAGATTTTAAGTTGTTACGAGGTAAAAATATGACGATTAAAGAGCTATATGAATGGGCTATTAAAAACAATGTCGAAGATTATGATATTCGTATTCAATATCGTGATGAAGGTGGATGTTATTGTGGAAGCGATACATTATGTGAAGTAGATATTGAGATTGATAGATTGAGATTAGAAGTAACATTATAAAAGACAGATTTTAAGGGGGTAAGAATATGAGTTGTGATTTTTGTAAAACAATATGGAGTAGCGAAGAAGAATATAAAAAACATTTTTCACACCCTTGGAGCGAAGAAGATGCTATTATTATGTTTAAAGATGAACCTTGGCTGTATGCAACATGTGGTGACCATTATTATAATGGAATCTTGATGCCAATTGGTTATTGTCCAGTATGCGGAAGAAAATTAACATAAAAGAAACATTTTAAGTGATTAAGGGGTGAAAATATGTTAGAAGAATTATTAAAAGAAATTAATGAGTTAAAAGAATATAAAAGGATGTATGAATGTGCATCAAAAGACAAACAAAGAATGTCTGAACTTTTATATGATTATATGATGCAAGAATACGAAAATACTAGCAAAGAAAAAAGGGTAGAGTTACATAAAATAAACTGTTGTAGTTGTTGTAGATATAGTGATTGTTGTGATATGGAATTTCCAGAAGATGTTTGGAAACCAATTCCAAGTGATAAAGCATGGATTCCAGCAAAAACAACTTGTGGAAGTTTTAAATGGGCATAAAAGAAACATCTTAAGAGGTGAAAAATATGACAAAATATTTTTGTGACCGATGTGGTAAAGAAGTGAAAAGAACAATACAAATAAAAATCCCAAAAGAAAAGTTAAGTGGTGGAAATTTTAGCACAATGTCTATAGAAGTGTGTGATGATTGTAGAAAAGAATTTGATATAATAATTGACAAACTTACAGACATTAGATTTATTTTATTCAATGATTTTATAGAATAAAAATTACAATAAAAGTAAAGTTTTAAGTGGAGATTATTATGAAAGATTATTTAGTTACAAGTGATTATGGACAGTACGATAATATGTGGATTGTTCTTGCGAAAGACGCAAAAGATGCAATTCAGCAAGTTTGGGAAAAATATATTGTTCCAATGAATGAAGATATTAAAGAAGAGAATAAGAGAGATGGTTGGGACTATTATAGAACTTGTAAGAAGAGTGAACTATGTGCGAAAAGCATTGGAAGTTTGCATAACTCAAACGGAAAAATTATTAGATTATAGCACACAAAAGCAGAGTTTTAAGTGGTAGAAAATTATGAAGAAGTTAATTAGTAGATGGGAAGACTTAGTTGGATTAGAATCAAAAGATTATTATTTGGATATTGAACTAGATAATGGTTGTGGACACATTGTTCCAAAGGTGCAAACGGAAGATAACTGGTTTCATCCATATTTAAGTACGCATACATTTTATGGATTGAATTATAAAGATTCTACAATATTATTACAAGAACACGGATTTGACGTTCAACTTGAGAATTGGGATGGAGAAACTGAATTAGTAGATTATAAAGAACAATGGCTACATAATGGCAAATGTGAGTTTTGTAGAAAGAAAGATTATTGTAATAAGAAATGTAAAGCGTCATTAAAATATGACGAATGGAAGAAACAATGGCAATAAAGCAGAGTTTTAAGTGGGAGGTAAAAATGATTTGGATTATTATTGGATTAATTGTATGTATTGCAGTAATAGTAGGAATTGTTAAAGACTGGAGTAATAGTTGGTTAGAGAAGATTTTATATTCAATATTGTCGATGATAGCAACTATCTTTGTTGTTTTTGTAGTTTTGCTTGTTCCAAGTATTATCACAAGTGAATGTTCAGAAGTTGAATATAAAATGATTTCAGATGAAAAAATTGTAGCATTAAAAGATAATCAGAATGTAAATGGAGATTTTTATATTATGGGTGGTTATGTAGACGAAGACTTGTATTATTATTATGCTACAGAAACAGAATTTGGTTATGGTATAGAAAAGATAAAAGCTAGTAATTCTTATATTAAACATACAGATAAGGAAACCCATATTGAAAGGTATGTCGGAGATTTTAAAAATAAAAAATCATACATTTGGGGATTTCCAATGTACAATGATAGATATATTGTTTATTGCCCAGAGGGAACTGTAACAAATGAATTTAATGTAGATTTAGAATAGTTTTATTAGGAGGATTTTATGAGAAAATTAATTTTAAGATGGTTATTTGGTACTGATGATATAGAACATTATTTTAAATTATTAAATAGAGATAATAAGCATCTTCAAGAATCGATTGATTTGATTGATGGACATTTAAAAACTTTGGCTGAAGAAAAAGAAAATTTAGATATTATTAGAAAATTAGTTAAAGTATGTGAAAATCACGGAATCAATGCAGATGAAGAAATAAAAGAGGTTGAGTTATAAAATCAAAGTTTTAAGAGGTATAGAATATGAACATTTTTAACAATGAAACAAGAAAAATTATATGTATTGATAACGATGATGCTGGTGCTTGGGGTTTTAGTGGAACTGGGCATTTGTTAACTGTTGGAACAGAATACACTTTGGTTGATGTGGATGTTCATGGATGGCATACAATAGTTGAATTAGAAGAGTTTCCAAATGTGCAGTTTAATAGTATCTTATTTGAGGAGATTGATAACTAGCACATAAAAGAATGTTTTTAAGGAGTGTAAAATGAATAGAGATAGAGATATTTATTATATTGTAAATATTAAAGAGATTTATAGAAATCAATTGGCACATACAACAATTAAAAAGGATTTTTGTGGAAAATATCATCATGAAGCATGGGGTGTTGTATGGTTTGAATTATATCATAGTGGTGCTTTTGTTGTAATTCCAGAAGCATGGATTGAATGGATTGCTCCAGCAGAAAAATTATGGGTCAGATAAAACAGTATTTTTAAGTGGATAAGTGGAGGTGAAATTATGGGTGAAGTATTAGATTATGATGATTACTTAAATAAAAAAGTAGAAATTATTCACACGTCAAAACAAAAATATCATAAATTATTACATATGATTGGTACGGTAGAAAGAATATCATCTGAAGATATTGGTGTTGTTTTAGACGGTTTGAGAAATGAAGCAAGTAGTTATGGTGTATTTTGGTTTAAAAAAGATGAATTAAGAATTATGGAGGATGATAATATGAAAGGTTATAAGAATGTAGCAATTGTAAATTTTTTAGAAGATTATAATAAAAAGGACTATGCATTTGCATTGTTTGATGAAGAAGAAAAGTTGATTACAAGAGAAAATCAATTAGTAGTTGTAAATGCAAGAAGTAAAGATAATCGTGTTCTTGCTGTTGTAAAGGAAATTATGCCAGTAGAAATGTATAATGAAAAAATTGCTATTACAGCACAAGTTGTTGGAGTGGTAAATATGGACGGATACATTGCTCGTGTTGAAGAAGAACAAAGAATTAAAGAACTTGAAAAGAAAAAATTGGCTATTGAAAAAGAATTAGAAAAAGAAATCAACAAGAGAAAGTCCGTAGAATATTATGAAGCAATGGCAGAAAAATATTCAGATAATCCTAAGTTGGCAGAACTTGTAGCAGAATTAAAGGGATTGGGGTTATAAAATTTAAGAGGTGTATATGAATAACGAATTATTTGAAAAGAGAATATTATTTGAATCATTATCTCAGATTATGGAAAATCAGAAAAACATCATGAGGCATATTGGTATTACAAGATATGATTCTGATTGGGGATATAATGATGACAATACAAGAAATTTAATTGAACAATGTAATGCAATTGTTAATGGAATTAATTGCGAAGACAAAAACGATTGGGATTGGTAATAAAATAAGACTTTTATTTGTTTACAATTTGTTTACAATTTGTACATACGGAGTTCATAAATATATTTTATAATATATGTAAATAAAAAGAGGAGGTAATATATGGTGGTTAGAGTATACACAGATATATGGAATAACTTTCAGTTTAGAGCACCATGCTATTTAGACGGACACTTTGAACCATATAAATATGACTTAGTTAGATGGGTTAATCGTGATATTCCTACCGAGGTGACAGATTTAACAACTGGAAAAAAGGTTATGTCTGACAAATATTGCTATAGTATTGCACAGCTAACGTGGGATAAAAAAGAGGGATGGTTCGATTTCGAAAGTGTGGGGACTAGATATTTAGAAGATAGAATTGACGGTCTTGAAGAATGGATTTTAGAATTCTGTGAAATGATGGGAAAGGAACTGTCAGAAGATTATTAATTTTTAAATTAAATTATCAGAATATTCAAAGAAAGGAAATAAATATGAAAAGACAGATTAGAAGAGGAACATTTGAAACAAACAGTAGTAGCACACATGCAATTTGTATCACAAAATCAGATGTGGACAAAGCAAATCTTCCAAACTATGTAGAGTTTGAACATGGAGAATTTGGTTGGGAAGTAGCAGAATATCACGGATTGCATTCTAAGGCATCTTATTTATATCAGGCGATTTGTGATTGCTGTTATGACAGAGATGATGCGAAAAAAGAAATGTTATACAAAATTGAAGAAACATTGGGTAAATATGGAATCACTTGTAGCTTTGAACCAGATAAAAGTGAATGGGGAGATGGTTATATTGACCACGGTGGTGACACTATTGATTTTGTAAGTGCTGTTCTTGAAGACGAAGATAAACTTCTTAGATATTTATTTGGAGATAGTCTTGTAGTAACTGGAAATGATAATGGTGACGGCTATAGAGACAGAATGTATGTTAATGAGGGTGAAAAAACAGAGAAATGGGGTAATAGCACCTATACATATACTGAATATGGTGGACTAAAACCAGAATTTGATAACTATGAAATTTATGAAAAATGGAATTAAGGAGATTAACAGTATGAAAAGACAGGTTAGATGTGGAGTGTTTGAAACTAATAGTAGTAGTACACATGCGTTGACAATGTGTACAAAGTCAGATTTTGAAAAGTGGGTGGATGGAGAACTTGTTTGGAGCAGATGGAGTGAAGAACTTGTTCCTATTACAAACAAAGTAAAAGAATCTATGGAAGATGAAATTGGTTGTGAATATTTAACATATGAACAGTTTAATGACTGGGAATATATGGATTATGAAACATTTGAACAGACATTCGAAACACCAAATAATGAAAAGATTGTTGCATTTGGATATTATGGATATTGTTAATAAAAGGAGATAATTAAATGAAAACATTAGGAGTATACAAAAACGGAAATTATAGAGTAATCATTATGGATGACGGAACAAAAATCAGAGAGACAAATGAAGATGAATTTATTCCATCTTTTGCTGAAAACTGTGATTGCAAAATTACAGATAAATGTGATGGTGGTTGTCCATTTTGCTATGAGGGGTGTACTCCTAATGGCAAACATGGAGACATTTTAAACTATAAATTCTTGGATACATTACATCCATATACCGAACTTGCTATTAATGGAAACGATATGAGCCATCCAGACTTAATTCCATTTCTTGAAAAACTAAAAGAAAAGAAAGTTATTGCAAACATGACAGTAAATCAGATTCACTTTGAAAGATATCAAGACATGATTCGTGACCTAGTAGATAAAGGATTGATTCATGGTCTTGGAATTTCATTAAATAATCCAACTGAAAAATTTATTGAACTTGTTAAAACATATCCAAATGCAGTTATTCATGTTATCAATGGAATTTTAAGTCCGTCAGATGTTGGAATGCTTGCAGATAACGATTTGAAGATTCTTATTCTTGGGTATAAACTGTTAAGACGTGGTGTTACCCATTATACAACAGAGCATAACAATATTGATTCTTTACAGTATTGGCTCAAAGAAAATCTTGAAGATATGCTTAATCATTTTAAAGTAATTAGTTTTGACAATCTTGCAATCGAACAGCTTGAAGTTAAAAGACTTATGAGCGAAGAAGAATGGAATGAGTTTTACATGGGAGATGATGGCGGATTTACTTTCTACTTAGACTTAGTGGATGGAAACTTTGGAAGAAATTCTCTTGCAACAGACAGATATTCAATCATGGATAATATCGATGATATGTTCCAGAAGATTTTAAATGAAAGATAAGGTACGAACAATGACGTTATGGAAAGTTAAGAAATGTTATTTTAATTATGATAATAATGTATCAGAAATTGCATATGTAATTTTACCATATGATTTAAAAGGACATTTAGAATGTTGTTTTAAATGGTATGGAATCGAAGGATTAAAGTGGTGTTATTTATTTGAAAAGCAGGCAAAACGTAAAGCAGATAAGTTAAATAAACAATTAAAAGAAAGGTTTTAAGTGGTGATTGATTATGTTATTTTTAAAAATTTATGCAGCATTTTGTATTTTAACATTTCTAGTTGTTGTAATGCAGAGTTATGTATTATATAAGGAAATTAAAAGAGAATATCCAGATGCAGTAGAAGAATATCTTAAGAATCATAAAAGAAATATTTTGGAAAGAATGTTTGCATGGGCAAGAGTGATTATTGCTTGTTTTGTTCCAATTATAAATATTGGCATCTTTTACGTTGCAATGTTTGAGACGGAAAAGGTAAAAGACGTGTTTATAAGTAAAGAGCTAAAGTTATAAAAGAAGGATTTTAAGTGATGGTTGAAATTAAATGTATAGATGAATATACAACTAGATTAAAAATGTTGCCAGTATGTGATTGTGGATATGTATTTAAAGATGGTGTGGTTTGCAGTATGATGTATCATAAAGTAGGCGATATTGAATATCCAATGTATTTTATTGAGCCAAATATTTGTCCAAATTGTAAAAAGGTAATTGAATGTATTGAACTTGATAGAGATAAAATTGATTTTACAAATGGAGATTTAAGTGATGAAAGACTATGAAAAAATTTTTATTAATTTAATGAACCAGATTTATGATTGGCGTGCTCGTAATATCGAGCCAACTAGAATTATCCTTGGAACAGAAATCGTAAAAATTCTTCATAACTCAACTTGTCATATTTATGAAGCAACTGATTATGGTGTTGTTGAATTTATGGGAATACCAGTAACAATTGATTATAAAAACAAATGGATTATAATGGCTTGTGATGGCGAGGAATGGGATATGAGAAATTTTTTAAGCACATAAAAGAGAAGTTTTAAGTGGAAAAATTTTGCAAAAAAGCTATTGACAAATATAACCTTATTTGTTATAATATGTATAGAAACAAAGAAATAGTAAAGTTATAGGAGATAAGGTTATATGAAAATATATCAGATACATGAACGTGGTGGCGAATGGGAAGATTATTATGACTATATAGTATCTAGTTATCTTTCAGAAGAAAAGGCAATTGCAGAAAAAGAGAGACTTGAAAAAGAGCAAGCAGAAAAAATAAAATGCAATGAGTGTCCGTTATATTATTGTCCACAAGATTGTCAGCTTGATTGTTTGTCTGAACATGATAAATGTCAGAAACGTGCAATCGAGGAGGCAAAAAGACGTTGTGAATACTATGAGTCAAGTGATGATGAAAAATGTGCTAACTATTATTATGATATTTATGGCGATAGTTCTTATAGTATTGAAGAAGTAGAAGTGATTGAGTAGGTGATGATATGACAAGTGCAATTTTAGTATTAAAATATATGCCAGACATGTGTAGAAATTGTCCATTGTTTGATTTTAATAATCGTGGAGAACCAATTTGTAACAAAGAAAACAAACGCATTGATTCTATGTATAGAAAACCAGATTGGTGTCCATTAGTAGAATTACCAAAGTATTCAGTAAGAGACTATCCAGAGTATGATAGATATGTTACTGGATATGATGATGGTTGGGATGCTTGTATTAATGAGATTTTGGGAGAATAGATTATGAATAAAGCGATATTGGTATTAAATGAAATGCCTAGCTGTTGCATAGAGTGTCCATGTAGAACAAAAAATCTTTTGGATAAAGATGTATGCAATTGTTTATATGAAAATAATGAATTAGGATTACATGATTTAATGCATGATAGACCATATTGGTGTCCATTAAAAGAAGTTCCAATGGGAATAGATGCTTATGTTCCAGAATCAGTAGATTACTTGTCATATCATAGAGGATGGTATGATTGTAAAAGAGAAATTACAGGAGACTAAATTTATAAAACGGTAATTTTAAGAGGTGATTAACATGGCGATGCCAACAAGAGAAGAATATGAAGAAGCGTTAGAGAGTAAAAAATATTTGGATGATGCAATTAGAAGAGAATATAAACGCAGAGATGATTTAATAAATCAATTATGTGGTTCGCAAAAGTTATTAGATGGTTATAAAGAGTCATTGGATTATCAGAAAGATATCATTCAGAAGTATGAGATTTATCGTGAAATATGGATGGATAGTATTAGGAATATGTAGTAATAAAAGGACTGTTTTAAGAGGTGTAATATATGGATTTGAGAATGTTAGAAAGAGCAGCGATGATTGTTTTTGAAATGTGCAGACAACATCCAGAACTTTGTCCACATGATTATGATTGGGTTTCTACTAATTTAAATACTGGGATAAAACGTTATAGATGTAATATTTGTGGAAAAGAAAAGATAGTAGAAGAATAAAATGAACATTTTAAAGAGGATAGCAATATGATAATGGATGGATGGCAAGCTGAAAATTATATGAAAAGATTGGAAAAAGATAACATTATAAGAACCGTTCCTATTACAGAAGGAATGACAATTTATTTTAATAATGCAACTTCATATTATGAAGAAAAAAATAAGTTAAAAGAAGCTGGTTTTAAAATGGAATGTAGTGATGATGTTTATAGTGTTTATATTCTTTCTTGTCCATATAAATATAATAATGAAACAATATATAGAATAAAATGATTATTTTAATGTATTAAATTTTAGGAGGTAAATTATATGAAACTTAGAAATATTAATGATGTAAATGATTTTTTAAATGTTGTAGAAAGCTGTGAAGGAGAAGTATATTTAACTAGTCAGTATGGGGACAAGTTTTGTTTAAAGAGTTATATGAGCAGATATATTGCTCTTGGCGCATTGCTTGGAGAACGTGGTGATGAGCTTGAAATCTTTTGTGAATATAAAAGCGATGAATATAAATTCTTAGACTTTTTTGAAGACCATAAGCATGTATTATTTGGAGGAAAATCAGCAGAATAAAAAACATATTTTATGGGGTAGAAAATGGAAGAAAGAAGATACAAAGTTTTAATTGATAATATGGTTGTTGCAGAGAGAATGGATTTAAAGACAGCAACAATATTGGTAAAAGCATTATTTGATGAATATTATAATGATTATAAAATGGTTGTAAGCGTTAAAGCAGAAGATAGAGCTGTTTGTTCGGAAGAAGCATTTGACTTTTAACTAGAGAATAAAATACGAATTTTAAGTGGTGGTTAACAATGAATAAAAGACAGCGAAAAAAATATAAAAAGAAAATAGAAATGTTCACAGAATCTTATGTGTCTTCTTATAGAGAATTAAGAGAACTTGATAGAAGTTATCACGATTTTAAACTTTCGTGCGACAGAATGAAAAAACTAGGACACACATGGGATTTAGAGTTTCTATTGAGTAGATAAAAATAAAATTTTAAGAGGTGATTATATGGAAAATAAAAAGAAGTGTCCTAAATGTGGAAAAGAAATGTCGTTTTATATTGAAGGTAATATTGCTGGTTCATTAGGTGTGTTTGAATGCGAATGCGGTTATAAGAATAAAAATGGTTTAAATATACATTATGCTACGGATGAAGATTGGGAGAGATTTCATAATAATACTAGGGGTATTATGTGGTAATAAAAATAGAGTTTTAAGAGGTTGCAGATATGAGTGTTGCTTATGGAATAAATACAAAGGTTGTTGTAAAAGGTCAATGTAACCATCCAGATAAAAGAGGTATAGTTGAAGAGTATTTAAAAGACGGTCTTCCAATTCCAAAGTTTTCATGGACTCATTGTGTATTTTGTCATAATGATGGCTGTGTATTCGGTGGAGAGTGTAGTTATAGAAGCAAATAAAAATATACTTTTAAGGGGTGGATTATGGCAAGCTGGGAAGATAAATTTGTTAGAATTTTAGAAACAGATGATTGGGTCGTAGATTACGATAAAGAGAAAAGAAAATATAGAGTTAGTAAATTTGAAGGCTATCATTTCAAAGATGAAATTTGGTTTGATGCTTATGAAGAAAATGAAGTTTCTAAAAAATGGTATCTTTTTAAAGATAGACTTCCTAAACTTAATGAGTTAGTTGAAGTTAAAATTGTTGTAGATGGCGAAGAAAGATATTATTTAGACCAATTAATGCAGACAAAAGATGGTAAATATAGATGGCTCTATAATTATTATGGTAATGCAGAAATTTCTTGGAGACGTGTATAATAAAAATTATATTTTATGGGGTAACAACATGTATTTAGAAGAATATGAAAATGAAAATTGTAATCTTGCTGTAGGTAAATATAAGATTAAAAATGGTAGCAAGTTTATTGCTGGTGGAAAGGTTTCACAATTAAATTTAATGTTAGACCAACATTTTAATTGGTTTCAGAAACTAATGTGGAAATGGTGTTTTGGAGTAAAAGTAGAAGATTATAGTGATGAGTAATATGAAATTAGATTGTTATTTTGAAGAATGTAAACATTGTATAAATAGACATTTTAATGATAAGCTTGTGTGTTGTCTTACAAATAGATTAAGTCTAGCATGGCATAATTGTTTGTTAGAAATTCCTATTATTAATAAACTTATAAAAAAAGAAAAATACTGTCATTGGCATACGAATGAAAATTTGTTTAAAGCGTATTATTCTAATGATAGTCATAAAACCATAGGAGATATACTAAAATAAGGGGAAATATATATGAATTGTAGAGAAGAAATTATTCAGAATATTAAAGATTGTGGTCAGTCGTTAATTGATAATGCAGAAAAGATTGCAAATGATTTTAAATATCATACAGATTTAACTATCACTTGTTATCCTACAGAAAAAGATAGAGCTCCTCGTATTATTGTAGAAACAGAATTTATACCAGAAAAAATTGTTGAAAGATATATGTAAGAGGTAAGAATATATGGGATGCGTAAGTACAATTAGTTATTATAATTTTCCTAAACAAGCGGATAGTAGCTATAAATATCCCCATCTTGGAAAAGTTGTAGAAGTTTGTTATCACTATGATACAAGCAAGAAACATAGGGGAATTATTGTTAGAGACGACAGAGAAGAGCCATTTCAGACGATTATTGCATTAGAGAACGGTAGATATGTGCTTGGAACTGAATGTCAGTATTCATTTGTTGACTAATAAAAACTTAATTTTATTGGGAGTGAATTATGAAAAAATCAGAAATAACTCGTAGACAATTTTCTGAGAATTGCCAATCTTGGTTCAGTAAGAATTGTGCTTGTTGGGCGAATAATCATAATGGATGGTCTAAAATGAAAAAGAAAAACAGAAGATTGTTTAAAAAGAAATATAGAAGAGAAACAGAAAAAGAAATAAAGGATACTTTAGATGGAATGTAAAGATTGTAAATATTATAAAGTAGATAGTTTCACTTTTAATGGTAAAAAGTATACAAATCGTATGTGTGAAATTACTCATTTATGCAACACGAAATCTTGCAACGCAGAAAGTTATGAACATATTGAGAATGCAAATATATGTTTTAATTGTAAATATTGGCATGGTGGTGGAGACTGGGGTTTGAGTTGCGAGAAAAATTATTATAATTGTAGTGCTAACGGATTTGATGAAGTGTGTGAACAATTTGAAAGGAAGCAGTATGAGAGGAATTTTTGATAGAATTATTGCAAGATTAGAAAATATAAGTGAATATGATGACTATGGAGAAATTGTAAATTTAGACGAAGCGTTGAGTGTTATATATGAATTAAGAGACGAATATAGTGATTGTATTTATATGTCGTTGGATGATTATATGAAACTTGTTGAGTATAAATATATGTACGAAGACTTGCGTAGGTAGGTGAATAGAAATGATTAGTAATCCAAAGTTTGGTTGGTGTGATTTTAAACTAAGAACGTTCTATGGAAGTCCAAGCTATTTAACAAATGTTCCAGTAGATTTATTAGATGCATTTATTGATTATTTCGCAAACGGAATGGGCATGGCATGGTTTGACGAAGAAGGAACTGAATTTACATTGGTGATTAACCCATATTCATTATATATTATAGAAGAAAAAGGAAAATCAGTTTTACATGATTTTTCAGAAATGAAAGTTGAAAAATTGGCAAAAGAGTTAATTAATGATATTGAAAAGGATTTAAATGCTTGGTCTATGTTCTTTATATGGGATGACCAAGAAGAAATTGAAATGAATAGAAATGATATTAGACAACGAATTGCGAAGTTAAAAGAATATATTAAAAATTAAAATCATTTATATCCTTAAGTGTTAAAATTTGATAACTCCTTATAAAAATGATATTATTAAATAAAATAAATATATATCTTATAAGGAGATGGCATAATGAATAAGCATATGCAGGAGTTTATTGATTCTATGGAATCAAACAATACTCAAAAAGTAATTAAATATGTATTCAAAAGAATCAATGAAAACAACATAGAGAATTATAATTCATTACAAATGGAAAATTTGATATTAAATATGCACCCAAATAGTAGTAAAGAAATCATTACTATAGTTTATATTTTATCATCTTACTTTAAATATTTACAAGAAAAAGGTGTAGTTAATAATGATAATGCATATCAAATTGTTCAAAGTATTGACAAAAATCTTTTATGGAAGAAATGTAAGCCAAGTGCAAAAAAGAAATTTATATCATATGAGCAATATAAAAGAACAATACATGATATAGAAATGTATGAAGAGTATAATTCTTTATATTATACATCATTATTCAGTTGTTTATATTATGGTGTTTATAATGATGATTTAAGCGTAATCAAAAATATGAGAAAATCAGATATAGAAGATAATGGGACTATAACATTAAGAGAAGATAATGGTCATAGTTATAAAATTAAAATACCAGAGAGATTGGCAGGAGATTTAAAGAAGCTTGCAGATATAAATACATGGCAACGTCCAAATCGTTTTTCTGTATGCAATGTAGAAATGCGTGGAGTTTATCCAGATAGTGTGTTCAAAGTAGAAAATAGGTCTACAGCATCAGATGAAAGCTATAAATTTACATTCTATTCAAAGCTTCGTAAAATATCAAAAGAATATTTAGAATACTCTTTATTGCCATTACAATTATATGCTAGTGGTATAATGAACAGAATTAAAATTGAGTTAAATAAAAACAACATCTCTTTGAATGAAGCATTTTCTCAAAATAATAGAAATAAAATGGCGCATTTAATTATATCAAAAGAATTAATGAGATGTAACAGTAATATAGAAGTTAGTAACTTTAGAGAGTTAGTAAAAGGACATTTAGACAGCTTTTAAAATGTAAAAATTTTACAAAAAAATCTAAAAAAGGTATTGCAATTTTCTAATAATTATGCTAATATAATATCAGTAAATAAACCACGAGGTGTTAACAATGCACTTCGTGGTACACAATGATATTTGTAATATAATTAGAAAGGAATATGCATATGGGAAACAATATTAATTTTGGTTTTATTAAAGACAATGATAATCTACAACTAAATAAGATATTAAAAAATAATAACAAATTAAAAGAAATACATATAGATATGTATGCAGATAATCCTATTGAATCCTCGATTCCTTTTGTATTACTACTTAGAGTAATTGAAAAAAACATAATTGTTCTAAATGACGGACGTAGGCTTGCGTTTAGAATGAATAATATATTTAATACTTATATTATGAATATATTATTATCGGACATAACTGAATGTTTTGTTAAAATTGCAGATGAATATTATTCTGAACTTATATTAAATGTTAAAAATATCTATTACAAAATTACAGTTTTTGGCTGATAAATTACATATAAAAATGTTAGATGGGTTGGGTGGGCGTGAGAATTTATTATATATAAATATTAACGTTATATAGAAAGGAGAATGAAATGTCATTTTTAAGATTTGTAAGGATGTGTAAAAAATATGATTTTACTTATATGCTTAGTACGTATTTAAAATTAAAATTAACTATTAGACCATATCACACATATAAAAATATTGAGATAGTAGATGAATGTTATAATTACAGAAAATTATTTAAAAAGGCTGTCAAAGAAATGAAAGATTATAGAAAGGCAAATGGTTAATAATATGAAAAGGAAAATATTTATATCTGTACTATTTTGTATTTGTATGATGATGACTGGATGCAGTGATAAACAAGAAGAATTAGAAGTTGTAGAAGTTATAGAAAATGAAACTAAAACAACTACATTGATAATTGAAACAGAAGAAAAAACAAAAATTAATATTAGCTTTCTTGATGAATCATATCTTATGAAGATTGCACAATATAAAGGCGGAAGCCTTGAAGATAGAGTGTATACAATTCTTGTCACATTAAACAAAGCAAGAGAAAAAGATTCATCAGAAATGTATACAGACTATGCAATGAGTATGGTTCAAGACACAGTTTTAAATGAATTATATAATATTCACGGTATAACACCTAATGAATTTGAAGAGATTGTTCCAGATGTAATAACAATAGAAGCAATGGATATTGTTAAATGGGAATGCTCTGGTATGAAATATGCACAAAGGGGTGAATAAATGTATTTAGATGTAGCAGCAACAGCTAAAAATGAAGTTGACGATATAATTATCAATGAGATGGTATATGCCATGAAAGAACATTGGATGAACCCATCCAGTCTATATGCTTTTGATGTTAAAAAAGAAATTGATAAATGCAGAGATAACATTGCTAATTTTATTAGAGCAAAACCAAATGAAATTTATTTTACAAGTGGAGCTTCTGAAAGTAATAATTGGGCAATTAGAGGATTTTCAGATAAAATGTGGGATAATTTATATGATAATCCATATGTAATTACTACAAGAATTGAACACAAGTCTATTATAAGTGCAGTTAGAAACGAAAGCCTTGGTGCTGTTGTAAGATATTGCGATGTGGATGAATATGGATTGGTAGATTTAAATAAATTAGAAAAGTTATTAGCAGAATGTTATAATGAGCCAGTGTTGGTTAGCGTGTGTATGGCTAATAATGAGATTGGGACTGTTCAGCATATACCAATAATTTCAGATATTGTACATAAACATGGTGGAGTACTACACGTTGATGCAACTCAAGCATTTGGACATATTTCTATTGATGTAGAAAAAATGGGTATTGATATGATGAGTTGCAGTGGTCATAAAATTTCTCCAGTATTAAGAGGTGTTGGCTTCTTATATAAGAAAAATGGTATTAGCATTAATCCGCTTATTTATGGAGCTCAAGAAAGTGGACTTCGTGGTGGCACAGAGAATACATATGGTATTATTGGACTTAGCAAGGCTATAGATTATTGCAACGTTAATATGGAAGCTATTGAAACATTAATAGATAAAAGATTTTATTTTATCAACATGCTTGAAAAAAGATTTGGATGTAAATTGAATGGTCATCCATATTATAGACTTCCTAATAATATTAATGTTACATTCCCACAGAAGATAACTGGAGAAGCTCTTGTATATACATTGGAAACATCTGAAATATACTGTTCTGTTGGAAGTGCATGTAATTCCAAATCAATAAATCCAAGTCATGTATTAAAAGAAATTGGACTAACAGATAGCGAAGCAATAAGAACAGTAAGAATTAGTCTTCCAGATGATATTACATATGATGATATAGATAATGTTATAAATGAAATAGATAAGGCGATTAAATTAATTGAAATGTGTGGTGATTAAATGTATAGAGTATATGATGTAAAAAATAAAAAGTGGATTACAGACAATGTTTATATGTCTTCAAATTGTGATTTATATATTTTAAAAACTTCTATTTTTAGTGGTGCAAAATTAGAATTATTAGAGGGTGAATATGTATACCATAACAGCATTGATTTATACGATAAAAGCAATACCTTGGTTTATGAGGGAGATTATATTGAGGCTAAAGTTTCTGAAGACAAAACAGTAATTGGTCTTGTTGCATATGCACATGAATTATCTAGTTATGTAATTTTATGTGTTGATAGCGATGAATTTTATACGCTTGGTTCTGAAGTAAAAGAATATATTAAAGTAGTTGGGAATGTATTTGATGAGCGTTAGGTGGTGATAAAATGAATGTTATAGATTGTAGAGAAATTGCACAAAAGATTAAAGATGATGTAAAAGCTGTTGCCGATGGAAAAGGTTATGAGATTAATGTATTAACTAATCCTTATGATGAACCAAGTAGGGCATATGTTAGAAATAAAAAAATTGCATCTGAATATTGTGGTATTAAATTTAATGAAATTGTATTAGATGAAAATACGGAAGTAGATAGATTACTTGATATTGCTGAATCAAATATACCTACAATCGTTCAATTACCTATTTGTGATAAATTAAGCAGTGTTAAAGAATATATTGCTAATGATATTATGAATAATAAGTGGTTAGATTGCGATGGTTTTGCAGTAGACTCATTCGTTAAACCAGCAACCGCAAATGGTGTAATGAGAATCTTTGAAGAAATCAAATATGATTTAACTGGGAAACATGTATGTATTGTAGGCAGAGGAAAAACTTGTGCAAAGCCGTTAGTTGATATGATGCTTGATAAAAATGCAACTGTTACTATTTGTCACAGTAAAACACAAAACTTAGCAGACATAACAAATAAGTGTGACGTTATTGTTTCTTGTGTTGGAAAAGAAAATTTAATTACGGTTGACCATGTGAAAGACGGTGCTGTAGTAATTAATGTAGGGTTGACAAAAAATGATGATGGAAAACTTGTTGGCGATATCGATTTTGATAATGTTAAACGCAAAGCTTCTTATATTACTAAAAATGTTGGAGGAGTTGGATTGTTAACAGTGGCTTGCTTAATGGAAAACGTAGTTAAATTATATGAATATTATAATTAAGGATGGTGATTAAGTGGAAACAGTTAGCATATATCTTAGTGGTGGAATGTCATCTGTAAGCTTTAAAGAGCAGTTAAAATGGAGAAGCAAAGTTATTAATGCAATTAAATATGGTGACTATGATTATGATAAAAAACCTATGTTTTTCAATCCAGTAGAATATTATAATTATGAAGAAAAGCATCATAAAACAGAACGTGAAGTAATGGAATTTGAATTAAATAAATTGAGAAATTCTGATTTGGTGATTGTGAATTTTAATGACCCAAAAAGTATTGGTACTTGTGCAGAGCTAGCTATTGCTTATGAAAATAGAATTCCAGTAATTGGTATTAATAATGAAAAAGAGCTGCATCCTTGGCTTAATGAATTTGTTTGTAGAATGTGCTCGGACATTCGTGAAGCTGTTGAATATGTAGTAGATTTTTATCTTAATTAAAAAAGTTATAAAAAAATAATTTTTTCAAAAAAAGTACTTGCATAAAACTGGAAAAAGTTGTATAATGATTTTGTAATCTTAAGAGATAAGGTTATAATAAATGAAAAGAAAGGAAACAAGAAAATGAGTACACTAAGAAAACTTGAAAGAGAAGTAATTAGAAATCAGTGTTACAAAAAGAATCACAACAAGAAATCTTTTAAACACGAATGGGAGAAATTCCATTATGGAGAAGATGTACTTGATGATGATGGAAATGTAGTTGTTGCTAAAAAAGAAAAAGTCGAAAAGAAAAAGAAGAGACATTTTGACAATGGTAAAAATTACACAAATTATTTAAAAGCATGGAAATCAATGGTTGAAAACATGAAAACTAACAAATCAAGCGCAGTAAGAGAAAAAGTATGTTAATTAAAACGGAGGAATGAACATGGATAAGAAAGTAATTAAAAGAACAGATTGGGTATCAAATTTTACACTTATTGGAACGCCAAAAATTAATGAAGAGTACACATTTAAAATCGATGAGCACAGTGAAAAAAGCCAGTGGGTATATAACAGCATGAACCTTGGTATTGATTGTGGAGAACGTCATGGTGTAATTTACGCAGAAATGATGGGTGGCTATGGAGAAGATAGAGAAAATAAACTTTACAAACATGGCAAGAAAGATGACGGTTCTGACGATTTCGAAAAGCAGATTGTTGTAGATTGGGAAGACAGACTTAATGAAAATGTTCTTGAAGAAATTGGAGACCTTTCATTTATCACAGTTGGTCTTGAAACTACAGATAAGGGCAAAACTTTCTATAATAAGTTTCTTAGCGAATATGATGCCATCGCATACATCAAAGAACACTTAACAGAAGACATGGTTGTAAATGTCCGTGGTAATTTAAAATACTCTACATATAACGATGTTACTCAGGTTAGAAAAACAATTACAAGCATTGTACTTAGTAAAGTTGATGACCCATCTAAATATACAGCTAAGTTTACTCAGACTGTTTTAATTGATAAAGACTCTGCAAGCCTTAAGAATATCGATAAAGATAAAGGTGTTATGTATGTAGACACAAGAGTTCTTGATTATGTTAAAGAGGTTAACGGTATTGAAGTAAAAGGTCAGTATCCATTCCCTAAACAGTTTGAATTCGAACTCAACCTTGAAAATGAAAAGCTTTGTAAAACAATTTTAGATAAATTATTCAAAGTTAAAAAAGATGTTACACAGATTACATTTGACGGTGAATTTGTTGAGGGTGGAGCTGTTGTGACTGCTACATGGGACGACATTCCAGATGATATCAAAGGCTTGGTAGAAATGGGATTATATGATAAAGATGAAGCTCTTGCTAGATGTACTGCAAATGGAAGCAAAGAACGTAGAATGATTCTTAAAAAACCTACTATTAAACTTGTAGGAGAAGATAAAGTACCAGTTGTACAGAAGTTTGAAGAAAAATATACAGAAGAAGATTTAATTCTTGATTATCTGTATGACTTTAATGAAGCAAAAGATGAAGAAGTTCCATTTAATGAGGATACAGAATCAGACGATAGCATGGATTGGCTTTCAAAATTATAATACATAACAAATAAACTTATAAGAGGGATATTAATTTATCCCTCTAACAATTAAAAGAATGAAAAGAGGTATATGAAATGGCAAGAAAATTTGGTAAGAAAAATCACGTATCACTTAATCCACTTGATGCAAACATCTGTTTATTAGGTCTTCCTAAGATTGGTAAGACAACAATCATGAAAGAAGTTGCAGAAAAATTAGTAGGAGATAATTATATCTTTTTAGAAATGTATCGTGAAAATGGTGCAAAATATATCGAAGATATCATTTATGAAGATGTTCCAGATTGGGAAACATTTGTAGAAATCATTGATGATATTGTTGATAATAGAACAACTGACTATGCTGATTTAAAAGTTGTATTCTTAGATACACTTGATAATGCACTTCAGCTTGCAGAGCAGGAATCTATTAGATTATGGAACAAAGAAAATCCAGCTAAGAGAACAACTGCAATCAATGCTGCTTGGGGCGGTTATATGAAAGGTCAGGACAAAGCTATGGAACTTCTTCAGGAACAGCTCTTTAGACTGAGAAATGTTGGAGTTGCATTTAGTGTAATCGGTCATGTCCGTCAGACAACTATTACAGACCCAATTACAAATGAATCATATCAGCAGATTACTTCAGATGTATCTCAGAGATACTTCAATCAGCTTAAAAAGAATATTGACTTAGTTGGTATTGCATACATTGATAGAGAACTTGTAAAAGGAAAAGTTAATGGTAAGGAAGTTGTTAATGTAAAATCTGAAACAAGAAAAATTAAGTTTAGAGATGACAACTATACAGTAGATAGCGGAAGCCGTATGAGTCAGATTACTAATGAAATTAACTTTGATGCAGATGAATTTATTGAAGCAATGAAGAATGCTTTAGAAGCCGAAGTGAAAAAAGGTGGAAAGTCTGTAGAAGACCGCAAAAAAGAAAATGAAAAAGAAGAAGTAGAAAATATGAAACGTCTTGCAGAAGCTGAATCAAAAGCAAAGGCAGAAAAAGAATTAGAAGAAGTTAAAGCTAAAATTGTTGAATTCTTTGTTGCAAATAAATCAAATATGGATGCCATTAAACCAGCAATGGCGATTTATAAAGAAAAAGGATTTGGAAATCCAAATGAAATCGATGATTTAAATGTAGCGAAAGAAGTATTAGCTGTTTGTAAATAATAAACATACACCCTGCGACCATATAGTCGCAGGGTTATAAAATAAATAATGGATAGGAGTGAGAACATGGCAAAACCTAATGATTTGACTGGTAAAAAATTTGGTTTGCTCACGGTAACTGGAAGAGCGCCAAACGATAAAAGGCATGTTGTTTGGTATTGTGACTGCGAATGTGGCACAAAAGACTTCGCTGTTCGTGGTAGCGACCTAAATCAAAAACGTGTTAAGTCTTGTGGATGCAAAAAAGAAGAAGATGTTAAACCAGAGAAAAAAGTAAAAAAGATGTCTGATAAAGATAATAAAGATTGGGATGAGCTTTATCAATATGTAAAGGTTAATATTATGGGATATGACCCTAAACAAGCATTATCTCAAAAAATGGCTCTTAGATTAAAAGGATTATTAACCAATAAGTTTATGGAGAATAATAATACTAAATCTACTGCCGATTATTCATATCAGACTATTCTGAACACTTTTAAATTTTGCTCTCCAACTATTCATAATGTTTTTAGAACAAGCAGATTTAATGATGAAATGCATAGATTTAATGTTGCCTTAAAAATTGTAGAACAAAATATTAATGATATATACATCAGAATGAAAAATGTTGAAAAGGCAAAAGAAGAAGCAAAAAATACAACAGTAGAAATTGTGAATCATGTTGGGGTTGAATATAAACCAAAAGAAAAGAAGAAAGATAGATTTTCGAATTTATGGTAGGAGAGAATAATGGCAGAAAAAAATAATAAACCGACTCCATTTGAAAAACAGCAGGCGGAAGCTGCGAAACAAATTCTTGAATACAAATTAGGTGACGAAGCATCTATTGTTTCAATGATATATAAAAATCCAGATTTGTTAAGAGAAACAAATTTAACTATAAATGACTTTCACCACAATTGTTGGAAGGTATACTTTGAAATAGCAAGAGATATGATTATTAACGAGAAAAAGGTAACGTTATCTGAAGTAGATATCGGCTTGTATTTAGATAAGCATTCTCAGTTAGCAGACAAGTATTATAATGAATATGGCGGATATCAGACCATTGAAAATGCAACCGCTTATATTCAAGAAGAAAACTTTGAAAGTTATGTAACAGATTTAAGAAAGTGGAATACAGTTGCTAAATTAATTAAATATGGATTTCCTTGTGATAAAAAGAGACTTAGTGAAATTTGTGATATGTCAACAGAAGAACTGTATGACGAATATACAGTTTATTTAAATGATATTTTTGCCAATGTAGACAACAACATCAAATCATATAATGGTTTTGATGGCATGAAAAATTTAATCGAAGAGTTAGACGCTGGTAAGAATGTTGGAATCCCATTTAAAAATTGCAAAATATTAAATGCTGAAACTGGTGGTATGTTAGGTGGTAACATTATAGGATTTGGAGCATCGAGCGGTGTTGGTAAATCTACTTTAAGCATTAACTATATATTCCCAACAATAATGGATAAAGACCTAAGAGCTTTATTTATTATCAATGAAGAAGACCAAAATAAGTTTAAAAAAGAAGCGATTGTTTGGTATTGTTCAAATATTTTAAAACATCCAATACCTAAAAGAATCCTTAGAGATGGCGGATTTGATAAGGAGACTAAAGAGGTTTTATATAAAGCAGCTGAATGGTTTGAAAGCTTAAAAGAAAGAAAAAATATAACAATTATCCCATTAGAACAGTATACCGCAAAAACTGTTGTAAAGTTAATTAAAAAATATTCTAAAATGGGAGTTGATGTTATAGTATTGGATACATTAAAAGAAAGTTACGATTCTCGTGATAAAGAGTCTTGGAAATCTCTTATGACAGATTGCGTAGATTTTTATGATTGTATCAAACATACAGATACTTGTATGGTTATTACATATCAGCTTGTAAAAAATAAAAGTAAATACCTTACAAATTCAGATATTGGTGTTTCTAAAGGTATATTAGACGTATTTAGTGTTAATGTATTTTTTAGAAGACCGCTCCAAACAGAGTATGAGGGTGGCAAAGATGAGCTGTATTGCTATAACCCAATCAAAAACAGTAGTAGTAACGTTGAGTTTAGACTGAAAAAAGATAAACATTATATGATTGGCTTTATAAGCAAAAACAGACATGGTATGAGTGATGTTCAGATTATTAGCGAGGCAGATTTTTCAATAAATAAATACGAAGACTTAGGTTATTGTAACGTAATTCAAGATTATTAAAATAAGGATGTAGGGTAGAAGATTATGACAATTGGTGAATTAAAAGAGTATATTTGGAAAAATAAAAAAATAGAATATATCTTAGAGGAAATTGGTTGTCACAGTATAGTTTATCATCCTAAAAAAGAATTTTATTCATGTGGTAATTTTAATGGCGATAACAAAGGCGCTATTAATGTAAGAAATAACGAGTATTTGAGCGTAACAAATTGGACTAGAGAAAAAGAGTTTGGCGAAGGTTCTGACATTGTAACTCTAGTCCAATATAATAAAAATATGTCTATTATTGAGGCAATTAAATATATACATAATATTCTTGGGATTAAATATGAATATAAAAGAGCGGAAAAGCCCAAGAAAAAATTCGACCCTCTTGAAGTATTTAAGCGTGCTTGTGGTAAAAAAAGAACAATAGATGTTGATGATATTCATATTTTAGATGATAAACTAATGAATGATTATATTCCAATGTTGCATATTGACTGGTTAAGAGAGGGTATAACAGAAAAGACCAGAAAGAAATTTGCTCTGGCTTATAGTTATAAATATAAACGTGTAATTATTCCTATGAAATATTGGCTTACTGGTGAGCTGCTTGGTTTTAATCAGAGAACTACGGTAGAAAACTATAATGAATTTGGGATTAAAAAATATTTTATTACACCAACATATCCAAAGCTATTAAATTTATACGGATTATATGAAAACAGCGAATCAATTAAAAAGGCTGGTTATGTGGTTGTATATGAAGCAGAAAAAAGCGTTTTAAAAAGAGATAGTTTGTTTGATGAAACTGGCGTGGCATTATCTGGTCACACGTTGAGTGACGAACAGATAAATATTCTTTGGGGCTTAAATGTAGAAATAGTGATAGCTATGGATAAAGACATTAGAGACGAAGAAGTATGGCATATGTGCGAAAAATTTTGGAGAGGCAGAAAAGTAAGCTACATTAAAGATAAATGGGATATCTTATCTGCTAAAGATAGTCCAGCAGATGCGCGTGATAAAGATTTCCAATATCTGTTTGATAACAGAATTGTTTATGATACAACGCAACATGAAAAATATGAGAAGAGTTTAAAAAAGAGGTTTTAAAAAATGAATGAAAAGAAATTAATTAGAAATGCAATTAAGTGTAATCATTGTGTAGAAGTAATTGAGTCCAAACATAGACACGATTTTGTAGAATGCAAATGTGGAACTGTATATGTAGATGGTGGTTTGGATTATTCAAGAGTTGGATTTAAAAATTCACCAGATGATTTTACAGATATGTGTGAATATAAAGATATTTAATACTATATATAGTGTATTATTAAAAATAACGACACAATATATTGTGTTTAAAAGGCAATAAAATGGTGATTTTAAGGGGTGATATTATGGATAATAGAATGAATGTACAAGCAAAAGTAAACAATATGAAAGACCATGTTGTTGGTTATAAATACAGACATTTTAAAGGAAATATTTATTTTGTTATGAATATTGCTGTGCATAGTGAAACAGCAGAACCAATGATTATTTATAAAAGTGTTGACAATCCAGATTGTGTATGGTGTAGACCATTGGATATGTTCATGTCAGAAGTAGACCATGAAAAATATCCAGATGTAAAACAGAAAATGAGATTTGAAAAAATTATGGAGTAAGTATTATGTACGAATACCAAGCTACAATAACAAATATTGTTGATGGCGATACATTTGATATGGATATTGATTTAGGTTTTAATATTCATGTCCATGAAAGAGTTAGATTATTAGATGTTGATACACCAGAAAAATTTGGTGAAGAAAAAATTCTTGGTTTAATAGTAAAAAAATATGCAGAAGAAAATTTCTTATATAAAGATGTTATTATTAAATCAGAGAAAAATGACGAGGCAGCCGATACAGATAGTTTTGGCAGATGGCTCGTAAAAGTTATTATGCGTGACGGCAGAGAAATCAGTGAGATTTACAATAATCTTGGCGTTAATAAAATATATAGTGACTATGATAAAGATAACGTATTAGCGTTGGAAATGTAATTTTTTCCAAAAAACATATTGACAAATATAACTAATAATGTTATAATAAAACAAATAAATAAAAGAGGTAAATGAATGGCTAGATTAACGAGTGAGCAGTTACAGGCTCTTATGAAAAAAGAAGGCGTTGACCGTATTTGGTCATGGTCTAAAATTAATTGTTTTCATACAAGTCCGTATGAATATTATTTAAAATATATTAAAAAAGCAAAAGAAGATAGAGCAAACTCTATTTATACGACAACTGGTGGTTTGGCACATGATATCTTAGAAAAGTTTTATACAAATCAAATTGAATATAGCGACATGATTGGTCAGTTTGAAGATGGTTGGACAGTTGCTGTTAATATCGCTGACTTAAAATTTGATAGAACAGATGAAGAAAAAAATACGAAAATTAAAGATAAGTATTATGAAAATTTAGTTCACTTCTTTAATAATCATACGGTATTAAAGCAGAAACCAATTATTGAACAGTTTGTAAAAATCATGATTGATGGCAACTTATTTCAAGGATATATCGACTGTGCTTTTAGAGACGAAGATGATTGTATTAATATCGTGGACTTTAAAACATCTAGTATTTATAAGGGTGCAAAAGCAGAGAATGAATGTGGTCAGTTGGTATTATATGCAATTGGATTGCATCAGCAGGGTATACCAATGGATAAGATTAAAATCTGTTGGAACTTCTTAAAATATGTAACTATTCAGTATGAGCAGAAAAATGGTGCTATTAAAACAAGAGAATCAGAACGTTGTAAAATTGGAGAAAGTCTACAGAGTAATGCAAAAACTTGGTTGAAACATTTTGGATATGAACCAGATAAATATCTAAAAGAACTACTTGATACAAATGATATTACTTGTCTTCCAGAAGAAGTAAGAGCAAAATACGTGATTTCAGATTGTTATGTTTATGTTGATTTAGTAGAGAAGCTGATTGAGAAATGGACTACTCATGTATCAACAACTATTAAAGATATTGAACTTAGAGAAGCCGATTATAGAGAGGCTCATAGTGATAGATGTTTCTGGGATACTGATGAATCTGTAAAAGAACAGAGTTATTACTTCGCAAACTTATGTGGTTATAGTAGAAGTCTTCATAAACCATATGATGAATATTGTAATAGACTTGAAGCATCTCAAAACAACAATGATATGTTTGGTGGGCTTTTAGGCAATAGTGTTCCTACAAGTAGCAACGTTATAGATAATAAAGATGTTGATTTAAGCTGGCTTGATAATATTTAATGAGGTAATTAATATGGAATGGAATGTATATCACCATAATATTAATAAGAAAAAAATTGAAGCTTATAATATTTTTGACCATTATAGTTTTTGCAAAAATGTAAAAAAGGCTGCAAGAGAATGTTTTATTAAAGAAGATTTTATAGAACAGCTTAAGTCAGAATTATTCTATTATTTCTGGTCAAAAGCCGAATGGGAAGTGGTTATCACTTCTTGGTGTGGTGGAGACAGAGAGAAAGATGCGGTTAAAATTGATGTATATAATCAAGTAATGATGAATTTTGATGTATTTGCAGATTATGTTTGGAACAATAGAAATAAGTTATTTGAAGTAGGGGAAGATGAATAATGTATAATAAAAAATATATTATTGAAGAAATTGAAGAGTTTAATGACCATAATCCAATTTATGAAGGAGTATTGGGCAGAATCGCTTACCCAGCATATTTTAATGTTGGGGAGCGCGGCTGGTTTCTTTGGATTGAAGATGGTTGTTTTAGAGAACTTGCACATAGAATTCATACAAGTGTGATTCAGAGTGTGGAATATGTGAATGATATGATTATCGTAAAAACTGAAAATACTAGATTTACATTTAGATTGGTTGAGAAAAATGAAGTTAATTAAAGATTCAATTAGATTAAAAGAAAATAGAAAAGAATATAGAATTAAACCGACAATTAAATTTTGTGTTGGTAATGATAATTATATATTTTCATTTGTTCCAACAATTGTATGGCAACCTTGGATTTATAGATATATTAATTGTAGTGTTATCGATGTATGGTGGTTGCATTATCATATTGCTATTGGAATATGGGAACGTAAAAGCTGAATTTTAAGAGGTAATATGAAATTTATAGAATTTAATTCAAAAGAAGAAATGATTGCATATGAAACAGATAGAGAAAATTATTATATGCAGTTTCTTAATGCAAAAAATACATTTGAATTTTATAAATTATGGTTCAAAGAGCTTTTTGTTAAAGAATATCGAGAATTAAAAAAGAAATATGATGGTTATTGTGGTGGATGGTACAGAGATAAAGATGGTATTATCCACACAGAAAATATTTCTTGTGTTGATTCAGATAAGGTTAAAAACGGAGACATTTGTATAGAAGAATGTTTGGATAAAGATTATGTGTTTCACAACAACACATGGATAAGAGTATTATAAAAGTTTAATTTTATGGGGTAAAAGATATGGCTTTCTTTTGTAAAAGAAAAGTAAGTAAATCAAAAAGAAAGACAATTGGTTGTAAAGGGTGCAAGTACTATGAGAAAGTGTTCTGGGACGGACATTGGCAATGGCGTTGCACATGTTAAAACTAACATTTTAAGAGGTAAAGCATATGTTAAAAATTATGAAGATTGCAGAGATAAAGGCTTCTGATACAGAAAGTTTAAAGAAAATTGTAAAAGCACTTGAAGATGCAGAATTTACAGTTGCTTATGATAAAGAGTATACACATTATGCATATGTTTGTGTTGAAGAAATTTCTAATAGAGGTGAATAATATGAAACATGTAAAAGTAACAAATTGTGAATCTGGAGATTGGCAGATTCTTGAAGTAAATGGTGTTGAATGGGCTTCTGGTCATAGCATTACAGAACATGATTGGCTTGGTCTTTTAAGCGAACACTTTGATGCACAGATAGAATGTGATTGTATTTCAGATGAAGAAATGGAAATGAGAACATTTTAATAAGGTTATAAAAGATTAGTTTTAAGAGGTAAAAAATGAATGAATTATTATTTGGTATACCATGTATTATTGCTCAACAAATAAAGAAGCAAAAGAAATATAGCAAATATAAAATTATAAATTGGTTTTATAAAAAAATGTATGGTTACGAATATGAATCGACTATGCCAGAAGGAACTGACGTAATATATTTTGAGAACAAATTTATTTTTAGAGATAAAGAAGCATTTGACAAAATGGCAAAAGCATATGAAGAAACTATGACATATAATTTGTTTAAGGTTAGAGAGTTATAAAACGAGGATTTTAAGTGATGAAATTAAAAACAATTAAATATAATGGAAAAGAAGAAACATTTTGTGATGTATTATCTTTTGAATTTAGAACAAATCAGGTTTCAAATTGGATAAGGATAGAAACAATTTATGGCGAAACAATTATTGTTCACAATGTTTGTGTCATTAAGAGCGTAGAATAAGAGGTTAATATGGATTATAGAAATAGAAATTATTATTTAGCAAACATAGATTATGTCTCATATGATATGAGATTAAAAATTTTTAAATTAGTAACTCCATCATTAAAAATACACCCACCATATAATCATGTTAAAAATAAACATCAGCATGATTATGTAGATGGTTTAACTTGGCAAATGATGTTAAGTTGCAAGAAAGAAGATTCAGAAGCTCTTGAATATGAATTAAGAAAAGCAGAAAGAAATGATAGATATGATGGATTGTATTCTTCTGGAAGTAATTTTGTAAAACTAAGCAAAGAGTTATTAGGTCAATAAGGAGTAAATTATGAAGATTATTAACTTAGGTAGAGGTCAAGGCAAAACAACAAGATTGCTTTATGCAAGTGAATTTAATGATGCACCAATTTTGTGTAGTAGCTTAGCGCAAAAAAATGTTTTATTACATATGGCAAAAGAATTACATTTAAATATTCCAGAGCCATTATGTGTTGGCGATGTGTTTTCAGATAAAATTAGAGGAAATAGAAGTCTTGACAATGGTATTTTGGTAGACGATACAGAATCTGTGTTACAACAGATGTTATATAACATTGGATTACATAGTAAGATTAAAGCAATGAGTATAACAGATATTGCAGACAATAATAGATATACGTCATCTAATAGACATGTATCATGGAATGTAGAAAAATTAAAACATTATGATAAAGCAATTCAAGATTGTGCAAATAATTTCAACACGATTAGTAATACTATTAGTGAATTATCAGATTCTTTATCAACTACTAAGTATTGGGATGTTACATCTGCTAATAATGAAACAAAGTTATAAAACAAAGATTTTAAGAGGTATTAAAATGATTATATCAGAAGAAAAATATTGCATCGCATCAAAAGAATTTCCCCTAAAGTTTTATCGTTGTGGAAATGAAACTGATGTTATGGAACATGATTTGTTGATGAGTAAAGAAAGTTGTGAATATGAATTAAGCACATATGACGAACCTGAAGAGTTTCATATTTTAAAAGTTAAAGTAACTTATGAATTTTAAGGTGATAAAATAAAGGTTTTATGAGGTAAGTTATGGAAGAATGGATTAAAAAATCTGATGTATTAGAATTATTAGGTCTACCTTCAGATATTTTATATGAATATATTCATGAGTTAAAGGGTGTTTGGGTGGATGAAGATTGGAATAAATGGAATCCAACAAGCGAAGGTCTGCCAAAAGAAGATGGAGAATATTTGTGTCAGAGCAACTTTGGCAATCACGAATTATTTGAAGTGTTGTCATTCAGTACAAATCTTTACGAAGTGGATGAATATGATTTTTGTGATATAAATAGAGCAGGCTTTTATGATTTTGATTCAGAGTGGGGATATTATGAAGCTCATAATGTTGTAGCGTGGCAACCACTTCCAGAGTCGTATAAAGGTAAATAAAGAGGTAAAATTTATATGGTGACAGATACAGAAGAATACAAAGGAAGAAGATTTGAATGCGAACATTGTGGTTATGTAGTATCAAGTAATGCAATGAGTGACTTTGATGTGGACGATTTTGAATATTGTCCTCGTTGTGGAAAAGAAATTGATTACTAATAAAATTGTTGTTTTAAGAGGTGATAATATGAGAGATACTTTTTCTATTATAAAAATGGATTTAGATAAATTAAATAGAAAGATTGATGAATATGTAAATATTACAAATAAATCTAATCCATATATTTTTATGAGTGAAAATACAGCAAAGAGCGTTGATTTTACCATATCTCCATTAAACTTATTTTTGCGTATAACATCAAAATACAAAGACGAACACGAGCCAAATGGTAGAATAGCCGAGTATACTGGACATAAAATTTTTATAAACAATGATTTAGAATATGGTGAAATTGAAATTAGATAATAAAATCTGAGTTTTAAGAGGTGATAATATATGAATTGGAAGTTTTATTGTCCACATTGTAAAAAGGTTAAAAATAGATTTCAAGTTGCCAAAGGAACTGACGGTGTTAGATTCTATTGGCATAGATGTAGAGAATGTGGAACACAAGTAATTGAATTAAAGCAAGTATTAGAACAAGTAATATCGTCTACTAGAAGATTAGTAGATGACGATGAATAAAATAAGAGTTTTAAGAGGTAACAAAATGCTTTGTTATAGTTGTGATAAAATTGGTGGATGTTCTATATTCCAAAAGTTATATAAAATATCAAATAATTTCTTTATTAATGATTGTTTGGAATATGTTGGAGCACCAGAATTAAAATATAGAAAAATTGCAGAACATAATGACCTCATGGCTTTAATATATGATTATTTTACTAATCAGTTAGATAGTGAAGAATTATTAGGCAGAGAATATAGCGATGAAGAAATAAAAGATATTATTAGAGAATACATGTGGAGATTATAGGCAATAAAATTTCGTTTTTAAGAGGTGATAAGAATGAGTAGAAGTATGATTTTAGAAGCGATGTATGAAGTTATTAAAGAATCTACTGATTGGGGAGTTACTGAAAAAGATTACGGTATGTTTGTAGATGGTGTCGTGGCTATGACAGATGCGATGTTAGCCAAAAATGAATTACTAAATGGATGTTGTGCAAAAGAAGATTCAATGCTTGCATAATAAAATGAAAGTTTTAAAGGTGGTTATATAATGAAACACAACATAGAAATTAGCACGGTTGAAGCATTATTGATTGTCCAGTTGTTACGTGAAAATGTATTAGAAAACGAAACAGATAAATTAATAGCTCAAAAATTAAAAGATATGATAATTGAAAAGGTTGCAACTGAGCTATCAGAAAAGGAGTAGTTATGCCATTAGATAAAGCAATAGAACACGGCAAAGAATATAGAAAGATGTACTATGGTTCTAAAGCCATAGATTGTTCTTGTCGTAATCACGGAACTTGTGAATGGTGCAAGGGGGCTCGTTTATATAAGAATAATAAACGAATAGACAGTATGAATGAAAGAATAAAAGAATATAATGAGGAGATGGGGTGGGAATAGTTTCTCACCCTAAAAGTGTGTATGAACGAATATAAAATAACAGCAGAGGAATTATTATTAGAATATGATTATGATGGGATTAAATATCTTACAGATTATAGTTATGATACAGCGCTAATTGGTGTTACTCATGATGACAGAGCGGTTTATGATTTTGATTTAATGATTGAATGGCTAATGACCGAACATGACTTTGGATATGAGGATGCTATAGAATGGATTGAGTTTAATACTCTTAGAGCACTGCCATATATGGGTAGCGATGCACCAATAATTATATATAGATTTTCAAATTAATCCAAAAAACATATTGACAAACATGGTAAAATATGTTACTATATCATTGTAATAAATAATGTTATAAAGAAAGGTTTAAATAAATGAATTATACAGTTTATCATTTACATAGTGATTTATCGAATGGAGTAACAAACATTGACTCTGTTACGAAATATAAACAATACGTAGAATATGCAAAAGAGTTAGGAATGACTGCATTAGCATTTGCAGAACATGGTAACATTTTTGAATGGGTTCACAAAAAAGAATCAATCGAAGCAGCAGGAATGAAATATATTCACGCTACAGAAGCATATTTAACAAAAGATACAAATTCAGAAGATAAACATAGAGATAATTACCATTGTGTTTTAATTGCCAAAAACTATGACGGTGTTAAAGAACTAAACAAGTTGGTTTCTAAATCTTTCAATAGAGACGACTATCATTATTATTATGCACCAAGAATTGGTTTTGATGAATTATATGCAACATCAGACAATATTCTTATTACTACTGCATGTTTAGGCGGTGTATTGGGCAAAGGCAATAACGATATTAAGACAGAATTTTTAAAGTTCTTAATTAAAAATAAACACAGATGTTATCTTGAAGTTCAACATCATAATTGTGAAGCTCAGGCTGTATATAATAAAATTCTTTATGCAGTCCATCAAAAAACTGGAATACCATTAATTGCTGGTACTGATACACATTGTTTAAACGATATTCATGTAGATGGTAGGGGAATTCTTCAGAAAGGGAAAAACGTATTTTTCTCAGACGAAGAGTCATGGGATTTAACTTTTAAAACATATGATGAATTAGTAAATGCATATAAGAATCAAAGAGCTTTGCCAGAAGATGTTTATTTAGAAGCGATTGAAAATACAAATAGAATGGCAGATTCTGTAGAAGAATTTAAACTGGATTATGGTAAAAAATATCCTAAGTTATATAAAGATTCAGAAAAAGTTTTAAGAGAAAAAATCTTAGAGGGAATTAAAAATAGAGGCGTTGACAAATACGATAACTTTAACGAGTACAAAGAAAAAATTCAGTATGAATTAGAAACATATAAACATAATGGTGCGATTGACTTTTTATTACTTGAAGAGGACTACAAATCAGCATTAAAGAAGCAGGGTGTAAGCTGTGGGTATTCAAGAGGCTCTGTTAGTGGAAGTGAGATTGCGTATCTATTAGGCATTACAGAGGTTGACTCAATTAAATATAACCTTAACTTTGAGCGTTTTATGAATAAAGAACGTGTATCTCTTGCAGACGTTGATACTGACTGGTCTAAAAAAGATAGATATAAGGTTAGAGAATATCTATTTAATAAAGAGGGGTTATACTGTTGTGATATTATCACATTCAATACTATCGCTTTAAAGGGTGCTATTAAGGATGTTGGTAGAGCATTGGGAATGAGTGTTGAAGAAACGCAGATGATTAGTGATGCTGTATATTTAGATGAAAATAAAAAGGATTGTATTGATGAATTTTACATTAAAAAATATCCAGAGTTATTTAAATATGTTGACATTGTAAAAGGAACTATTGTTTCAATTGGAAATCACCCAGCTGGGCTTGTAGTATCTCCATATCCAGTAGATGAATGGTTCGGTTTATGCAGTACAAAATCAAATGAAAACATGATTTCTCAGATTAATATGAAAGAGATTGATGGCTTGTCATTTGTAAAGCTTGATGTGCTTGGTCTTGACTGTGTTGGTCTAATTAATGAAACTTGTGATTTAGCTGGTATCCCAAGATTAACGCCAGATAATATTTCTTTTGATGATAAAAAGGTGTGGGATGAAATTAGAGATGATTGTACTATGATTTTTCAGTTTGAATCTTCATATGCTGGAGACTACATCAAGCAGCTTTTTAGTGATGGAACAATTGCAAAGATTAAAGAGAAGAATAAAAACTTCTCATATATAGACTTAATGTCAATGGCAAATGGAGCTATCAGACCTGCTGGTGCAAGTTATCGTGATGAGCTATCCACTGGTAAATATCACGATAATGGGCACGATGCTTTAAATAAATTCCTTGCACCAACATTAGGATACCTAGTTTATCAAGAGCAAATTATTGAGTTCCTACATAGCTTCTGCGGTTATACGATGGGAGAGGCAGACATTGTACGAAGAGGTTTCGCTAAGAAAACTGGTACTGATAAATTTATACCAAAAATCAAAGAAGGCTTCATTAAAACGATGAAAGAGAAGTACAATGTAGAGGAAGATGAGTCTAATAAATTAATTGAAAGTTTTATTCAAGTAATCATTGATGCGAGCTCATATCTATTCTCTTTAAATCATGCTACACCATATAGCTTTCTTGGATATGTTGTTGGATGGTTAAGATGTTATTATAAGTTAGAAACAGTAACAACAGCATTAAATATTTATGAAGAGGATTCAGATAAATGTTTAGAAATCCTACAATATGCTAAGAAACATAACATTGAATTAAAACCAATTAAATTTGGTAAGTCTGGTAGTTTTTATACTATGGACAAAGAAAATAATGCAATATATAAGGGTATAAGTTCTATTAAATATTGTAATGCTCAGATAGCAGACGAGTTACTAGAATTATCTAAGAATAAATATAAAACATTTGTAGACTTATTAAGAGATATTGAAGATAAAACAAGTCTTAACTCAAGACAGTTACATATCTTAACCGCCTTAAATTTCTTTAGTGAATTCGGTAATAATAAATACCTGCTGAATGTTATTGAAGTATACGACAAGTTTGCAAATTCAAAAATTATTGCTAAAAAGAAAATGGAAGAGCTTGGTGTTACAGATTATTTGATTAGAAAATATGCGAAAAAAGAAACAAAGGCACAATATAGAGAACTTGATAATCAAGGTTTAATTAATGAATTATGTAGTGTATTACCAAATGAATCAATTGACATGATTGACCAAATTAAACTTGAAATGGAGTATTTGGAATATACAACATATGCGAACCCAATCCTTGCAGACCATTATTATGTTGTACTTAATTTTAAAACATTCTCAGACCCAACAAAACCACATTTCACACTAAGAAATGTTAGCACTGGGGAAGAGATTAAAACAAGAATTAAACAGTCAAAGTTATACAAAGAAGAACCTTTTGGTGATTTTGCTGTTTTAGATATTAGAGGATTCACTTATGCCCATAAAAAGAAAAATATTGGTGGTGAGTGGGTAGAAACAGATGAACTTGAGCCGATAGTTACAGAATATGAGGTTATGAAAAAATGGTAGATGTAAAATATAAATTTAAAGGAGTAATCGAAAGATGCGTATACAACTCGCCAGATTTTAAAATCTATGCGGTTGCAACAGATAAAAACAAATACCCAGAGTTAAAACAAAATAAATATGGCAACGTCTCCATCTTAGGAGAGTTGTCAGATTTAACTCTTGGTGTTGAATATGAGTTTACAACTGTGGAACAAGAAAGTAAATATGGCACAAGTTATAAAGTGTTAAATATAAGACGTGATTTGCCAACCACAGTTGAGGGAACATATGTTTTCTTATCTGAGATTTTAACAGAAAATCAGGCAAAAACATTGGTAGAAAATTATCCTAATATCATTCAAATGGTAAAAGATGATAACTTGGATGATATTGATTTATCAAAATTAAAAGGTATTGGTCAGAAAACATTCGATATTATTAAAGAAAAAATTATAACTAACTACTGTTTAATGGAGCTAGTTATTGAATTTAAAAACATTTTATCAATGAATATGATTAGAAGAATTTATGAAGCGTATTCTTCAATTGACAAATTAAAAGAGAAATTAAAAACAAATCCATATACAACACTTACAAGAATTAGTCGTGTTGGATTTAAAACGGCAGATAGTATTATTTTACAGCTTCAAAAAGAAGACATTATTGATTTCGGATATGATGTAAAAACATCACCAGATAGATGTTTAGCTTGTATTATGTATATTTTAGAAGAGAATGAAAATGAGGGACACACCAAAATGAATTTGGCAGACTTAAGACAGCAGTGTTTAAAAACTGTACCAAGTTGTGCAAATCATTTCGTAGATGTTATTAAAGATGAAAACATTTATTATAACAAAGATAATATGAGCGCTTCTTTAGTTGAAACATACAATACAGAAAAGTATATTGCCGATACAATTCTTAATAATTTAAGTAATACTAATAATATTTGGGATTTCAATATTGAAAGATACAGAGAAGTTGGTGGCTTTACATTATCTGATGAACAGATTAAAATTCTTGATGTTGTGTGTAAAAATAATATTGCAATCTTAAACGGTTTTGCTGGTAGTGGCAAAACTGCTTCTACACAAGGATTAATTAAAATGCTAAAAGAAAATGATAAAACATTTAGATTATTTAGTCCTACTGGTAGAGCCGCAAAGGTATTACATGAAAATACAAATGAGCCAGCATCTACTATTCACAGAGGTCTTGGATATATGCCACCATATGATTGGACATATAATTCTTGGCATAAATTAGAATCTGATATTGTTATAGTCGATGAGTTTTCAATGGTTGATATCTGGTTGTTTAAAAGATTACTTGATGCCATTGATTTTAAACATACAAAACTTCTTTTAATTGGTGATAATGCTCAGTTACCTAGTGTATCATGTGGAAACTTACTTCATGATTTTATGGAAGCAAATATCATCCCAACTGTAACACTTAATAAGATTTTCAGATATTCAAGTGGTGGATTAATGAAAGTTGCAACAGATACAAGATGTTGTATACCATATTTATCAAGCGAAATGAAAGCTAAAGCAACTACATTCGGAGGTAATCAAGACTACACATTTATTGATTTGGCATCAGAATCAATTCCTAGAAGCGTAGTAGGGTTATATAAAAAATTATTAGATAATGGTAGCAGCATTGAAGATATTCAAGTTTTAACAGCGAAAAATGTTGGTGATTGTGGAGCAATTGCACTTAACAATATGATTCAAAGAGTTGCAAATCCTAATTATGGTAGCGAAGTAAATATGAAAGTTGGAGACACAGTATATTACAAAGGCGACCTAATACTTCAGACAGTAAACAATTATGATGCAACTGTTGACACAAGACACCTACCAGATGATGATGGTGAACGTACAGTGTTTGAACATGACGAAGAAATTACGGCTTTTGTTGCCAATGGTGAAACTGGTATTATTAAAGAAATTTATAATTCATATGTAATCATTGATTTCGGTGGAATCCACGTTAAGTATTATAGAACTGATATGAATAATGTTAAGTTGGGATATGCAATATCAATTCATAAATCTCAGGGTGGCGGTTTTAAAAAGGTAATCTTATGTACGCCACAAAGTCACATTTTTATGTTAAATAGTAACTTATTATATGTAGGTCTTACACGTATGAAAGAAAGAATGTATCATTTAGGAACTTTACAGAGTGTTAATCAAGCTGTTAAAAAGAAAGCAAACTTAACTAGACATACATTTATGCAGGAACTTTTGAAAAAATCCTAAAAAACCTATTGACAAATAATTACAAATAGTATATAATACTCACATAACAGCTCGTAACTGTTAACGTTATAAAGGAGTGATAAAATGAGCGATAAGAAAACAAACAAAAACAAGTGTAGTTTAAAATGCAAAACTTGTGAACATTACAATCAGATTGGCGATTTCTGTAGAGAAAAAGGCATTGACCATTGTAGTCAGCAGGTTCATACAGATTTTTCAACTTGCGACAGTTTTTTAATTAGAGAAAATCTAATCATGTTTTAATGGAGGTGAAATAGTGAATCATAGTGAATTAAGTTTAATGCGTGGAATGGTTTCCGTACTTAATGAAGCAAGCGATGCTTATTATAATGGTAAAACACCGATTATGACAGACGAACAGTTTGATATGAGATTAGAAGACCTTAGACAGTTCGAAGAAGAAACTGGCTTTGTGTTTTCTAATTCTCCAACGCAGAATGTTGGATATAAGGTGTTAACAGAACTTAAAGAAGTCGAGCATAATCATCCAATGCTTAGTTTAGATAAGTGCCATACAATTGATGAAATTGTTAAATTTGCAAATAATAAATATCTTGTTACAAGTATTAAGCTGGATGGGCTAACTATATCATTATTATATGAAGATGGTGTGCTTGTAAGAGGGGAAACAAGGGGAGATGGTCATGTAGGTTCTGATGTAACAGAACATGTTAAACAGTTCTTAAATGTACCATTAAAAATTGATAAGACTGGAACGTATATTGTTGATGGTGAAGCTATTATTACTGATGAAGATTTTGCAGAAGTAAATAAAAATGGAGAGTATAAGAATAGTAGAAACTTAGCAAGTGGTACTTTGTCTGTGCTCGACACATCTTTAGTAGCGAAAAGAAAATTAAAATTTTTTGCTTGGGATATCATTAAAGGTGGATGCAGTGACAGTCTTAGAAATAATTTAAAAGAAGCAAAAGAACTTGGATTTGATGTAGTTCCAAACTGGCTTGCAAGTACTTTAGACCCAAAGAATCTTGAGAGTAATTTAGATTATGTATTTGATTTTGCCGCTGAAGACGGATTCCCTTGTGACGGTATTGTGTTCAAATTTGATGATATTGAATATGGTAAATCTTTAGGTGCTACAAGCCATCATTTCAAAAATGGTATTGCATATAAAAGAAAAGATGCAGTGTATGAAACAGAATTATTGGATATTGAATGGACTATGGGCAAAACTGGTGTATTAACTCCAACTGCCGTTTTTAAAGAAGTAGAAATTGATGGTACTATGGTAAGTCGTGCCTCCGTACATAACGTTTCAATCTTAACGGATTTAGCACTTATGAAAGGTGATAAGATTAAAGTATATAAAGCCAACATGATTATTCCTCAGGTAAAAAGAAATGTAAGTGCAGAAATTAGAGATAATATTGGTGGAATTACAACAATTGATTTACCAACAGAATGTCCTATTTGCAAAGCGAAAACAGAAGTTAAGAAAGATAACAATACAGAAATTCTTGTTTGCACAAATCCACATTGTAAAGGAAAGTTATTGGGCAAATTAACGCACTTCGTTTCTAAGAACGCAATGAATATCGATGGAATGAGCGAAGCAACATTAGAGTTTCTTATTGAAAGAGGATGGGTAAATTCATTTAAAGATATTTATAAACTTGATTATTATAGAGAACCTTGGAAAGAATATGATGGTTTTGGTGACAAATCGGTTGATAAATTATTAGATGCGATTGAAGAAAGTAAACATACAACATTAGATAGATTTATTTATTCATTAAGCATCCCTCTTATTGGTAGAAGTGCAAGTAAAACAATCGCAAAATATTTTGATTATGATTATAAGAAATTTGACGATGCTTGGGATTCTGCATATGGATTTGATTGGACTCAGTTAGATGACTTTGGTTCAAATACAAATACATCAATGATTAATTATTATTTGGATAATTTTAAAATGGTTTCAGAACTTGCAGAATATTTAACATTTGAAAAACCAAAAACAACTTCTAATTCAAATAGCTTAAATGGTAAAACATTTTGCATTACTGGTTCTTTAATTTATTTCTCAAATAGAGATGAAGCTAAAGAAAAAATTGAATCTTTAGGTGGTAAAGTAGTTAGCGGTGTAACAAAGAAAACAAATTATCTTGTTTGCAATGAAGCATCTAACTCTTCAAAATATAAGAAAGCGACAGAGCTTGGAATTACAATCATTTCTGAAGTTGAGCTTGCAGAAATGTTGAAATAAATAAAAAATAAAGTTATAAGGAGGAATGTGGTTATGGTTAACATTGTTGTTAAACGCGATGGAAGAGAAGATGTCTATAACCCCAATAAGATTTGTATAGCAATTGGAAAGGCTTTTAAAGATATCGATGGTGATATCACAGATGAATCAAAAGTAATTATTGATAGAATTACAAATCAGATTACAGAAACTGGCAAAAAGAAAATGTCTGTTGAAGAAATTCAAGACATTGTAGAAACAAAATTAATGGCAAGCAATCGTAAAGATGTTGCAAAACAGTATATTTTATATCGCAATGAAAGAACTAAGGCTCGTGAAAGAAATAGTAAATTAATCAAATCTGTATCAGAAAAACTTATGGCTAAAAACGTACAGAATCAGAACGCTAATGTTGATGAGAAGTCGTTTGGTGGTCGTATGGGAGAAGCAAATGATGCAGTAATGAAACAGTATGCATTAGATTATTGTATGTCTGAGATGGCCAAAAACAATCATTTAAATAATGAAGTTTATATTCACGACCTTAACTCATACGCTGTTGGAATGCACAATTGTATGAGTATCCCATTTGATAAATTGCTTGCAAATGGATTTAATACAAGACAGACAGATGTTAGACCAGCTCAATCTGTAAGCACAGCATTTCAGTTAGTTGCTGTAATTTTCCAGTTACAGAGCTTGCAGCAGTTCGGTGGTGTTTCTGCAACTCACTTAGATTGGACTATGATTCCATACGTTAGAAAGAGCTTTGCAAAGCATTTTAAAAATGGAGTTAAATACATTTTAAAAGATGAAGAGTACGCAAAGATTGTTCCAAAAGAATTGTCATTTAATGACCTTGAAGCAAATTCAGAGCAGAACAAAGAAGCATATAAATATGCAATGGATATGGTAGAAAAAGAAGTACGTCAGTCTGTTGAAGCCATGTACCACAATTTAAACACATTACAGTCTCGCTCTGGTAATCAGTTACCATTTACATCTATTAACTATGGTACTTGTACAGAACCAGAGGGTCGTATGGTGACAAAAGCATTACTTGAGGTATCTATCGATGGTATTGGAAGTCTTCATAAAACATCCATTTTCCCTTGTGGAATCTTCCAGTGTATGAAAGGTGTTAATAGAAAACCAGAAGACCCTAACTATGATTTGTTCCAGTTAGCATTAAAATCTACTGCACAGAGATTGTATCCTAACTATGCAAATGTAGATTGGTCTGGAAATGCTGGATATGATATTAATGACCCTCAGACGTATTTCAGCACAATGGGATGTCGTACTGCAAATGGATGGGATATTAATGGATTAAAACAGCAGAAAGATGGACGTGGCAATATTTGTCCAGTAACAATTATTATGCCTACTTTAGCAATGCAGGCAAAAGAATCTTTTATGAGTGAATATGACGACAATATTGTTGAAGTATTTATGGAATTATTAGATAAGAAAATTCACGAGGCAAAAGACATGCTTCTTGAACGTTTTGAATGGATTTGTTCACAGTCTCCAGACTCGGCTAAATTCATGTATGAAAATGGAGTAATGGAGGGATATATTCCAGAAGAGGGAATTCGTTCAGCTCTTAAACATGGAACAATTGTAATCGGACAGCTTGGGCTTGCAGAAACGCTTGAAATTCTTATTGGATGCAATCATACAACAGAAAAAGGTATGGAGCTTGCTAAACGCATTGAACAGTTATTTAAAGATAGATGTGCAGAATTTAAAGAAGAGTACAAATTAAACTTTGGTGTTTATTATACACCAGCAGAAAATCTTTGCTTTACAGCTATGAGTAAATTCAAAGAAAAATACGGTGTAATTCCTAAAGTTTCAGATAAGAAATTCTTTACTAACTCAATGCATGTTCCAGTTTGGGAAAAGATGAATCCATTTGAAAAAATTGATATTGAGTCTCAGTTAACTGGCTACAGTAGTGCTGGATGTATTACATATATTGAACTGGATTCAACTGTTAAAAACAACTTAGAAGCATTAGAAGATATCGTGAACTATGCTATGGACAAAGATATTCCATACTTTGCAGTAAACGTACCTAATGATACTTGCATGCAGTGTGGTTATACAGATGAAATCTCTCATATGTGTCCTATGTGTGGTGGAGATGAAATTCAGAGACTTAGACGTGTTACTGGATATTTAACTGGTGATTATACTAGTGCATTCAATGAGGGAAAACAAGAAGAAGTTGGCTTACGTGTAAAACATGACGGAGGAACTCTATAGTGAGATACGCACAGATTTTGCCATTTGAAGTATGTAATGGAGAGGGAATAGGATGTTCCCTCTTCACACAAGGATGTAAATTTCATTGTAAAGGCTGTTTTAATGAAGAGGCTTGGGATTTTAATGGCGGCAAAGAATGGACAGAAGAAATTGAAGAAAAATTTTTAGAGTTAATTAGTAAACCATATATTAAGAGAATTAGTATTCTTGGCGGAGAGCCATTAGCTAATTTAAATGTTAGAAAAGTATATTTGTTAACAAAAAGAATTAAACATCTGTTCCCAGATAAAAAGATATGGTTATATAGTGGATATACATATGATGAAATAATGAATCAAGATTTTGACACATTTCTTAATTGGACTCAAGCAGACGATTATAGAAAGTTTATATTAGAAGAAAATATAGATGTTTTTGTTGACGGCAGATATATAGATAAATTAAGAGATGTTACATTAAAATTTCGTGGTAGTGGCAATCAGAATATCTGGAAAAAGGAAAATGGCGTATGGGTAAAGACAACGTAGTAAAATTAAAAAAGAAAGATATTGTATATTACGCCAAAATAATGCCAAGCGTAGGAGTCTATGATTTATGCGAATTAAAGGTTAGAACTGTAGCAGACGATTATTTTGTTGGTATAGACAAGCATGACAAGCATGCTTATTTATTAAACTATAATGCTTTTGGCAAAACAGTTTTCGAAGATAGAAAGGTCGCATTAAAAGTAGTCCAAGAAGCAGAAAAGAAGAAAACAAAAGTAGTAAGCAATGAATCTTACTATGAAGAATATTAGAGGGTGATAAAAATGAAAACAAGAGGATTTGAAGTTGTAATTGATAGCAAAAGAAAAACTACTGACGATGTAACATTACCAACTAGGGGTTCTAGTACTGCAATGGCATATGATTTCTATGCTAATGATACATACGTAGCAGCACCAAACGGTATTGTAAAAGTATGGACTGATGTAAAAGCCTATATGAAAGAAGATGAATGTTTAATTCTGAATGTTAGAAGTTCTATGGGTGGTAAGTGGATGTTAGCCAACACTTCTGGATGGATTGATTCGGATTATTACTCTAATGATGGAAATGATGGCAACATTGGCATCTTCTTAAAAAACATTAGTAATGATGTATTAACAATTAATAAAGGAGATAGAGTTGCTCAGGGAGCATTCTTTAACTTCTTAGTTGCTGATAATGGTAATACAGACAATGTAAGAGTTGGTGGATTCGGTAGTACAAATAAATAAAATTATAAGAGGTACAATTATGAAAACAAGAGCAGAGAGAAGAAAAAACGATTATAACAAGGCAATCAGAAAAAAGAATATCGCAGAGCATAATCATGGAGCGTCATTATATGATAATCTGCATCAATACTCTAAGAACAAAGTTCATTGCTCTTGTCCGTTATGTGCTGGCAAGACTGATTTCAATTGTAAACATGGCATGACTCATTCAGACAAATTAAAAATTGATTCTATGAATGACAGATTGGCAGACATGTAATTTTTTAACTACTATATATAGTGTGTTAGCATTTTCTAATGCACTATATATAGTGCAAAATAGCACTTAAAATCCCAATTTTATTAGGTGGTGAATGAAATATGTTTATAATCATGCATAAGAGCGGTCTTTATTTTCATAATAAAGGCAGAATTATCTTGTTTGAATCTCAACAAGAAGCACAAAATTTCATGGAAATGTTTATTAATTATTCTATGAGTGAATTAGGTAAAGAGGGTCGAGTGGCTGAAACAATGAAAGTTCCAATTGTTGTAATGCATGAATGTGCAATTATGCCAGTAGATTTTGATATTGAAACTATTGAATGTGGAACTGTTTTAGCCAGAGAGTTGTTTAAAGGTAAGGAGTATTAGTTATGGCAAATTATTTGATGAGATACAAAGGACAATATAGACTACTATGTGAATTAGACCAAGACACAAATGATTTTCCTAGGGACGCAGATGGGAACATTGAAGATATAGATGTTTATATTTCGTGTCAAAATGGAAATAGAATTTACACATATGGTCATATTGATAATAAGAGACCAGTGTGGTTGGTTGCATATATACCATCAATTGGACGTGGTCATAATATTATTAAAGCAGTTAAAGAAAGTGGTATTGAATATGTTGACCATATTGAAAATGACGAAGAAGTAGAATTCAAATTTAAAGCTGCTGACATTGAAATTGTAGCAGAATTATTAAAAGCACGTACAAGTGGAGCTAGTATCTCACCATTTTCAAGCCGTAATCTTCCAAAGTCAAATGTGGAAATACCAGCCGAGAAAATCGCACTATATAAAGAAATTACCAAGGATGTGCCTAAAGGCGAGCTACTTTCCATCTCAAGAGTTACGAATGATTTCTTAGACGATATCATGTCAAAAAGTCTTTGCAAGAGAGGCAAGAAGCAATCTGAATCCTTTAATATAAAAGATGATATGAAGAAAATGAAGCTGGCTAGACAAAGCAAAGAGTACATTTATGTAAAAGGCTTCTGGGATGAATATTTAAATTATCTTAAGGATAATTTATAATTTTTCCCAAAAAAGTACTTACAATCAATAATGTTATATGCTATAATGCATACATAAACGAAAGGGAAGTATATGAATATAGAATTAATCAGACAGACATTTGATTGTTATGATGGTTATAAATATAAGCCATTTGAATGGTGTTGTGAAAAACTAAAAAACAATCCTATAATTAATTTGGTTTGCGAATACACAGATGAATGCGAAGATACAATTACTCCATCAATTTCTATAAGATTCACAGAATCATTTTATGACTGGGGAGATGAATATGAAGAAGAAACTTATTATAAGTTAACTCATTGTCCATTCTGTGGAGAACCAATTGTAATTAACGTCATTGGCGAAGAAGATGTGACCGAGAAATACGTTGAATTACACAAAGAAAGAGATAAGATGTGGAAGAAGTATACAAGAACTGATAGCAAGAAAAAAGAAGCCGAATTAAGAAAAGTAGTATACGAATTAGATGATAAGGTTAATTACTTCCACAATCTGTCAGAATATAAAAACATTGAAGAAATGTAAAAAGTCTAAAAAACTACTTGACAAATAATGGTAAATATGATATAGTTAATATATCAAGTGAAGCGAACAAATAGAAATAAAAAAATAAAAAGTTCAAAAAACTACTTGACAAACTGCTTTAAATATGATATACTAAATATATCAAATGAAGCAAATAAAAAATAAGGTTATAAGGAGAACAATATGAATCTTAATCAGAATTCAAATGTAAACAGTAAAAGAGGAAAGCATACAGCTTATGCAAGATGGACTTCAATTATGAGAAAACTCAGTAATGAAATTGAGGGAGAAAAGCAGAGAGCAAAATCTGCAATCAATGATAAATAGCCAATTTCGAATCTCTGGATTCTTTGTTTTTTGTCATAAAGCAGTGGAACTCAACCTTATTCTAAAATGAATAAGCCGTTAAAGGCGGCACTCCTTTCAGCACCCTTAGCTCATTAGGTGAGAGCCACGACCTTATAAGTCGTAAGCCCTAGCAAGGTATAAGCCCAGTTCGAATCTGGGAGGGTGTACTTATTGCTCCTTCGCCAAGCGGTAAGGCACAGGACTTTGACTCCTGCATTACACTGGTTCGAATCCAGTAGGGGCAGTCGTTGTAGAAAATCTTTTTTAAATAATCCTCCTTTCCTTTTTAGGTGCTGTGTAGGAAGTCCCTACACAATCGGGAATGTAGCTCAGTAGGTAGAGCAATGACTTTAAGTCGTAGACGTGGGTTCGACTCCCACCGTTCTTGTTTACCAATGTCTAGCCTATAAAACGTTGGTGTAATAAAGTTTAAAAGATTCAAAGTTTAAAAGAAAGGTTAAAATGGTGAAAATCATGGCAACAAATGAAAAGATGACAATTCATAAAGCATTAGCAGAATTAAAGCTTTTAGATAATAGAATTCTTTCTTCTATTATGAATGGTTCATTTTGTGTAGCAAATAAACATTCAAACGATAAAATCAAAGGCGTGTCAGTTGAAGAATATAAAACTGTTATGCAGGGAAACTACGACAAGGCATCTGATTTGATTAAGAGAAGAAACGCTATTAAAAAAGCTGTTGTATTGTCAAACGCAGTAACAAAAGTAAAAATTAATGGTATTGAATACACAGTGGCAGAAGCTATTGAAATGAAAAATCATGGTGTTACTTTTGATGAACACATGCTCCTTGAATTACAGAAACAGTATAACAGAGCTCAGGCTGAAATCCTTAGAGAAAACGGCTCTGAACTTGAAAAAAGAGCAGAACAGTATGTAATTGGTGCATTTGGTTCTAAAGAGGGCAAGGTGAATACAGAAGAATATGAAAAGGCTAGAATGCAGTTCATTAAAGCAAATACATACGAACTTGTAGACCCTATCAAGATTCTGGATAAGATTAACGCATTAGAAGAACATATTAACACATTCAAGGCAGAAGTAGACGCTGCGCTTTCAGTATCTAATGCAATTACAGAAATTGAAGTTAACTACTAAATAGTAGAAAGCTACTTATGTAGTTAATATAAATTGGTTATTCGCTGTTTATTGAAAACTTTAGACTACAACTCATAAGTCTTTTAGGGGTGCTTAGACTTATGTAAAACAATAAAGAAACACCTCTTCTTCTTAAAAGCTGAGATTTAGAAAAACAACAGAGGAAAAGATTGGAAATCTTTTTATTTGATTGTTTATCAAAATGGGTAAGTGTGTTAAACTTATAGCCAAATATTGATAAATATTTACATAGTGGGACTGTAAAGTTTAAAGTTGTAAAACTCAAATAATAAAGTTAAAAATTCAAAGTTTATTTCATGAGTCAAAGTTAAAAGAATAAATAGTAAAGTTATAAAGATTTACAAAATCCTTGATATACAGTTTAGTTTAGTTGTACATGACTATAAGCATCTGCAAGGCTGGTAAATAGCGAATAACATATTAATGCAAGATAGTGTAAATGGATAACACGAATCTTATAGCAAAGCTAAGATTAAACTAAGGTTCAAATCCTTATCTTGCAATTGTAACTTATTAACAAGGTTTTAAATAATGAATGAAAAAGAAGTATGAAAGTTTATAAAGAAAGACAGTTTTTAATTTTTGATTTTGAAGATGGCAAGACAGTAAAATATAATTTCGCTACAAAAGAATGTATTGGAAAAAAAGGTAAACCAGTAACTAATTTGTGCTCTCAGTTAAGAGGGTTGACAATGGATGATGTTATTAATTGTTGTGAAGATGAGAAGTATGCAAAGTTTCTTTCATTTGTTAAAAGAACATATTCAAGCAGATTTCATGACATTAATAACGTTGGAACAATTTTAGATAAGATTCCACGTTATGCAAAATACGAACAGATTTTTTCTGCTGGAATTGAAGATATTATTAATACTCGTAATTTCTCATATACAATCAATGACATTCCAAAAGCATTAATTAAATTATGTAAAACACATAGTATTAAATTATCAGATAGCTTTTTAAAAAATTATAAAGAAAATCCAGACGGATATCAACTTGCGTATAAGCTTGAATATATGTCATTAACAGATGATGAAATTAATAGCATATTACATAATACAAAATCTGTAAAAAAATATTACGGAGAAAGAACATGGGATTATAACTGGGTTAGTGTTTCAACATTTAATAAGCTTATTTCAGAATATGGATATACAGTAAAAGGATTAATGAATTATCTTGATTATTTGATGACATTTGAAGCCATTATTCCAAGTAGCGCATTGGGTGAAATTTATGATTATGCATCTATGATGAAACAAATTAGTGATAAATTTGATAAATACCCTAGACATTTTCTTACAACACATCAGATTGCTTGTAGAAACTATGATAGATTAAAACAGCAGTTTAAAGAAGAAAAATTCAAAGATAGAATTAATAAAGATATGGAGAAAACGTTTGGAGAGTATAGATTCTTTTATCCAAATTGTACTCAGGATATCAAAGATGAAGCCGTTGCTCAGAACAACTGTGTAGCATCATATATCCAAAGAGTTATTGATGGTCAGTGTCATATTTTATTCTTAAGATATAAAGACGCACCAAGCGAAAGCCTCGTAACAATTGAGGTTAGAAACGATAAGATTGTCCAAGCATTACAGAGATACAATCATCCTCTTACAAAAGAACAGAAAGAGATTGTAGAAAAATGGAATGTTTGGTGGTCAAATAAAATTAAAAATGAAAGAAAAGAAAGTGAGGGCTAAATTATGTTAGCTAAAGGAGACAAATTAATCGTAACAAAAGATGTAACAAGCTTCTTAAAAAAAGGAGACATCGCAGAAGTAATTGGTGTTGATGGTGGTATTATTTCATTTGCATTTGGTGAACACATGATGCACAAAGGAGTAATGAGCACAGATGAATATAATGAATATTTTGAAAAATATGTAGAACCAAAAGCAGCTCCAACAGTAACAGAAGAAATGATTAAACGTATTGTTGCAAAATCAAATATTGAAATTCAGACAATTTATGATAAGTGTACTATTGTAACATGCGAACTTCCAAACGGATTTGTTATTGTAGAATCATCTGCATGCGTAAGCCCAGATAATTATGATGAAGAAATGGGATTTGAAATCTGCGTGGATAAAATTATTGATAAAATTTGGGAGCTTGAAGGATATAAACTTCAGAGTGAATTATATGAAGAAGAATGCGACTGTAACGGATGTTATGATTGTTGTGAATATTGTGATGAATGTGATGAGTGCGATGAAATTGATGAATGTCTTGACACAGATTTAGACTGTGACGATTGCGAACATCGTGCCGAGTGCTGGGGAGAATAAGGAGAATATAAAATGAAAAAAGGTTTATTGATTTTGTTTATGGCTCTTTCGTTGATGGTAATTCCTTGCTGTTCAACGAAAGCAGAAACACAGAGTAGCACAAAAACAAGCGAAACAAAAACAAATGAAACTAAAAAACCAGAAGTAGAAAAAATTATTGAAGCAACAGAAGTAAAGAATTGGAAAATGGCTATTCCATTAGATATTACAGACGAATATTTAGATATGCTTTTCAGTAATGAATATGATGAATACAAAACTTTATATACTACAACATATTTAAATATGAGACCATTTCCAAATATCACTTCAAACGTTACAAAAGTGTTAAAGCCATATACAGAAGTAACAGCAATGTCTGATTATAATGGTTGGACAAAAATTTCAGTATTAAATGAAAATGGAAGATATAGTCACTTCTATCTTTGGAACGAATACTTAATGGACGAAGAAACAAAAAATGAAAAAATTAAAGCAGCAGAAGAAAAAGCAAGCGAATACTTAGGCAACTTTAGATTAACAGCATATTGCAACTGCTCTAAATGTTGTGGAAAATGGGCTGGTGGCGCAACAGCAAGTGGCACTATGCCATCAGCTGGAAGAACAGTTGCTATGGGCGGTGTTGCCTTTGGCACAAAACTTTTAATTAATGGACATGTGTATACAGTTGAGGACAGAGGAACTCCGTATGGTCATGTAGACATTTATTTTAACAGTCATAGCGAAGCATTGCAGTTTGGCTCAAGACATGCAGACGTATACAAAGTAAATTAATATAAGCAATAAAATTATAGGGCGTGTAAAATACATGCCCTATAACATTAGAGGTGAGAAATGAAGACATCAGAATTATTTGAAAAAGAATTAAATCTTATTAAAAACGAACATATGAGAAATGTTGTAGCAAACACATTAAATGCAAGCCCAGAGTGCATTCAGACAATTCCAGCGTCATCATCTGGAAGATATCATCCGTCATATTCTTTAGGAGATGGAGGGCTTGTAAGACACGTAAAAGCAACAGTCGGAATTGCTTGGTCAATGATTGAATCAGATGTATTAAAAGGATTATTAAATAGAGATGATTATAGTGATATTTATGAAGATATTGTTTACGCATCTTTAATTTTACATGATTGTTGCAAACCAGATGACACACCAAAACATAGCACACGTTTTGACCATCCTTTAGTTGCTGGCAATTTATTTGTATCAACAGTAACAGAATATTTTAAGAACAATAAACTGTCGGACAATGATATGGATTATATGAGAAAGGCTGTTCCTTTAACTGTTATGTGTATCAAATCTCATATGGGGAAATATAACACCGCTCCATATGCAAAAGGAGTTGTATTGCCAAAACCATCTAAGAACTTAGAATGGTTTGTGCATTCTTGTGATTTATTAAGTTCTAAGAAATATCTTGAATTTGATTTCGATAAATATTATAAAACATTAAAATAAAATTTTTTAAAAAAGTACTTGACAAAGTTAAGATAATAAGCTATAATCATACTTGTAAAAGATGTTAAATCTTAACAGTTGGTTATAGCTTTTATACTGTTAAGGTTATATATTAAAAGGAAGGTAGATAAAATGAGTAATAAAAAAGCAGATTTATCAAAAGTAAGAGTAGAAGTGAGATGGCACGAAGATATGTGGCAAGAAGTTAAAAATGCTACAATGACCACAATTGGAAGGGACAGTGGCAAATACCCAGACTCTGATTGGAAAAAAAGATTGCTAATGGCTGAACATTCTCCAATCAGAATTCCGCATATTATTGTAAAAGTTTATGACGCGCCACAATTTGTTCATGGGCATTTAGTTAGACATAGCCTTGGTGCAACCCCATTTGTATCAACATTAAGAAGTGATAGAAATAATTATGATGAAGTTCCGAATAGAAATACATTGCAAAGTGCCGAATATATTTTTAATTTTCAGGCTTTTATAAATATTTCTAGAAAAAGATACTGTAATTGTGCAAGCTATGAAACAAGATATGTATGGGATAAAATTGTAAATGCATTTAAAGAATTAGAACCAGAATTACATAGTTTGTGTGTTAGAGAATGTGTATATAGAAATGGGTTGTGTCCTGAAATGTTCACATGCGAATATAACAAAAAAGAAGCATTCAAAAAAGAATTAAAAGAATATACGGAGTTTATTAAGGAACAAATTTGTAGCGACACAAATATTTGGAAGGAGTAGAATATGGACGATTTAATTAGTAAAAGAGAGCTTTTAACTAATCTCATTCATTGTAAAGGATTAGGAAGACAAGCATTTCAAGTATTAATTGACTTTTTAGATGACTATCCAATAGAAGTTAACATGAATAAAATAAAAGAACAGATTAAAGAAGTAAGCATTTCAAGAAAAGATATGATTACAATATTTGACATTTTAGATAAGGGTGGTATTTAAAATGTGCCAGAAGTTGACGAAAGAAGAAAAAACTACTTTACTCGACCTTATAATTAACGAACAAGTAAAACATATGATAGCAAAAGATAGATATGATACAGATGAATATATTTTTCTTGAACAACTTAAAGCAAAAGTTAGAGATATGTAAAGGAGTAGATTATGATTGTATTGGTAGGAGAATCAGCTAGTGGTAAATCTAGTATTGAAAAATATTTAGTAGAAAATGATGGCTATAAAAAAGTTGTTTCATATACAACTAGACAGCCTAGAGACGGTGAAGTAGATGGTGTTGACTATCACTTCACCGATGATAAAACATTTTTACAATTAAAAAATGAGGGATTTTTTGCAGAGACTGCTGTATATAACGGATGGCATTATGGAACTGCAAAAGAAGATTGTACAGATGATAAAATTGCAGTGCTTACACCACATGGATTAAGACAAGTAAGTAAAATTAATGGCATTAATATAATCTCATTTTATATCAATGTCCCTCGTAGAGATAGACTAATTAAAATTCTTCAACGTGGCGATAATATTGAAGAAGCGTACAGAAGAAGCTTGTCTGATGTTGGTCAGTTTGATGGAATCGAAGACGAGGTTGACTTTGTAATATACAATGATGGGTACGAAAAATCAATTCAAGGAATGTCGTCAGAAATCAAAGTTAAAATTGATAGAAAAAAATATTTCAACTATTAAAGTTATAGGAGGTGTAAATATGGATACTATGTTTTTTAATTTTGTTATGAGTGTAATATGTGGAGCTCTTGCATTCTATCATGGATATCATACAAAAAATATTGCGTTTATGACAATGGATGCTGTATGTGCAATTATTAATTTACCATATGCGATTAAATGGTTAATATCAATTTTTTAATGATAAGGAGTAATATAAATGAATAAATATTATTTAAGCCCAGAAGATGACGATGATGATGATGAGTTCTGGGAAGATGAAATTTATAACGATTAAAACTAAGATTTTAAGAGGTAAGCAATGACAGAACAAACACTTAAAGAAGGGCAAGAAATTTCAAGAACAATTGAATACATTAGAGAGTTAAGAAGGTGTATGTTTAGTGCTCCTATAATAAAAGAAAACTCTAACACTAGAGATTATATATATTTGTCTTGGGCAGATAAAAATGGAGATTTAAAAAATACAATTATTAACTGGTGTGACAATGAAATTAAAAGGTTGCAAACAAGATTTGATGAGTTATAAAACTTAAATTTTATGAGGTGTGATATGAAAATAGGATTCTACCCAGTTGTTGGAGACTTCCTTCATGCTGGACATGTAATTGCAATTGAAGAAGCAAAAGAAAATTGTGATTATTTAATAGTAGGGCTAAACTGTTTTCCAGATAATAAACAGCCAATTCAATCTATTTATGAAAGATTCATGCAATTAAGAGCTGTAAAATTTATTGATGAAATTATACCATATCAGGGCAAAAAAGATTTGGAGCTATTAGCATCCAGCCTTAATTATTCTATTAGATTTCTCGGTGATGATTATAGGGATAAAGATTGGGATGGCAAAGAAGTTGAAACAAAATTAAACAAAACTCCACACTATTTACATAGACAACATTCTTTAAGCTCTACAGAATTAAAAGAAAGAATTAAAAGCAATATATAAACGGAAGGTATATAAAATGAATAACAAAACAATTAAAAGATTTGATATTACAATTAAACTAAGAGGTGATAATGTATATGATTTATATGTAAATGATGAGTGGGTCTCATCTCGTGGTCATTACAAAAACATCTTAGACGAAGCAAAGAGAGTAATTGAAGATTCTTTAATTAAGTAATAATAAACCTTGCAGATAAAAATAGTTCTGCAAGGTTTATTTTATTATGATATAATCCTAGTTAAATATTTTTACCATGAACATTGGTTTTACGAGGAAAGATTTGTACTAGATTAATGGGTGTTAGTCTTTGGATTACCCCACCAAAACAAACGCTATCACCTCTATCCATACGACCAAATGGCGTATGGATATGGACTACCACCTCCTCAATACTAACATCAACTCTCTTAACAAATACATTCAACATGATTCTCATAAACTCATCGTCTATAGATTCGCAATCTTCTTTTACATCTTCAATAAATTGAATAATGTAATTTTCAATATCTTCAACTTGGATATCGTCTGCGTCTAAAATATTTTTTCTTTTTTCTAATTCTTCTTCAATTTGGAATCTGCGTCTTGTTAATTCACCGTTTTTATTATCTAACATTTCTTTGCTCATATCACCATCCATATATAAGTCTGTTAGCCTTTCTTGCTTCTTAAATATTTGAGCCAATTCTTTTTTCAGTTGAGCAGTACTTACAACTGGCTCATCTCTCATTTCAAGTATTTCTTTATAAGCCATTTGAGCAATCTCTTTAACTTGCTCTTTGTTTGTAACCGTATCAAGAACAGCTTTTAACACCTTTGGTTCAAACCAATCTTTATTCAGGCTTGGATTTTTGCATCCATTTTTATGATTTGTTTTTCCAACGCATTTGTAGTAATAATTTAATTTACCATTTTTACCACCAGAACGTTTAGAGCCATTACCACAGATATGTTCTCCACAACAAGAGCAGAAAGTTTTACCAGTTAGATAATAATATCTTTTTTGACTTCTTTGTCTGCCATGCGTTTCAGAAGATTCATCGCATAATCTTTGAACGGTATTCCATAGTTCTTTGTTTATTGGATGACCTTTGATAATACCATCTAATCTGATAGTTTCTTTTTTGTCTATTGTATAAACATAGTTGCCAATATATTTCTCATTTCTTAAAAGGTCGTAGAGTGTGCGAGTATTGAATTTTTTACCTCTTTGATTTCTATATCCCTCAGCGTTCAATCTTTCACAAATTTCTGTTTTAGGTATTCCAAGAGCAAACTCTTCAAAAATACGTTTCACAATTTTTGCATTTTCATTTGGGATATAATACCCATCATCATCCAAAGAGTATCCAAATAAAACTTGACCTCCAGCATGTTTACCTTTTAATGCATTCTCTCTAAGACCTTTTCTAACTTCAGTTGCAAGGTTGGCAGAATAATATTGGTCTATTGTTTCAAGAAAACCCTCTAATAACTCACCCTCTGGTGTATCATCAATTTTTTGTGTTACAGAAATAACCTTAACACCAATGTCTCTTAATTTCTTTTTATGCAAAGTACTATCAAATTTGTTACGAGCAAAACGATTAAACTTATGAACCAAAACATAATCTGCTTGTATATGACCCTTTAATAACTTTGTAATCATATTTTGAAAATCTTCACGGTCATCGTTTTTGCCAGTAAGTGCCTCATCGACAAACTCTTCAATTAATTCAATATTTTCTTTTTCACAATATTCACGAATTGCTCTTAATTGAGCATCAATACTTTCCTCACGTTGATTGTTAGAAGAGTATCTTGCATAAGCAACTGCTGTTTTTCTTGTTCGACTTCTTTCAATTGTTCTTGATATACTAGACATATCATATCACTCCTTTTAATTTATTTCTTATAACCTTTTTAATTACTACATCGCTATCACCTCCTAAATATATATTAACATAATAAAAATAATAAGTAAAATATATTGACTATGATAGTTTGATAGATTAATATAACAAATAAGGTTATAAAAAGGAGTAAAATGTTATATGAGAAATAAGAGAAAAGTTGTTATAAAACTAACAGAAAGTAAACTAGTAAATTACAAAACGTTAGCAAAGTATCTTGCTAAAAAATATATAAAAGATGTAATGCAAAAATCGTAAAAAAAAGGATATACCATAAAGGTATATCCCTATTTAAAATCGTCTACTAAGGCAAGACCTCTCCATAAATTTCTTCAGTTTTTTATTTACGGTTGCTTCTGACAAACCACCAAACATTTTATACGTCTGTTAATCTTTTGAAAAAGATTCTGCCAGCAATTCCAGCTTCAGGAAGCTCGTCACCAAACTGATTAGAAGACAAAATCATGTTTCCATCAAAACTCATATCGCCAGCAAACCAAGCGTTACCGTCCCAATCTAATGTATGTGCATTAGATGGATTATTATATTTACCGTTACCAACAATATGAGCATATTTATTAATAGCAGCACCATTTTCATCTACGTCTGGAATATTGTACTTTCCTTGAACGTGCTGATAGTCGCTAGCTGCTGTTGTTTCATATCCTTCGGCATGAGAACCATATCCAATAGCTCTAGTATTACTACCCTCTGCATGAGCTCCAATACCAGAAGATATTGTAAATCTGCCCTCTGCATGTGCATGGTCTGCCGATGCAGATGTTCGATATCCCTCTGCATGAGAAGATTCTCCACTTGCTACCGAAAGACATCCTTCAGCATGAGAATATTGACGTGTAGCTTCTGTTTTATTTCCCTCTGCATGAGATGCATATGCAGACGCAACTGTTTCGCTTCCAGATGCAAAAGAATTTTCAGACGAAGCAGTACAGTCTGTATTAATTGCCACAGAATTTTTTCCAATAGTGCTTCCATCTTTTCTACCAGTTGGTATATATGTTTCTTTGTTATATTTATGCAAAGAAGCCAGCGATTCCACTGTAACCACTTTATCTTTGCCGCTTTTTTCTTTCCAAACAGCGTACAATGTTATATCACTTGTAATGACAATGCCAGAACCACTTGAATATTTATATGACATATTAGAATCTGGAGATGTATCCCATCCTAAAAATCCATATCCTATTCTAGTTGGTTTTTGTGAGCTTAAATAAGTTGTCTTGCTGTAAAGACCAGTGGTTGGACTTGGAGTACCTTCACCACCATTTGCATCATAAGTGATAGTATGTTCAGTCCAATTCATACGCATATCAAAATCAAACTCAGACTCGCTAAAAATCGCACTGGATTCTGGCATTATAATCTTAGCATAAACCATGTCATCAGTTAAACCATCCCAAATAAAACAATCTGAATCCGATTTGCTATACAATAAAGAGTATTCATTTGAACCAAAGCTAATATTACTATCTAATAATAATGGTCTTGTTTCGCCATTAATTTTAATATAAATTTTATTAGCAACACTATCATAAATTTCAGTATTGCCATCATATTTTCCTCTTATTCTAGTAATTTTTAAACTTCCGTTTAAACATGTAAAGTCTACAGTAATTTGTGCATTTTCAAGAAAAAGGTCATTATCGCTATGCGAACATCTTAACAATACATAACTCATTATATCCACCTCCAATTTAACTTATAATATTCCAATTTTCACCATCATCTACATACATAAGATATAACTCCCAATCAGTTCCATTATCTATGTATGCAAGATATGGCTCAAATGAAGTTCCGTTATCTATATAAACAACACCTGATATTTCCCAAACCGCAAACATAGTATATTCACTTATTGAATATTCATCACCGCTAACCCAAGAATCTCCAAATATAAGCTCTACATGATTTTCATATAATCTTTTTGTATAGCCATTTGCTATAATTTCATCATCGGTCAGCCATCCAACATTTGGTACATACCAAGTCATATCTTTATCTCTGCGAGCGTGCCATCCAACAAACTTATAACCCTCACGCTTAAAGACATTATCCGATAAAGTAAAAGTGGATAACCATTCTACAGATTGCTGGCTTATATATCCGCTACCACCATTAGAATCATAGTTAAACTTATATACATTTTTGTTCCATTGAGGATATACATTAATAGAATCATTACCATTTGCAATGGTTTTTCCAAACGCTTTAGCAAGTGACTCGCCAGTATATGATGTAGCTTCGTTTACTAAAGTTCCACCGCTTGTAGAAGTGCCCCAATATCCAGTAGGAGTATAACCAATTCTTGATAGATACAAGTACGATGTATTCTGAACATTAGATAATCCGTTTGTATATGAATCATCGTATAAAAATTGATTTTCCGCAACCTTAATATTTGTATTCGAAGTTACATTTAATGCACTTCCCTGATAAGCACCATAAGTAGCATAGTTACTATAGTAATTTACAGTAAATATATTTTCTGTCCAAATAGCATATAACGCAACAGCGCTATTAGCTGTATAATTAGCGCCAGCATTATAACTAGTACCACTACCGTCTTCTTTTGTATTCCATTTGCTAAAAGTGTAGCCAGTTCTTGTTGGAATTTTAGTGTCTAATTTTAATGCTGTTCCATATGTTTTCGTTTGATTTGATGGTACACCAGAAACATTGCTACCGTTTGCATTATATGAAATGGTGTATGTCGGTTTTTCAAGTGTAAGAGTTTTTTCTTCCGTAGTTGCTGTATGATAATACGGTCTTCCAGACAATACAACTTTAAAAGAGCCATAGCTACCAATATTATAAGTTCCTTCTTTAGAACCTTTTGCCGCTGGAAACGCATGAGTTGTATAATCTGTTATAGTATCTTTAGAATAAACGCTATGTCCATTAATAGTACAATTAATTGGACTCGCAGTATAATAATTATCGCTTCCACCTAAAACTTCAAACTTCCATGATACGGTAGTAGATGTCCCAGATTGAGTTACTGTAAATTTATAATAACGACCATCATAAGAGTTAGAAGATAAACTTACGCTTGCCATAATACCACCATCCTTTCATTCATGATTAATCATTATCTAAAAAATGGCAGTGTATTTTTCAACACTGCCACTTAAAATTATTATTTTAATTCATTAATTTTTTCTCTGCAATATTCTCTGCAATTCAAGATTTCGGTATAATCACCAATTTCTTTTCCCATAATCTGAGCTTCAATTATTTTATTTGGTATGTGGTCTGTTTGAATTAAGAAGGTGGTGTAGAATGTTATTTCTGTATCCATAGTGTCCCCGAACATTTCTTTGTACTCGTCCAAACTAACCATATTATATTTATTTAATAATTCTATTGAAATCATTTTAAACCCCCATTATAATTCTAAACTAATGACCCTTTTACTATAAACGATACAACCCCAGTTACTGCGGTTGACATTGTCGTAGGTCTTGCACAATAATATGTACCAGTAGATGTTGTTGTATTATAATTAGGTATTACCCAGTAACTACCATCAGCAGTGTAAAGGCTAATTGATTGAGCTGGTCTTCTGGCAAATTCAAAAGGATAGTCAATTGCCGAACCTTTAATTATATAAGAGTTTCCCCATGCCGTTGGATTAGCTGCTATAGTAACTTGTTCGCTACACCAACATTCTAAATATCCGTTATTCCATCTTCTAAAAGTCCATTCGCCACTAGTTGCTTCTTCAACAATGAAGTCGCCCATTTTATTTACATCATCTAAATTATCAAGTACACTATTTAAAGTTTCTCCGCTCTCAGTTATAACCTGAGAACTTAAAGTTTTAGGAGCGAATTTTTCTCCATTGTTATCTTTTAACCAACCTGTATTTGCTGTTGACATTTTCAAATTCCTCCTTTATTTATCCTGAGTTTCAATCTCAGTACTATTTTTAAGTTTTTCTAAAAATTCAAAAATGCTCATACAAGGGATGATTCCGTTCATCTTGTCACCCATATAAGCATTTCTTATAACATTATTATATTGCTGTGCAAAAATTTCTTCAGAAATATCATTTTCTAAATATTTATATATTTCATCATAATATCTTTGACACCATTTAAAGTTTGTTTCTGCATGTTCGTTTGCACGAGCATAGCATTCAATGTAATACTGATAAATATTAATCATGCAATCTACGGCAAACATTGTAATCATTCCATTATATGGAGCACGTTTTCTAGCTTCTTTAATTGCAAATATCATATTTTCAACATATCCATAAAAACTATCACGTTCAGAACTCCCATAACTATACTGACAATCATTAGCTCTTGTAATACTATTTAAGTTTTCATGCCAATAATAAACATGGGCTGGTATGAAATTAATTTGTTCTTGTTCTGATAAACAAAGACGAATCATTGTGTTAAAACCATTATCTTCATTTGCACGAGAAGTTTCATGAAAATGAATGTTGTATTTATCTATTAAACTTCGTCTATAAAGCTTACCAAACATCCATACCATATCATATTCATGTGGCATTAAAATAGGCGCATCCATTGGATTTACATCTGTTTCATGAATTTCATCAAACACGCCTACACACATATGATATAAGCCGTTGTTCATTTCAATGCCTTTTTTAAGAGCTTTCAATGCGAAAGCTCCATTAAAAGTATCATCAGCATCAATAAATGTTACATATCCATTCGATGTGTTGTCAAGTCCATATTGACGAGCAACACCAGCACCACCATTTGTTTCATAACGCAAAATATTAACTTTCATAATAGATTCAAAATTTTTTGCAACCTTATGATAATTTTGTTTGGTAGACGCATCGTCTACAATCGTAACCTCAATATCTTCAACAATATCTTGACAAGCAATAGATGATAAGCATCTAAAAAGAATGTTGTCTGACACATTGTAAGCTGGAATAATTACATCAATCTTTTTATTATATCTTTTCATATCATTTTCTCCTTTTATAAAATTGAATTCATATTGTTTTTATAACAGCATTATAACCTACGTATATAGATATTACGTTTCGCAATATAATGACACACAGAATTACTCGCAAATGAAACACTAACTCCAAATAACGAATTAGCATTTTGTGTTGTTAAAGCATTCCATGTCTTTGTATTATAATATGCATATATGATAATTCTTTTACTATTATTTTTATTCCAAAAGCAATTTTTTACATTTGTAATATTGTTGTTGTAACAATACATTGTACCAACTAAATTAGAACAATTATAATACGCATAAGCCAAATTTGTTACATTATTTCCGCATACAGGAGCGCCAGTAAGACCATCGCAGTCATAATATGCATAAGCTAAACTTTTTACATTGTTGCCGCATACAGGCTTACCAGTAAGACCATAACAATTACAATATGCATAAGCTAGGTCAGTCACTTTTTCTCCGCATACTGGAGAGCCAGTAAGACCATCGCAATTACGATATGCAGAAGCCATATTCGTTACATTATTTCCGCATACAGGCTTACCAGTAAGACCATAGCAGCCATGATATGTATAAGATAGACTAGTTATCTTATCCCCACATACTGGAGAACCAGTAAGATTATGACAGTTTATATACGCCCCATACATATTTGTTACATTATTTCCACATACTGGAATTCCAGTAATATTTTCGCAATCCTTATACGCATACATCATATTAACCACACTATTTCCACATACAGGATTACCAGTAAGCTTACGACAACCTTCATATGTGCTATACATATTTGTTACCTTGTTCCCACATACAGGACTTCCAGTAAGACTTACACAGCCATAATATGTTTTGAACATTATTTGCACATTATTTCCACATACTGGCATGCCAGTTATTTTACTACAATCTTCATACGTACTAGACATATTTGTTACTTTATTTCCGCATACAGGAGTCCCAGTAAGACCATAACAATTATAATACGTATTAGCCATATTTATTACATTATTTCCACATAAAGGAGCTCCAGTAAGCTTAGAACAATTATAATATGCAGAAGCCAAATTTGTTACATTATTTCCGCATACAGGAGCGCCAGTAAGACCATAACAGTCACGATATGTATAAGCCAAATTTGTTACATTATTTCCGCATACAGGATTACCAGTAAGATTAACGCATCGACAATATGCATAACTCATATTTGTCACACCATTGCTACAAACTGGAGAACCAGTAAGATTAGTGCAATTATAATATGTAGAACTCATATCAGTTATATCAGGATGATTAAAATTAACACTAATTAAATTCGTCATATTGTTAAATGCGTTACTAAAATCACCACTTGACAAACTTATAGAATTTGGAATAATAACATTTGTAATATTAGGATAATTTCTAAAATTAATCATATATATCACCCCTCCCTATAATACTAATCTGCTATCGTCAGGAATAATAAGCTTGGTACTTGGTTCGCCATTCAGTGTTCCTTTCCAATCGGTAATTGTATATGTGCCATTACCATTTGAGCTTATTTCAAAATCTTCTAAATAAAAACTTTCCCAAACAACAACTCCGTTATATATAACCTTGTCTAAGGAAACGCCATTATAAATAATATTGTCTACTTGAGTACCATTTACAATTAAACTCATAAAAACGCCTCCTTATTTTGTTGTTATTGTCAAAGTAGTTCCATCTAATGTAAATGTAGGCATAGAACTATCTACATATTCCTTTAATTCTAAAACAGTCATCTCTGCCTCTACATCAGTAGAGCCATCATATGTATCTATATAAGCAACCGATTCTGCATCAGCCTTATTTCCAATTTTCGCATTAATATGCATCCACATTCTTTCAAATGCTTTATAAATTGATTGATTTGCCATTTTTTATTCCTCCTTTTATATTTATAAGGATTTACAATAAAGGGCTACTAATTTATTAAACCAGTAGCCTATAAAAGTGTTATTTTATTATCAGTTTATTATTGTTTTACCATGCTGCATATACATATTTGCCAGCCGCAAATGTTTCATTATATGTAGATGTTAATCCAATGCTTCCAGTGTTTTTATTATATTCTATGAAACCCTCATCATAAGTTGTAAAGATTTCACCTTGATATGCAATACTATTGCCGCAAATATTATCATATATACAAACATTACAAACACAAGCTCTATTAGATGAAATGTCTGACAAATCTGAATATATTAGCAATACATTATCTTTTCCAATAACATCTGGAACTACAACAGCAGTATCATCTGATAAAGTTGTTACTGTGCCGTAAACAAATGAATTATTTCCAGAACCAGAACCCTCAGGAAGTGTGTTTATGGCTTCAAGAATTGAACCAAGGTCAATATTATTATTTTGTAATTCTACTTTATAATCCATAAATTATCCCTCCTTATTACATTCCAACTGAAATATTGATTTCTGTATTTGGTTCGTTTGGTATAGTAAAATAGTGGTATGTTGTTGCGATAGGAGTTTCAGTATTTGAACCAATATATACCGTATGTTCACTTGCACCAAAAGTACTATTTATAGGAATAACCATAGCTAAACTTCCACAAATTACATTTTCTAAAGAAGTACTATTCAAGCCATCAATTTCCCCAGTATTAGACACGCATACTTTACCTCCATTTAGAGTTGAAACTATGAATTTTAATCGTGTTTGACCATATATTATATCGTTCCAAAAATTTACAGTACAAGTGTCAACAGATGTTCCACTAGAACCTACAACCTTGTTTTCCAAAGCTGTTTGAATCTGTGCAATAAGATTGTTCTGAGTTGCAACTTCTTCATCCAAATTAACAGAAGCTCCGCTAGAAGACTTAATACCATCAATCATTTCACCAATAGTAAGGTCTTTGGTTTCACCAGTTTTACTACGAACAGCGTCTGCAATAGAAACAACGTCCTGACGTTCAATAATTACTAAATCACTCATTAAAACGCCCCCTCATTCATATTTGCAAATTCGATAGAGCCACCACAAATAGCATCAATGTCATCTACTGTGATAAGTTCTAAATCATCTGGAATGTATGAAGCCTTAATCTTAACATCAGTAGACCAAGCAAATCCATTAATTTTAAGAGATGCCGTGTGCACTCCAGCATTTCCAAAATAAACACCCTTTTTAGGACATACGGATGCGCTGTTTGGAATTAAAGCATTGTCTTTCATTGCTATGATTACAGAATATAATGTAATACATTCGTCTGATTGTGATAAAATGGTATCATAAGTTCTTCCATCGCTTAAAGTTTCAACAAAGCCATTTGATAAATCATCAATAGTTGGAACTTTATCTGTTATAAGATATAAAGTACTACTAATCATTGGTTCTTTACCAGTTGTATCTCCGTCCCATGTTAATGTATCACTGCCAACTTTTTCTTCCAAGATATCTGTTGATTTAATTAATTTAACTCCATCATCCTGAGAAGTTCCACCTACATAAACATCACCTTGATACCAAGCGTTACCATCCCAGTCGAGAGTGTGAGCATTAGAACGTTTATATTCTCCTAATTCTTCGTCAATATCTCCACCATTACCAACAATATGAGCATATCTATTTAATGCATTACCATCTTCGTCTACATCAGGTATATTAAATTTTCCCTGAACATGCTGATTTTCTCCAGAAGCAATAGTGTAGAATCCCTCAGCGTGAGATATATTTCCGTTAGCTTCTGTGTTCATACCTTCAGCATGAGACACATTTCCATTTGCAACAGTATCGCTTCCCTCTGCGTGTGACTCAGCTCCAACTGCATTTGCACCATGCCCTTCTGCATGAGAATACATTCCTGAAGCAGATGTGCTATTCCCTTCAGCATGAGACGCTGCGCCTGTTGCATATGTAGTACTTCCCTCCGCATGAGAGTTGCTTCCTGATGCCATAGAACCTAAGCCCTCTGCATGAGAACCATCTCCAGAGGCAGTAGTTAATATTCCCTCGGCATGAGAACCCTCTCCAGAAGCTGTTGTTTCACTTCCCTCTGCATGAGAAGCTTGTTCCGAAGCTGTTGTGCCAACCCCTTCTGCATGGGAGTATTTTCCGTTAGCTTTTGTATTATTGCCCTCTGCATGAGAAGAGTGGCCGCCAGCTGTTGCATCATATCCCTCTGCATGAGAAGCTATACCCCATGCGAGTGTTCTATAACCTTCCGCATGTGAAGCTTGAGCAGTTGATACAGAAAACTGACCTTCAGCATGAGCTGCCATCATGGTCGCCTTAGTACTCCAGCCTTCTGCATGTGTATATCCGCCAGCAGTAATAGTGTTGCCACCTTCTGCATGAGATGACATCCCATTAGCTTGTGTGTTTTCGCCCTCTGCGTGAGAGAATTTACCAACAGCCCTATTATTAGAATAATCATTAAAAATTTCAGCACCTTCTCCAGCAACAATATTATCAGCATAAACTAAGCCTACTGAAGGGTCTGGGTCGTATCCCACTACAACATTCTCATAAGACTGACCCTCTACATTTTCACCAACACTGTCTGGTAAGAATTTCTTATCAATTTTCTTAATTACCTCAGATACTGTACAGTTATATACTATAATTGTATGGTCTCCAGTACGTGCATATAATTTTGTATCAAACGCTCCATCTTCAGTATAATAAAATGGATATTCTGTTAAATTAGAATCACCGAAGCATACGTTTTTAGCATCATTTTGTTTTATTTCGCACATATATGGAACATCATCCCATACAACTTCCACATATTGTTCAACATCATTTGTTATATAAGTATCTAATGTGTTATACTCTCCATCAGATAACAAACTAATATTATTATCTGAAAACAGTTCTTCTCCTCTTACAATACTTGTAGATTCATAATGCGTTCTATTCTTAATATAATCAACAGCTGTTTCATCATTCTGATTCCAATCAGACTGTGGAATTGAATCGATTCTTGCGATAGCATCTGGAATATATTTTTCGTCAAGTTTTTTAATTTGTTCAATTGACGAATCTTCTTCAATCTTTACATTCATTGGAAGTCTTGCAACAATAGACTCATCGACTTCAAGTCTTATTTTCCAGTAATACTTACCTTTGCTTTCATTATAGTAAACAATTATAAGAAATGGAACGCTTTCTCCATATCCGTCATATCCAAACAAACTACCATTACCAATATACGCAAGATATCCGTTTTGTTCATTTTCTGGAAACCATGATACACACGAATGTGTTCCCCAATCTATATTATCAAGATATGTTTTTAATGATACATTATAAGTAGCACCAACAATAGGAGAAACATTTGCATCCGAGAATACAACGCTAAAATCATTAGCGGTTTCACAATCTACATTCTGTACATCGCATAAAACTATTGTATTTTGAACCATTTTGCTCCAGAATGGCTTATTCTTAATATAATCAACAGATGTCTCATCATTCTGATTCCAATCAGACTGAGGAATTGAATCTACTCTTGCAATAGTATCTGGAATGAATTTTTCATCAATAAGCTTTAATCCGCCTTTTTTATCAATACGAGAAATTTTAAAAGTGTAATCGCCACTATTCTCTGGAAGATGTGTTACTTCAGTCACATGAGGGTCGTAGGCTTTCCACATTATCCTAAATGGCATAGAACCATTACCTAAAATAACGCCAAGTGCTCCATCTGCTCTTGATGTACATTCATAAATTTCACCATTAAGAGTTACTTCATATAATTTATCTGCTTCAAGGGTAAACGCTTTTTCAATATGGTAACCCCAGTTTAAGTCATCCCAATAAACTATTGTTTCTTCAAGAACGACAGTTTTTACATCAGCCTCTTCATAATGTGTTCTATTCTTAATATAATCGGAAGCTGTTTCGTCATTCTGATTCCAATCTGGTTGAATAGCTTTAAGCTCATCATATTTAATCTTAGCATTTTCTTTAGTCTCATAAATATCATGAACATGGTCTTTATCTGCTTTGCCAGTTGCAACGATTTCAAGGGCATCAATTGCATCTGTATTTTCGCTAATTAAATCACCAAGTTCCTTCAATGTATCATATGCTTCTCCAGCTCCATTTAATAAATCGTCTTTAAGTTTATTCGTAGCAGAATTTACATATGATTTTGTTTCGTCTACAAACGTAGCCAAACTTTCATCTGTAAAAATTTTTTTACCCATATTTTGAAATCTCCTTTCAAAATTTATAATTAATTTGTTTCTCTTTTCATTCATAAAATTATAGTTTTATATGCTTTAATATTGACGTTATGCATCTACGTATCATGCACAATATTTTCTATTAAAACATATATAAATAAAAGCCATGCTTTTTAGCATGGCTAATATCTACACATTTTAATATTTTGCGTATTACGCAAATAAAGTCTGAATTTCTGCGCTTGTAATTTCCTGAATTTCAGAAATAGCAGTCTGAAGATTTGAAATAGCTGTTGTATGTTCACCAATAGAGCTTGTATTAGCTCCAATCGCAGAAGAAGCACTATTAATTGCTGTAGCAACAACACTATTTTCAACAGGATTAGATGAAGTTGTAGACAATGTAGAGTCAACAACTATCTTATTTGCCCCCATTTCAATACTTTCAAGTTTTGTAACCATATTAGCACTCATAAAACCATTTGCAGATGTTGTAGCCACGTCATGACCATGACCAGAATCTGCCTTATTAGTATTAAGAGTATCGTATTTTGACTGAGCATCTTCTTTTGTTTCATATAAATCATGTGTATGCTCTTTATCTGCTTTATTTGCAAGATAACCATCAACTTCAGCTTTTGTATAAGCATCTACTTTTGGGATAGCCGCAATTTTTTCGTCTGTATATGATTTTGCGGATTCAAGAGCTTCATTTGCAGAGCCGCTTGCATCATAAACACCATCATGATTATGTTCTTTATCGGCTTTTCCAGCTGCTACAATTTCAAGAGCGTCAATTGCATCAACGTTTACGTCAATTAAATCACCCAATTCTTTTAACGTATCATATGCTCCGCCAGCTCCATTAAGTAAGTCATTTTTAACTTTGTTTGCAGCAGTATCAGCAACAGAATCCGCATAAGCTTTTGCGGAATCAAGAGCATCAGAAGCAGAACCCTTTGCATCATAAACATCATCATGATTATGATTTGCATCAGCCTTTGCATTTAAAGCAGTATCCACTTCTATCTGTGTATAATATAAATCGTCATGTGTATGATTTGCATCAGCCTTATTAGCAATAGCACTTAAACGTCTGTCTTCTACATAATTACTAGTTATCAATGCAATAGTAATATTTTTACTTGTAGCTAAATCAAAATCAGATTGACTTAATAAGTTATATGTATATGGAGAAACGGATATTGTTATTGCATTTGTATTTGCAGCTGATGAAATAATGTAAGAAATAGAATCATAATCTACTGGAGACCATGATATATTCAAACTGACTTTAAGATTTTTAATATATAATCTTCTTAAAGAAACACAATCCCCAAAAGCTTCTCTCCAACTTCCAGATTTTGCACCAAAGTTAGTTGTGTTAACAGCATTAAAAGTTCCTGCGTTTTCGATGTTTCTTGCATCAAACATTAAGCCTCTACAGTCTTTAGGCAGCATAATATCAAACATCTTAGGCAAGCCAATTGTTCTTGCGCCATAGTAACTGAATACTTGTGTTGCCCAATTCGCTTTCGCAAAACTATCTTTATACGCTTGGTTTGCCCAGTTTGGGTCAGTAACTACGCCACCAGCCAAATAGAAGCTTTTAAATGTATTGTCTGGAATAGTTGAATAACACAATGGCAATTCTGATGTGTGCGTTAATGTGTAATTTGTTCTTCTGGAAACATCGCTAATATAAGGATTATCACTCCAAAAAATACAATTTGAATACTGTGCGCTTTGAACGTGATATACCCCTTGATTACCTTGACTCCATTTTGAATACATGGCTTCATCATTCATATCAAATAAGATGTTTGAAAACTGAGCAACACCTTCGAGCCAAGGGTAAAATGTTCCTAAAGCACTAGGGAACGCGCTTAATGATAAAATAGAATTATCCGATGTTGGAATAATCTCAAATGTATCTCCCTCTACAAGCCTAACTTCAACGTTTGAGTTTGCAGGATATGTCTTAGGAATATCGTTAGTAACGATTGTTACATCCTCAACACAATAAAATGCTAATACTGTATTTGAGTTTAATGTTGTATATAAATTTTTAACATACTCTTCAGTTACATAGCTTGCCTTTTCTTCTGGAGTTATATGAATTTCACTATTGGAGCTGTGTAAATCAATTTTTGTATCAATTTCAGAAACGGAATCTTCAATAGTATCTTTAAATTTAGTGCCGTCTTCATTTAAAATCTGAGTAGACAAAGTTTTGGGAGCAATTTTTGTTTGTTCGTGGTCAACAAGCCAACGAACTTTAATATTTTCCGCCATTTAAATTCCTCCTTTTATTCAAATCGTTTGAAGAATAAATAAGTTTCTTCACACACTGGTTTAATTTCAATCTCCTCACCATTTAAGTTAATTGTATTACCAGTTGGGTTTGGAACTGGGTCGCCAACATAAGCAGTTTCATGTCCGCCAGTTTCATATAATTTTAAATAAGCTGTGCCGCCAGCATTTTGAATGCTTTTAATAAATGCTTCAGTTGGTTCATATCTAACAGTTTCGTCATCCATACAATGCCAGAATTTAACAGGACAGCGGTAATATCTATATTCTAAACCATCTGAGCCAGTAATTACACCGCTCTTCATAGGATTATAGCCCATAATTTTCTTTTCGTCATAAGTCCATTTAAGCCTGTCTTTTGTGGAAGTCGCGTCTGGAATAGGGTCAAATCCATAAACAGTAGCTAACACCGCACCAGGCCCATTTACAGAGCACCAAGGCCAAGGGTCTAACCAAATTTGATTATAAGTATCTAATACAGGACTCCATCCAGCTTGAGCTAAAACAGGAATGTGACTATGTAAAACTATATTAGTAGTTGTAATACCACCTTCAGAAATTCCAACTAAAAATACTTCTGGATAAAAGTTAAAATTATCCATGCAATAATTATATGCTTTAATATGACTCTGAATAGCAATATATGAGCCAACAGAATCCTGAAGTCTCAAATTGCCTTTATCAATGGCATATTGTTCTGGAAGACCATTAACGTCCATTACAGCATATCCATTAGCAACAAGATACTGCGAAATCGATTGATATTCTGCTTGAGAACTATCTGCTGAAACAGTGCCACCACCACCATGAGCACTAATTACCAAACGAGTTTTCTTACCTTTGTCGGTATAAGATTTAGGGAGAATTAAAACGCCATAGTCTGTATACATTTCAGTTCCGTCAGCAAATTCTGCTCCCAAATTATCTTCTGGAATATACATAGGGGCACAGTTTACTTCTACAGTAAAACGATGAATTGTACCAGCAAGATTAGATGATTCAAATTCTGTTTCAACAACGATATCATCATTTGAATCTCCGATAAAAGCAACCTGTGAACTCAATGTGTCAATCTGCATTTCTACATCAGATGAATTTGCTTTATCGACAATCGCTTCATCTGTATATGCCTTAGCAGATTCAAGAGAAGACTCATCGCCTTTCACAATTTCAGTTTTTAATAAAGCATCATATTCTTGTAGTCTTTCTAAAGACATATATGTTTTTGTTGCCATATTTAAATTTTCTCCTTTCTTTAAGAGAATTTATAATATTCACATATTTATTAATTATTAGTATATTTTATTTATATAATCAAAAGCATCTTCTACTTGCTTTTTAGAATATTTTTTTAAATCTATTTTACTTAAAAGAAATTTAGCCATAATATTATAAGGCTTAATTCTTAAATCAGATATATACGTACAACCGAGGGCACTCTTTAAAAACTCAAATAAATCCAAATCAGAATCTAAATCTGTAATATTTGTATTCATAAAATATATACCTCATCGTTAAAAAATAGGGGATTCCAATTAAAGAATCCCCATGTTTATAAATTTATTAGTTATACTATGATATACTAATTACGCAAAAAGTGCGTTTACTTCATCAGATGTGATAGCTACAAAACTTTCAATCGCTGATTTATTTGCAGCAATAGCAGTTTCATTTGCAGCAATTCTTTCTACAGCAGCATCAAGGTCGTCCTGTTCTGCTTTGTCAACGATTGTTTCTTCAAGTGTTTTAACTCTTGCATCAACACCATCAACTTTACCAGCCATTGCTTCATCAAGACCATCAGCATAATCTTTAGCATTCTGTTCAGCAGCATTCCATTTAGCTACATCGCCATCAGCAATCTTAGCAAGTTCTGCTTCATTTGCATGAACGTGAGCTTTAGCTTCAGCAGCATCCCACTTAGCTTTATCTCCAGAAACGATAAGGTCAAGTTCTGCTTTGTTAGCATGTTCATGGTCGATAGCTTCAAGAGCTTCTACACGAGTGTTCATTGCTGTATTAAGCTCATTAGCTTTTGCAATAGCAGCTTCTTTAGCAGCATCAGCTTTTGATGTAGCATCTTCAGCAGCAGTTTCGATTGCTTCCTGTTTAGCGTCAGCAATCTGGTCTTCCACAGAACCTTCAGCTCCACCAAATTTAGCTTCAAGAGCTTCGATTCTTTCTACCTGACCAGCGTCAGCTTCTTCTAAATCAGCAACTGCATCTGTAAGAGCCTGAGCGTCAGCTTTTGTAGCAACAACTCCCTCAAGAGCGTCTACTTCTCCCTGAGCTTTTTCTACAGCTTCTTCTACAGCATCCATTTCTTCTTTAAGTGTAGCAACGTCTGTCTGAAGAGCAGCAGCTCCTGTTGTATCAGAAAGAATCCAATCAGCCACTTCTTTAAGTGTATCGAAGTCTGCGTCTACACCTTCACCTAAAACAGTTGCAATAGCTTCTGTTTTAGCTGTAGCGATTGCTTCTACAAGTTCTTCTTTGTCTTCAGCTTTAAGATAATCATCTTCAACAGCTTTAATTCTAGAAGCTAATCCAGCTTCGATTCCTTCAGCTCTAGCCTGTTCAGCTTCGATTTTACCAACTACTTCTGTCTTATCAGCAGCTTTAAGGTAGTCAGCTTCGATAACATCAACATCCGCAGAAAGAGCATCTACAGCAGCCTGAAGTTCACCAAGAGCAGCGTCTGTAGCGATTCCAGCTGTCTTTTCCTGAACATATCCTACGATATCTGTAGCTGTAGCACCTTCTGGAATTTCACCAACGTATGCTTCAAGGTCAGCAACCATCTGTTCAACTTTAGCATCTTCAGCATCAGCATAATCTTTAGCCTGTTTTAAGATACCAGTTTCAGCATTGTTAATAGCTGCGATAGCTTCAGCGTTTGCATCAGCTTTAGCGTCTACGCCATCAATATTTCCCTGAAGAGCTTCCTTGTCAGCAGCTTTAAGATAATCACCTTTAATTTCAGCGATTGCTTCAGTATTTGTTTTTACAGCACCATTAGCTAATTCATTAACTTTTGTTTCAGCATGAGCTTTTGCATTTGATTCAGCAGTAGCAGCAGCACCAGCTACTTCGAACTGAGAATCTTTTCCATCACAATAAGCTTTTGCAGCTTCTAAAGTTTTTGCGTCTTCCGCTTTAATCTGGTCAACAAGAGTACCAAGTGCAGTAGTGTCTAAATATTTTTTAATTTCAGCCATGTTCGTATTCTCCTTTTGAATAAAAAAATAATATTAATTTAATTAAATAATGCTATAACATCTTCTGATGTCATAGAATAAGTTCTGTCGGCAACTATTTTATAATCGCCTAATTCATCAATCCAAACAGCAATATGCTCATTGCCGTCTTCAATATTAGTATATATTGTCTGTTCTACTCCTAATTCTGGAAATTCTGTACCAATAAATACTACTTCTTGTGGTCTTGCTGTAATCTGAATCCATTCATTATTACGATAAGTCCATAAAACAGCAGACTCAATAACGAAATAGTAAACTCCGTTAATTGGAGATTCAAGCTCTTTACGAGTTGATTCTGTGTCCAGTTCCTCGATTTGGTTGTAAAACTTTCTCTTATTTTTAAAGTCAAGAGCAATTCTTCCACTGTCTTGACAGAAAATAAGCTGCCCATTTTTAATTACCAAATCTTTAACTCTTTCGGAGGTGGTTGCGATTACAGACAATACTTGTTTTGTACTTGTATCCGCCATAATTTATACCTCCATCATTAGGGCTCTAAAATTCAACAATAGCCATTGCAGATTCAGAATATTCTTCAATCATATTCTGTACTGTAGTTGCATTAACTTTTTCTTCTTCAAGAGTAGCAATCTTAGAATAAATATCCTTTAATTCGCCACTATTGTCATAAAAAACTCTAGTACCATTAAAATCAAAAGCAACTCTTCCTTCGTCTTGAATGAATATAAGCTGTCCATCTTTAATGCCCAGAGATTTAATCTTATCGCCAGTAGTTGCAACAATCTTAAATTCGCGTTTAGTTATCACATAAGACTTTGATTCTTCATCATAAACCATCTTAGTGTTTTTAGATAAATAACTATTATTACAATCAATAGGTTCAGCAGCATCTGTAGGATTAAAATTATAGAAAGAACCACCAGATATAACTACTTTCGCTGTGCCATTTCTAAAGTTAGCATCATAGCAGTTAATAGTTTCCCCATATCCATTCATACTAGAAACTTGTTGAACTTTGTAATAACCGCCATTAATATATGCAGTACCAGTATGAACATAAATAGAAGAAATGTTACCAATATAAGTACCACTTTCAACAATTAACATACCACCGTCACAAACATCAACGGCATAGCAATCATTTTCTTTAGCAAACAAAGTACCAGTACCAGCATCGCTACTGTCTAACAATGTTAAAATACCATTATTGCGAACAGAAATTAAAGACCATTTTTTTTCATTTGTATTCCAAATGTCTTCTGTGTTCTTAATTGTACAACCATTTAAATCAATAGTAATATTTTTTGACACTATTACAGTTTCTGCTACTACAATATCACTTGTTAATTTAATAACAGTATTCTCAATGGCATTGTCAATCAATGTTTGTAAATTATTATTCATGTTTTATATTCACCACCTTTGCTTTAGAATTCTACGATTTCAACCAGAGAATCTTCAGACTCCTTAATCATTGTCTTAACTTCTTCTGCTGTAACCTTAGTAGCAATTTTTTCTTCCAGTGCAGATACATCCGTAGGTTTGCACAGGTTTACGAACTCATTGCCATTCCAAACATAAGCGTCTGAACCATGAACATAAATCTTTCCTGACTCACCAGCCTCAGGAAGAGATTCACCATTAACAATAACAACTTCATCTTCTTCTCTGAGAATTACTGGATTGCCATTTTTATCAATCCAACCAATTTTAGGATTATCAGTATCGCCATCTAAAAACAAGATGTCAAAACTATCTAATCTACCAGACTGAATAGCAGATTCTAATCCAGCGCTGCTACCAAATGCATGTTTTGCTTTCATAGCCATGTTCTTTTCCTCCTTTATAAAATTTTTATATATAAAACTCTAATGGAGTATTAGAGTCCCTAATGGGCATCTAAAATATAATTCATTTCTTCGATAGTTAATTTACCATCTACACGAAATTCCATAATTTTTTCTTTTTCAATTTTTCCGTTAATATATAAGCGTCTAACGGCTTCCGCAAAAATACTAATTCCCATGATTACACCACCTTTTAAATAATACCATTGTTAATAAGATATAAAATCACTTCATCGATTATTTCTTCTGGTGTGGACAGATTTAATGTTTTTAACTTTTTGTATTCATGTTCATCGATTTCAATCAAATCCACTGTTTCAAAATGCATTTCTGAAGTAGGTATATTATATAAAGTGCGTTCATGCCAAACGGTATTTCCGTCAGAAGAAAGTATAGCTTGTGCTTCATTCTCATCACTTAAAACCATGATTTTATGCTTAGGTTGATATTTCAAGTAAATTAATTGGTCGAGCACATCTATAACTTTATTATCTTTAATAACTTTGTAAAACATATTTTCTTACCTCACAAAAAGAGGGTGGGGAAGACCCACACCCTCACATATTAAAATGATATTTGAATTAATACGCCATAACCATTAATAACATTTGGCTGACTAATTCCTTGCGCCTTACCAGTCTCATCCACACGCCATACCCAGTTTGCATAATTTGCATTAGGTGAGCGAAGCCAATAAGCATGATAATTTCCACCATCAAACGCACGCTTTCTATACTCATCCCTGCTCATATATGAAATAGGTGTACCTTCACTATTATATGGTTCAATATTTTGAGAAGAATCAACTTCTATAACAGATGGCACAGTAATATAACAATTAGAAGGTGTTACTTCTGTATAATACTTGTTAGGAGTCACAGATGTATTTGTGATACCGTCATTTGAATAAACAATAACTTGCTTCATTAACAACTTAATCTGTGTTGGCATAGCATTATATAATCTACCATTTAAAGATGTATTTAATGCTGATGTAGCCCAACCGCCATCATTAACATTGGAAGCATTCCATAATTTTGTTCTTCCTAATAAGTGTGAAGCCAATAAGCTAAATGAACATCTCTTAGATGGATTATCTGATAAGAAATACTTTCTAAATCCACAAGCTTGCAAAGTAATAGACTCATGTGTCCACATAGCTAAATCTTTACAAATGTCATTTCCTAAATCAGCATACCAAATTTTTGCCCAGTGAATATTACCAACAGCGTTGTTTTCATAATATCCATCTTCTGGGTTGGAAGCTCCAAATATTAAAGAACATGAACCAGTTGTAATCTTGTTTCTAGACAATTCGTTAGTTAAAACATTATTATTATCAAGATTAGACTTATAAATAGTTAAATTGTTATCGCCTTTCTTATGTCTGATAACTATAATTTCACGCTTACCAATTTCACCAACGTTATTACTATCAGTAGCTGTTCCCCAAGTAAACTTTGCACCACTATTATATGAAAGTTTAAATCCGTTGCTTCCATTTGTCTGGAAGCATTCAGCTAATACTGAATCTGATGCAGTACCATCTAAGAATTCATAATCGATTGCGAGAACAAAATCTTTATCTTCTTCAAATAAACGAATTCCAGTATCAATGTAATTTGTTCCGTCAAAATAAGTCTTTTCTGATATCAATAATTTTGATTCAATATCATCATAGTTAACATCATTTCCGATAACAAATGAATATGGGTCTCCGTCTGTGATAATGCTTTCGGCAATTCCAAGTTTATTCATCGCATAAATTTGAACTGGTTTTAATTCAGAAAGTTCTACGTTATTAAACGCACTAGATGTATATTTGAAATCATCAAATATAGCATCTACAATTTTAACGTCATCATCATTAAAATCACCATTTAAGATTCCACTCTTATTCCATCTATTAAACAAATAATATTTATATGCAGGTTCTTCGTCTGTATAAGTTGGTGTAGAACCAACATAAGGGATGTTATCACCATAGTTACCAACAACTGGTGTTTCGTATCCTTTTAATGGTTTACCCATAGCTCTATACTGAATACCATATTGTCTGATAGATTCAGAATATGTTGCAGTGATTGTTAACGGTTCAAAGATAGGCATCTTTTTAAAGTCAGTATCCCAACTATCAAAAGTATAATTTGTACTTATTGAGCTTTCTTTTGTAGGAACGTCAATAGGATTTATATCTCTTGTTATTGGGTCTACAGCAAATCCACCCTCATCAATATACTGAACATCTAATACAGTTCCATCTTCATTAACAAATGTAACTGGGAACTGTAAAATTAAAGTGTTACAAGTAATGTCCAAATCAGACCAAGCCTTGTCATAATCGCTCTGCTGTTTCTGTTTTAACACAGCAACATGAGCGTTACCAGCTAATACAGACATATCTGTGTCAAGGATACCAGATGAATCTCTACCGCCCATAGTAATCAATCTGTCGAAAATTGAAGCATCTTTAATCTGATATGTTGAATCCCAATTCAAACCAATTAATCTAACTGTATTAAGAATAGGGGAATTATCAACAACATTATAAGTATTAATATTAGGTGTATTTTCAATAATTAAAGTCTGTAAATTATCATATCCATCAACTACAAAACCTTCATCTGTTATATAATTTAAATTCTTCATTACTAAAGAATTAATCTTTGGAAGGTGAGCAGTGTGTAATAATCCACCATTTGCAAAAATCACACCAGATGCATTAGTGCCCTCTGCATATAATTCTTTCAAATTACTACATGAACTTACATTGACAACAGTGTTAATACCAGAAACATTTCTAAGGTCTAAGTACTCTAAAAGAGGATTGTTTTCAACAAGAACCTCGTTCATAAATGTATTTTCATAACCGTCATCTGTACTACCAATTACAAGTTTTTGTAAACGAATAGCACTAGAAAAGTTGTTGTCTCCAATGAAGCATCTTGATAAGTCTCCTACTTCCTGAATGAAGCTTGCGCCATACACATAAATAAAGTCCATTCTTTCTGCGTCACTTTCAAAGTATACTGTTTCTCCAGCTTTCGCTTTTTTATGAATTGGAGTACCAGTACTAGTATACTGTACACATACATACATATCAGAATAAGGAACTAATGTAAGAGAGTAATTTGGTTTTATACTTCCGCCAATAGGCACATTACCTCTAACCCAGAATCTATCAGCAAGAGCTTTATTTCCAAAGTATTTTGTAGCAAAATACATTTCCTGATTAATTTCAAATGCTCTTCTTGCATATTTTTTACGACCAAAGAATTTACCAATAAGGAATGTTTTATCTATGCCTCTAGCCATTCTATCATCGGCAGTTGTTATGCTATTATCGATAGATAATCCTAAGTAAGTTCTATAATATTTTCTTTCATAGTCCAATCTCCAAAGTTCTTCTGGAAATTGAGCTTGAGAATTATCCCACTGTGAAATAAGAGAATCAGAACTCCATGCATTCTTATCTTCTCTGTTTTTGAACATAGACTGCATTTCTGCTGGGAATAAATCACGAAGTCTACAGAAGAATACACTGTCTGCAACTCTGAATACATAGTCAGATGTTGGGTCTCCATCAACATAATAATCTGTATCTTCTTTTCCGTATGAGAATACATAATCACCAGTATTGTCAATACCTAAGCAAGTATCAAAGTCATAACCAAATGTAAGGTCATAACGATACCCATTATTGATTGAAGCCGCTTCATCGTCAATAATGTAATAACTAGCTTCTGTTTCTCCAAGAGCGGCAGCTTCTTCGTTTGAAATATATACTTTTCCATAATGCCAGAATGAGTTCTTTGCACGGTTATCTACCATAGTATATCTTTCTGTAAACAGATAAAAGTACAATGCAGAATCCACAACAAAATAGTCTTTTAAATGAGCATAGAATTCTTCATCAGTAGAAGTAACAATAAATTTATATAAATCTCTCCATGTATCAATATTAACCTGACGTTGTTCTTCTGTAATATTTTTCATTTCATATCTAAATTCATATGTCTTTCCACCAAATGACTTAAATTCTCCCTCTTCATCATATACATATTCATTAGAATATAATACATCATAAGCTGTGTTACCAGTTGTCCATTCGTTAATTGGACATACTGCATGACCATCTTTTCCAGTTGGAAAAGCCGATAATGGTTTATCTGCGTCTGTAATTTCAACTACATGTTCTTTTGGGTCTTTTTTATTATTAACACGAGTATCATCTGTTTTCTTAGAGTCGCCAACGTTACCAATTGCATAGAAGTGCCAATTGCTGTCATTAAACTCTGTATGTTTTACATCTGTACTAGTTTCTCTAATAAATACAACACAGTTGTGGAACTCCATAGTGTCCTTAACCCTACTATCTTTCTTTCTTGCATAACGTAAGAAAGGCTGATATTCATTAAATCTTTTAGCCATGCCAGCATTATTTGCATTTTCAGAAGATGCAATATTTACTTTGATGTTTAAATAATCAGTAGGAACTGATGTATCTGTTAAAGTAATAGTAGAAGATTCAACGGTAATAGGTTTTCCATTTTCATCCGTATCAGTCCACGTAAACAAAGATTCATCTCTGTCCATACAAAGGTCGATATTTCTTCCTGAATAACCATACAAGTTACTTGAAGTACCCTGACCTCTGTGTCTTACGCCAGTACAATCCCAATTATCGTGTGGTCTAGTACCATTAGGATATCTAAAATAAACTTTACAATCGTCAATCTTTATATCTTTATCCCATGTAAAATATGGAACTTCAATAAAGATATATCTTAAATCTGGGGCAGCTTTCATTAAAGCATCAACATTAAAATCACCAACTGCCGAAGTAGATACTAAACTACCATTTTCATTATAGATGTTATTTCTATTATATCTAGTAATCATTTCACTAGCGTTTCTTGCATCGGCAATAAAGTTGTTTTTAATATCTGTATCTGTTAATGAATTTGAATATGCTTTCATTCTATAAATATATACATCACAATCATCGCTACCAATTGTAATAGGCTGTGCTGTAGACTGTTTGAATGATGATGTTTCAGTATATTCATAAGGCTTACTAGGAGTACCATCTTCATATGACATAACTATCATCATATCTGTATACTTATTTATATTAAATTCATATTCAACGATTGTGTCTTCGCAATAATTTGATTTTAATGAGCCACCACTTTCATAGATAGTAGCATGTTCAATCTTCATATCTAAACCAATATTTGCATTCATACAAGTTAAGAAAGAAGTGTCACGCTTTCTAATATTTTTAGTTCTAAAGATGACTTTAAATTCTTTACCATCTTTTTTAGGGTCATCGCCAAATAAGTTATAATTGATTGTAGCAGTAGTACCAGCTTTTACGCAAAAATACTTATCGCCATTCTCATCAATTTGATATCCACCATTAACCCAGTCAAAGTTGTCAGAAACAGTCATATTTACACCAGTATTTTTGTCAGACCATAATCTATTTGCTGAACTATTAGAATAGTCAGTAGGGTTTGGGTCAAAATCAAATGCCAATCCAGCAGTTACTGGCTCAATATCAATACTTAATTTTTCGACATTCATTGTAATTACTTTTGGTTCTGCTTCTCCGCAAGTAATAGTAAATACAAATGTTCCCTCGCTATTTGCTTTATATGAATATGTATAATAACCATATTCATCTTTTTCTGTTAATGTTTCTACACTTAATACGTTTTCTCCAATACGCCATGTCACCTCTGGAGTTTCTGTTCTAGGGTCGTGCACAGCGTATTTAATATTTATAGTATTATACTGAATCGCATCAATTGTAGTTGTGGCACATCCAATAACTGGAATAGAAGTATTGTCATCAAACCAAATAATATCTTTGTATATATGATTAGATTCTACTAACGTATTGTTAATAGTAGCCGTCATATATACTTCTAATAAATGACTTCCATGTGTTTGAGATGGAAGCATATATGATGTAGGAATACCAGAAGTCGAAGTTTTTACCACTCCTAATTCTTCCCCATCTAAAATAAAGTGAATATCTTTTTCAATTGCACCATAAGGAGTGTAATTAAAAGATACATTTCCATTATATTTATAAGCATCATTAAAATTAGATTCTAATCTTACGTCTACTTTTTGTACAGTCCAAGACTTTGTAACCAAGCTTCCAGCATCGTCTGTAATTGTTAATACAAACTTCTGACTTGTAGTAGTTGCAAAATCGGTCACATCAAAAGTATTATCTCCATTTGTGGCGATACCAGACGCAATAATTTTTGAACCAATTTTCCATGTATAATTACCCTCTGTTATAACGTCACCAGATGAATCAATTCCAGAGAAGTTATAAGTAATCAACATTTTATCATTTACTGTTGCTATAACTGGAGATGTTGTTACATATGAAATTTTAAGAGAGCTACCAGAACCGCCACCAGAACCACCAGTAATAGTGAATTTCTTTTTAGCTTCTTTCTTTTCTCCCTCTTTACCCTCGTTTTCAATTTCATAAAATACAAATACATTTTCACCAACATCTGGGTCTTCTGCATCATTATAAACAACATCATATGTAATACGTGGAGAAGTATCTATCGCATTAACGCTTTCTTGCAATTCTCCAAGCGTTTCGCTTAAAGAAGAAATATTTTCTTTATTTGTTTTAACTGAACTTTCCAAAGGATTTGTTTTATCTGTTACAAAAGTTTCAGTAGCATATCCAGTTAAATCAACCTCAACGTTTTTAATGGCTTCATCAATTTCTGACTTATTATATGTTTCATCTTTTGTATAATAATTACCTAATTTTGCAGTAATATCTTCTGCCGCAATAGCATTTGCAACATCTGTCTTAGTAGCGTATTCGCCATCTTCAAGAGTAGTTACAAGTTTCAAGTCAGAATCTGCAATTGTATAATAATTATCAGTTAAATTCTTATTAATATTTTCAATAGACTTATTAACGTCATCTGAAAGAGCATAATCTTTTAACTGTTCTGAAACATCAACAGAATCAACAGCTGTATCAATATAATCAACAAGATTTTCGGCTTCGCCAATATTACCAACCAAAGCTTTAACTTCTGTTGTTTTTGCATAAGCAGTCAGTTTGCCCTCGATATCAGCATCTGCAATCTGCTGATTAACATATGATTGCATTTCTGATGTTGTGCTATAATCTTCTAAAGCATTTTCAACAATAGTTGTAGCAGTAGTTTCTGCATTTTTAGCAGCAGTCTCTGCTCTATCAGCAGCGTCTTCAGCCTGAGTAACTAAGCTTCCAACTTCTACTTTTTTAACTTCTTCTGCAATGCTTTCAGCTAAATCTGTTACAAGCTCTTGCAACCAACTATTATCAATGTCATTGATTACACCCTCGCAATCACACATAGATTCGTAAACATACAACTCTTTATTGCGTTTAGTTTTCCATGTATAAGCTCTTGGAACATTATCGCTACCAGTTACAATACCGTCAGCATGAATCTCAAATTCAAGTGTACCAACATCAACCGTAGCATTTGCATCAACAAGCCATCCAAATCTAATCTTATCATTATTATAAGTTACATTTACTGGTCTAACAGGCTGATGTCTTCCATTTGCAGTTGTATAATGAATAGTAATATCCGCTTTTGTTAAATCATAGCCATCATATTTTCTATTCATTTCAAACGGTATATACTGAGAATTTTCTTCTTGAGTGATATTGAACTGATTTCCATCTAATTTTATTTCTTTTTTATCACTAATAGTTGAAACATTATTGTCATTAAAAACAGAATAATATACATATTTATTGTGCTGTTGCCAATTTCCACCATCGCCAGAATAAGCAGCAACACTAGGAGTTTCTTCAAGTGTCATAATTCCAACATTTTCAACACTTGGTTCATCTATGTTCATTGTAGCAGCTAACTTTAATGGTTTTGCTACAGTTTTTTCAATATTATTTTTTAAAGAATCTTTAAATGATAAACTCAATTCATGTCCTCCTTTCATAATAAAAGAGGACGAGTTTATCGTCCTCTAATCATATAAATTAAAATTCAACAACATTGTTGTTTTCACATCCACAATCATTTTCATGATTATCGTCTTCTGGCTCGTTTTCTGAACCATCAGAATTAGAATCTAATTCTACTACTGGAATTCCCTCATCTAACATATCTCTAACAGAAACTTTATTTCCAACTCCAACGCCTTTTGCAGAAAGCTGAAGAGTATCTTCAACAGAATCATAAATAAGATTATCAACAACTGAACCAGCATCAATTACATTTGCTAATTCTTCTAATGCTCTAATCTGTGCATCTTGTTTAAGAATTCTCTGGTCAAGAGCGGAAAGTGCAGAATCTGGTATAATATCAGACCATGCAGATATTGGAATAATATCTATAGTAGTAGGAGAAGTCTTTCTAACTATCTGAATTCCATTTCCATTTTCGTCCAATCCAGTATAGGCGAAAGTTAATTGTAATTCAATTTTCCCAGCTTCTTTTGTAAGCTTAGTATCAAAAGGAAGCTTATACTGTAAAAAACAATCTTTATATCTTTCATCTGAGAGAGTGAGATATTCAGTTCGATATTCACGAGATACTGGAAGAATATATTCCAACACAACAGAAGCTTCAGACATATCATTGCCTTTATAATTAGAATTTACTACAAAAACTAAATTGTCAACACATTTGCTTCTCTGCATAATTCTCTCTTTATGTGAACCATACATTGAGTTATCATCATTAATTAATATCACGTACATTTATCTCACCTCACTTAAATTCCTAAATATTCTTTTACTTCATCAACAGTAGCAGTAGGGGAGGCAGAGCCACCAAAACAATCCCACGCACCATCAATTGTATAATATATATTAGTACCAGCAGTATATGTCATGCCAGCACCTTCTCTAAATGTTTCATCTGTAACAAAATCATCTTTGATATTGTATACATAACCAGCCACAGCAGTTTCTTTTGCAGTTGCCAATTCATCAAAAGATATAGTTCCCTTTGGCACAAATACAATATTTAAACCATTAAACATATCTTTCATTTCGTTATAATACCAACTAGCATTATCTGTATCTTCGCCAACTCTAGTACCAGTACCACCAACAGTATATGATTGAGCTTTGTTAGCGCTATTTAATGCGTTTGTTTCACTCAAACTCGCATTGGCTTCACTTAACGCAGATGCATCTTCACTTGCCTTTGCATTAGTTTCACTTAACGCAGATGCATCTTCACTTGCCTTTGCATTAGTTTCACTAATCTTTGCGTTATTCATATACTCCTTAGCATCATCCATGTGAGATTTTGCGTTGTCCATATGCTCCTTAGCATCGTCCATGTGAGATTTTGCAGTTTCCATATAGGTTTTTGCATTTTCAGTACCTTCATCGTCTCTCGTTTCAGTACTTCCATCAAAGCTACCCATTGTATATGACTTTGCTAATCTAGAGTAATATTCAGCATTATCAACATCTTCTTCTTTTCTTGCATCAATACCAGTTCCACCCATTGCATAAGATTTAGACATTTGAGAATAATACTGAGCATTATCCGTATCTTCGCCATCTCTGTTCCCAGTGTCACCAACAGCCCAAGATTCTGATTGACTACTAAACCACTGAGCATTATTAATATCTTCACCATCTCTATTGCCAGTCCCACCTATAGCCCAAGACTCAGACTGACCGCTATACCATTGAGCATTATCAGTATCTTCTCCACTTCTAACATCATCTTCTGTATGTCCTACAGCCCATGATTTAGACATCTGACTATGGTATTCTGAGTTATTTGTATCTTCATCAGCTCTACCCTCAATACCAGTACCACCAATAGCCCAAGACTCAGACATTAACGCATGATGTTCAGAAGCTTCAATTACAGCTTTATAATCTGCTTCAGCTCTTGTCAATAAATCATTAAGACCATTATATTCATCTGAAGATTCAACCAATGTGTTATCAATCGCAGGTTCGTATACATATACTCTAAATAACATAGTTGATATAATTGATGAGTCATCTATTGTGATAATTTCACCAGTATCAACATTTACAACGGCATTCCCTTTATGTATAACTACTAAGTCAACGTCACAAACACCACTTGAAGCAAGCATTTGTTCTGTTAATTCCATTTCAATTTGACCCTTTGGAGTTATCGTACAGAAATCAAAAATTGTATGACCATCTGATTTTTTATATCTAACATATGCAGTGTGCTTGCTAGGATTTAAATTAAATATCTTTCCTTGATTATAGCAAGTAATAGTAACATATCTTGAATTGCCGTCATATTGTTTAGCATTAATTAAAGTATATTTATCATCGTAAAAGTCAATATTTATATTTTTAATAATATTTAAAGCCATCTTTATCACCACCTAACAATACACTTAAAATTGCTATTTTATTCAAATCCGTTTTTTAACTTGTCTTTATAGACTTCCATAATTACTTCCATAGAAGCTGTTACACGACCATTTTCCATGTTGTGCTCACTAAGAACCTTTTCGTATTTTTCATGTATCTGAATTACATGGTCAAAAGACTCTTTATTATATTTTCTTCCAGATGTCAACGCAGAACAGAAATTCAAAATTTCCCACCTCATATCATCGACTTCTTTGTCAACAAACATATTGGTTAGCTTATGTAGAGAATCACTTATACTATCAATAATTTTATCTCTGTGTTCATTGCTTTCAGTAATGCGATTATTCAGACGTTTTTCTCTTTCAATTGAAACCTGTCTATCGTTGGCACGATTTTCATTAAACTTTGTCATTTCGTCATGAATAGCCTTTCTGTCTTCTCTGCTTTCTTTCATATAAGTATTTAAATTTACTCTAAATTCTTCTTCATCTTTTGCATGTCGTGCTCGTAATTCATCAAGACTTTCAGCAGTAGCTTTTGCTAACTCTGCGGTAGTCTTTAACAACTCGCTTTCTTGCCGTCTTTGTTTCATTCTTCTTGTTTCAATGCCAAGCTTATCAAAAACAAACCAGTCAAATAATGACCACACAGTTTTAATACAAATGAGAAGAAGGAGTACAGCAATAAATACATACCACCAGTCTATTTGTGTCAATTGTTTTAAATCACCCATTTCACACTAGCACCCAATCCTTTCATTATTATAAAGGCATCTCAATGCAGTGTGATGCCTTGATAAACCAAGAGAGTGTGATTAAACTCTCTTGGCTATATAATGTTAATAGTTACACTTTTTTTAAATAGCTACCAGATGCATATCCAGTTTTGCCATTGTATGTTACATAATACCATTTAACTCCATTTACTGTTGAATATTTATTTTTATATGTAACAGTTGAGCCTTTTGGAATTACGCATAACACGTTGTTTTTATTAATTACACCAGCTGCGCTTCTTAAATTAAGATTTGCAGTAGTCTTATATTTAACAACTTCTTCTTTTTTAATGTAGCTAGAGTGAACAAATCCATATTTACCATTGTACTTAATATAATACCATGTACTTCCATCAGATGCTTTCTTAGAATCACAAACTTCAACTTTGCTATTTCTACTCAGTGGACTAAATACAACTGTAGGATTTTCAGCGCCAGCCCAAGTTCTTACGTTTAATGAAGACGCTGTGACAACGCCAGTCCATTGTGCAGTTTTATTTATTGTTGATGTTGTTGAGGAAGATGATGGTTTTGAAGTAGATGCAGTAGAAGAGGAAGTTGATGAACTAAGTTTGTTCCAAAATTCTGTTTTCCATTTTGCATTTTTTGCAGTTGTTCCACACCAATAAGCTGGACATGTTTTTCCAGTAACATCATAATGACGAATAACTCTTGAAGCTGGAACGTTATATTTCTTCATCAATGATTTAGTAAGTGCAACAACGTTTTCAATTGTTTTTGCAGAAGGATAGATAACACCATTTTTAATATCGTCACAAATTTCAATGCCAATAGAATTTGTATTTGTGCACTGTTTATAGAACGAATGTCCACCAGAACCCTGCAATCCACCACCACAATGCCATGCAACATAATCATCTGGAACAGACTGTGTTACAGAATCATCATCAACAAAGTAATGAGCAGAAGCATTTCTATTTGCACCATCAAAATATTTTCCATTATTTTCATCTGTGTCGCCATCATTAGCAGTATAATGTATTACAATATACTTGATTTGAGACAGACTTCTTTTTGCGCCATAATTACTTTTATGAGCAATGTTTGTCTTCATTGTATACGCCATATTATCACCCTTTTCTTCCTTTGTAATTTTAGCACCGTCAGATAAAACCACAACGGTGTGTCCTTGTGTTTTTGTTACGAGGATATCTCCGCGTTTTAAATAGTCGCTAGACTCACAATACTTATCGCTTGTTAAAATTTCAAATTCGCCTGTATCTTCAAGTGCATCTCTCATAGTTCCAGTGTAGAAATCTCTAGCATTAACCCCAGCATATTTAACACATACGCGAACTAATCTTGCACAGTCAGTTTCACACATGGTTTTTAATTTAGAAATATCAAAATCTAATGATTTTACAGCTTCGTATAAAGTCTTATTTTGATTTTGGTCATATCCAACGTATTTTGAATCACAAGCATATTCCATGTCTTTGGCAATCTTTTCAGCCTTTTTGCTGTCTTTTGGTCGAATTAAAATCCAACCCTTTGGATGAAGATACCAATCTTGTTTGCTAATTTCTTTATCAATTTGAGAACCAGCTTGTCCACCCTTGTATTGTCCACGCTCGTCTACACGAGCAGAACCAACAATTACAGGTTTAGCCATAATATTACCTCCTTAATAAAAGCCATTAATTTTTGCTAGACATCTGCAATATAGCTTGTTTTACTTTGTCGTATCCAAGTGTACTAACCAATGTACTAGCAAATCCCATTAAAATCATATAAATAACATTATTAACAGTAAAAGGAATTGCGCTTAACTGATAATAAATTCCACAACCACAAATACCAACAACCATTGCAACAATGAGAGCTGTAACATTGTAAGAAATATTCGCTTTATCAGTTACAATTTTTTTAATACATTCAACTACCAATCCAGTGATAGTAGAGAATGAAGCCAATAACATTAAAAAAGTAGTTACATCCATTTTATATTCCTCCATTACCCAACGTTTTCATCTTCAGTCTCAATCTCAACATCAGACGCAGTATCATAATTTTTTATAACCTTAGAAATTTTAATTCCAGCCAAACTTAAAATTTCAACTGTCCAAAATGAATACCATAAAGTAATCAATGTGCTGCTGACTTCCATAGAAGTAGCACATTGAATATACAAACAAGCAATTGTAAATACAAGAATTGCAATAATAGAAGCAATTAAAACTTTATTAGAAGTACTCATCTTGCGTTTATACTTATTTTTTTCAGCTTTTAATTTATTTTTGAATTTAATTTCTTTATTTTTTTCTTTTATTTTTTCAAGTTTTTTCTTAAACTTTTCTTCTGTCATGTCAATCACCATCTTTCATGAAACTCACCTTATTAACTGATTGCAAATTGTATCTGTTGTAAGACCCAATTCTTTAACTCATCGATATCAACCAAGTCATTATAAGAACCAGAAGTTGCCACAGAAGACAACGATGGTTTATTAGATAAATCATTATATGAGCCAGAAGTAGCAACAGCTTTTAAATTTGGCTTATTACTTAAGTCGTCATAGCTTCCGCTAGTAGCAACATCAGCCAAATCATCCGAATTAGCTTTTTTATTTAACAAATTATTGGTTTCTGTTTTATTATAATAATTAGTCAAATTATTTACACTATTGGTAATAAAACCACTATCATTATTAAATTCGCTTAATTTTGTAGGTGCATCAAGCAAATCGTAATAAGAACCAGAAGTAGCAACATTAGCCAAGTTAGTAATAACGCCAGAGTCAATTTTAACTCCATTTTCCAACTTTAAGCTACGAGCAATGATATTACCATTAATACTAAGTTCTCCATTTTCATTAACTTCAAAAACTTCGTCTTCACCATTGGTAATGTTCATAACCTCTTCTGTTTTAGGACTAATTGTAACAGTGTTTTTACCATGATTTACCACAAGACCATTTTCATTAAATGTCATTGTACCAACACTGTCTCCAGTTCCACTTGTAATAGATAATCCATCTCCATCAAACTTCATAGCCCCAGATTCACTTTGCATAGATAAATTTTTACCCAAAATAAATTTACCTATAATTGTTTCACCATTGACTCCATATGCCATTTTTTCTTCGCCATTTTCATCTATATAATAATATTTACCAATAGCCGTTTTAGTAGTATTCCATTTATCATCTGTAATGGCAATTGTAGAATCAAATATTTTTATTTGCTCATTGCTAACTTCGCCAGTTACTGGGTCTATTTGTCTGCACCAAAATCCATTTTTGCCAAGCAATATAGATTCATCAACACCACTTACAATTTTTGTATTTGTAGCACTTAAACCATTTTTAACCCAATCATTTAAAGTAGTATTGCTTTTCTCTCCTTGGCTTGCTTGTCTTTTCACAGAACTATAAGAAGTAGCCATAGAAGAAGCTTGAGATAAAACAGCTTGCACATCTGTAACTCCATTTTTTATCTTGGTTACATCTGAAAATTCTACATCTACATTATCAAAATCTCCAAAGTTAATTCCGTATTCAAGAAGTCTAAGTCTATAAACATTATCGTCAATTTGTACACGAATCCAGTTTCCAAGATTAAAATATTTAATTAACTCTTTAAATTTTGGAATTGCCAATAGATTATTTAAAGTGGTAGAAATTGAATGCTGATGCTCAGAAGCTTTAAATATTTCATTCTCAGCAACTTCAAAAAACTCAGAAGCTTTCTTAAATAACTCTGCATTGTTTAAGCCGTCTGATGCATAATTCTCATTTGAATATTTATCTTCTCTGCGATAACAACAGAATTCAAGCCATAATTCCTCTCCTAAACAAGTCTGAAAATTAAGTTCATCTTGTATAGAATTTCTGCAAGATTCAATATTTTGTTTAATTCCTTTTGGGTCTACAACACCATTTTCATTGGATATACCATTAATCAAATTAATTTCTTCTTCTCTAAGTGCAATCTCATTAGAAATAGCGGAAGACTTTTGACGATAAGGATTATATAAATTTTCATATAAATCTGGTTTTTCGTTTTCGCTACCAGCACCTTGCTCTATTAATATATTTAAACAAGCATCACAAGCATCATAAAAACTTTTTAATGGATTAAGAGCATATTTTTTTAGTTCATCATAAAACTCTCCGCCAAACTCGTTTCCATCTTCAAGCAGTAATATTAGCTCGCTCAGAAAACCAACAGCTTCTGCTTTTTGTTCTAATAAGTCTGTATTGTATGGGTCTTCCTCAATTCTTTTATCTAATTCTTCGATTTCTGCATTTATTTTTTCAATTTCTTTGTCAATTACTATAAGTTCCTTTTCAAATAAGCCAGTAACACTATAATCATTCGTGTTATCTTTGTTTAATGATTTTTCTATTAATTGCTCTACATATGTTTCCGTGTCATTATTAACTATAACACTAATAGTTCCACTTTCGGCAGTATCATTTTCATCAGAATAATTTGTAACAATAAAACTACCAGTCCAAATTTTATCTTCAGACAAAGAAGATGTTTTTATTTCTACTTTATATGTTGATTTGACAATAACCTTTGCCATAGATAAAACAGAAGTGTTAGATGTTGACAAAGATATACCCTCGACATTATCAACCTTTACAGCAACAGTAGAGAGGGCAGATGTCGTTAATAAACTTGCTTGGTATTCTGCTCCTGACAAAATATTTGTACCACCACATTGAGGACAAGTATTTTTAAAAACCCCTTCATACTTACAATCTGAACAAAGAGATTTCTCAGTCAAGTCCACATCAGGCATAAGAGAAGATTCAAGATATAATGCAAAATCAATCGTGTCATAATAAGCATTCATTAACGGTGCATAACCAATAATTTCATTTGGGATAGGTTGTAGACTGTCACCAGATAAAACATTGCTGCTACCACATTTAGGACAATTTCCGTCAAACACCTCTTCGTTTTTACAGTTTAAGCAAGTTGACTTAGTATCATAATAATTTTTATATTTTTCTACAAGAGCATTATATTTTTTTACTAAGTCTTTATCTAATTCTGACTTATATGTGTCACAATATTCTTTGTATTTTAAGTCATAAGCTTTTAATGCTTCTTTTAATTCTTCTGACATATCAGACTTCATATCATCTGAAAATCTCCAGATATAATCAGTTCCATTTGGATTACAGTTTCTAACTGTTGCCGTCATCAAATCATCGCCAGCTTCAAGTTTAAAACAATTCTTAACAGCGTCTGTATCTGTTTTTAATTGTATCCCACCAGAAGCAAGCTCGTCAGACGTTACAAATATTTTAGTATCTTCTCCATATCCATACTCAATTCCATATTTATTACCGTCTTTATCTTGTCCGCCACATTTAGGACAAACATCAGTAAATTCTCCACGATGTTTACAATCTGGATTTAAACAATTCTGCTGTAAATCAAATACAGATATAGTTCTTTGTATTTTTCCATTTTTAGAATTAGAATGAAACACGAACAGACATCCAATTTCTTCTGCAATTTCCATAAATGCATCACAAATAGATGTGTCGTCAAAAGAGAAGCTTCTCTGTAATTTAGCAATAGTAGGGTCTACGTAAATTATAGAATAGTGTGGCGCTTTGTCTTTTAATAGTCTGTGCAATAATGAAGCTTCGTGGTCGTTTTCATCATATAAAATAGTTATTTTATAGTCATCACGAGCTATATCAGACTCTGTATTAATTTCAACATTATATAATTTAAGCTGTGATAATTCTGCTTGACCAAGCTGTGTACAGAATACCGTTTTAACAGTTTCTGTTTCTTCATCAAGTTCAACAGTTATCTCAAACCACATATCCCATTCTTCGCAATATACAAGTTTAAAATTAACAACCTTATCCCACAAGTTTGTAATTTCATCATCAACAAACTTATTTAATGTGAAGCTAAATTCAGAAGCATCATTAAACTTATCGCTAATATCAATGCTTTCTTCGTCTACATTTAATTGACCTAATATATTGCCATTTTTATTAGCAAGTAGTATTGTTGGCGGCTCTGGATTTCCAGCTAAATCAAATTTAATATTAATTGCCATAAGATATCACCACCTTACAATCCAACTTTAATAATAGGAGAATATTCAACTTTCATTATACAAGGCAATGAAATTATCAAATCATTTCTGCTATTATTATATGTATTTGCTATTCTAAAAAACTTCCAATTAAAATCATTCTGTATATTTAAATCATGAGACGAGATATTAGATTTTATAATAGGATAATCCATAGTAATAACTTCTCCAGCGACACAATTTTCAATAATTGTTTCTCTATTTTCTATGGCGTTATATATAGTTAGTTTTCCGCCCTCAACCAAAGTAATTTCTGTATGTGGATAAATATATCCTTCTTCATGAGACGTATCATTAATAAAATGTTTTCCATCTTTTATAGCATTATTAATAAGAATTTTTCTAGGTTCTTTAAGAGCAAAAGGACGATTAGTCGTGATATTTAATTCTAACCCATATAATCTTCCATCAAGTTCAATTCTACTAACATCAATTTTTGCTTCATAATATAAATCAATATAATCATTTGAAAGGAATTTAAATTTTAAAAATTTCTTTCTATTGAGCCATTTTGTAAGTTGTCTAAGTTCTATTGGAGTTATTTCTTTTACATCTGTAGCGCATGAATATTTACATATTTGAATAGTTGCTTCTAAACAATCTTCATATACAGCACTGGTCTTTCTCTGAAGAGAACCTCCAAGAACAGACACCGTATTAAAAGAAACTTGACTTCCATTATCAACTGTTTCCAGCCCTTTATCACCAAATGAACAAAGA